GCCCAGTGGGTTGGGGGAGAATACTTAGTCTGCTAACCGCCACCCCCGTTACTATTACCTTGCTAACTGTTTCACCCTGCAACCATTTTAATTGCAGGGTGAAACAGTTTCAACTTTAATTATTACGCAACTTTTAATTTCTCAATATATTGTTGCGGGCTGCAACTATATTCTGCGCGTTCTTCTTCGGTCATACTTTCCCAGCATAATTTCAAACGATCGGCTAGGAACTGATAATCATTATCATCCTCGAGCGATTCATCAATAAAGGTTCCGCCTATCAATGCCACGCCGATTGATAGAATATCATTAACGGCTTGCGCGTCCAACGTTTTAAATCCGTATGATGCCGCCGCTGATAATACACCTTTATGATCATCAATCATTGTAAAATCAGCGTTCGGGTATAATTGTTTAAATAATTCAAAATAATACGATTTATAAACTGCGTCCTTGCTGTAGTATATCTCGCTAACCTTATCAGCTTCAAAATATTTATGCAGTGTATCGCGGGAAAATACACGGATATTACTATCCCCACGCCCGCGCAATCCTTGCTTGCGCAAATAATAATAATCTGATTTGCTCATCAGGCGAGCGGTACAAATAATGTTTAAAGTATTTGCGTCATTCATGCATTGGCGCATATATTCCACCAAAGGCAATAAAGTATCTTGCATTATTAAATGATGTTTACACGCCTCATTTTTATACTTATTTAAATCTAGATTACCCTCACTATCGAAGCAAGGCGCTACGCGATGGAATGAATTAACGATAGTGCCATCAAGATCCCAGATCATGACGCGGGAAACATGCGGGAAATTATGGGTAATATTCGTTTTAACTTGACTCATTTTGTTACGTTCTCCATTAAAGGGATGTAGTTTATCTAGCATTGCCCGCTATTTATCAGCGGACAATAATAAATCAACTATTAAAGACCATAAGCCAACGCATCAGCGATATAACTAATATCTTCGCCGGATACGTGGGAACGAATACCCGCGCAAATGTAGACCTTTGCGCTCGATAGCTGATCATCAAAGCAAGCTGGACAAGGCGCGACAACTGCAAACGATAGGCCGGATTTCACGGCGTCGATGATAATCGTTTCCTGCTTCACCGTATCAACATAAACGCCTGCGGCCTTAATGTGACTACTTGCGCGGCCTTGCGTATAGGCGAAAGTCGTGATCTGTAGCGCCTCATTAAACTCGATTAAGTCATCAACAACGTGACCGGCCTCGACGTGGTAACGCTCACCATTTGAATAAACCAGAACGATTGAGGACTGAGCGCGATCGAATGGGATATTTTGCTTTTTCATATTTATAAAACTCCAATTAATTTAATAAGGGGCATAAGCGAGGTATATACCCCGCTTATAAATTTAATTATGCGAAAAATTTGCCGTTTTTAAAGTCAATCAAAGTGCGCTGGCCGTTTGCATAGGTAATTAAATGCGTTTGCGTCCAGCTTGACGCGCCAACGTTATAGCCCATATCGAGGGAACCAGCAACGCCCGCCGTATATACGCCGCCGTATATGCTGGCGGTGTGGGTGTGCCCCGTGTTTAATTTGCCCAATTTCTTAAATTGTTTTGGATTGCCACGGCTGCCGTTAATGCCGTTGTGACCGTGTACACCGCACTCAATGCCTGCAATCTTGAAAGATTGATCAGTCGTTAGGAAAATCGCGTTAAACTCGCAACCTGCAACCGTACGCAACGCATAATCTAACACGTTGAAAGTATCGTCATGATTACCGATTGCCGCGTAAATCGCAGCATTAAGGCGGTGATATAGTTCCGCATTGGCTGGATCGTCTTTAATGTTAGCATTGCGATCATCAAGCCAACGGGATAGCGCCAGATCGTGGTTTGATTCCACAATGATTGTTTGACTAAAATCACGTTCCATTGATTCCAGCACGCGCCCGGTGTCGATGAGATCATCCAGAACCTTATCACGTCCGGCTGCATACTGTTTCGCTAGAAATACACCAGAAGCGCGGTTGTGATGGTTGCGTGATGTAAAATCATGCACGTCATGCACAAATTGATATTTTGGCTTGAGAATATCCACTAGCCCATAAGTATCACCGTGCCCCCATGACGCTGCGGCGCACTCCTCATCTAATTTTTCGGCGTGAATATCGCCATATTGCAAGCCTAAAACATGCCCCGACGTTTCAAAGCATCCGGTGGGAGTAGCGCAAACGTTCAGATCGTAAAACATGCCGCTTTCGTCCATCGTTTCAAGCTGGCGAACAAAAAATTCCCCGTCCTCGTCGAACTCAACAATAAGCGCGCCGTAATTATGCAGCGCTTCCGCTTTTTGCCCTGCTTTCTGCTGAATGTAGTTTTTGAGCGTCGCCGTTCCGGTTGAGTACATGCGGCGCACTACTTCACCTTTGAGAGCTGGGACGCTTTCGGCGGTGATTTTAGCGTGACCAATTGCCAGACCTTCCAGATTAAGCGCGGTTGCAGTTTCTGCGAATCCAGACAGCGGATAGTCTGCGGTCGGTAGTACGTTAATTTCAGCCATGAAAGCGAAACGGCGGTTATTTAAAAACACGTTCTTATTGCAGATATATTTGTCAAAAGCGGAATCATATTTTACACCGTCTGCGCCTTCCCCATTCTGGAATCCGTTTTTGTTATAAATATACTTAGAAACAAGCAAATCAGCGCCGATAAATTGGGCGTATTGTTCAAGCGAGGACAAAAAGTTTTTATGCGGGAAAGTATTATTCTGAATCGATGTAATAATAAAGCGTTTACCTTGTTTTACTTCCCATTGCTCCACCGTGCTAGAAATAATTCCAGCCGCCTCGGGGCGCTCGTCGTTTTTAATGGCTTTTGCTACTTTCGCCGCTTTTGGCTTCGCTGGTTTATTTGCTTCCAACCAATCACAAATCGCGGTCGAGTGTTTCGTTGTATCGTAGACCGCTTTTGAAATATCGTCGCAGACTTCCAGCTTAGTAGCGCGCAGACGTTTACCATAGAAATTAAAGTCAGCGGCCAGCTTCAGGATAACGGTTTGCTTTTCTGCGGAAATAATCATAGTAATAAGCTCCATTAAAGGGATAAGGTTAATAACGGCAATATTGCCAAATATAACGCCTTGAACAATAGGCGTTATAATTTGCAACATTCAACTAATAGGCATCAGGCTAGAACTAACACCACAAACAACGGCGGCAATAAAACAAATCAGGCCCAAACGCTTCGCTAACTTAGATTTGCGTTTAAAATAATATGAATCTAAATCATTTTGAAAATAAGCGAACAATAACGAGGCCGCCACAATAAATAGGCCTAAAATTAAGGATTCAGTAGGAAAGAAAATCATTTTAATAACTCCAATTAAAGGGAAATTATAGTGGGGAATAATCCCCACTAATTAAATTTATTCACCTGCGGCCTGCTTTACCTCATCGGCAACGCCTAACAGTTGCGCCACGGCGTCCAGCGTTTCCAGCTTCGCGCTTTCAAGGCTTGCCAGATCATCGGCGTCCTTGATAATGCCGGAATCAATAGCGTGTTTTGCAATTACCCGCACGTAATGAGCTTTGCGGATTGAACTGCCGCCGCCCACTTTGCGCGGCTTGTCGCTTTTCTGATAGGCTTTCGCGCTGGTCAATTTTGAGCGAACTGACACGGGAGAAGTCGCGCCCACTGCCTTTGCAATCTCTTTCAGGCCGTCGCTATTTGCAAAATCTAAACCGTTTTCATTGATTAACTGCTGGTACATGGAAACAGCCTGCTGGGTGTTTTCTTCGTTCCAGGAAAATTTTGCGGCTTTAACGTTAGTCATGGTAAAAACTCCAATTAATTTAATTTAAGGGATTAAATGATTAACTAATGTTAATCGTTATATGCCCCGAACTACTGGGGCATATAAAGTTAACACTAATTTATAAAACGGCTTCCCATTTTTCGTTGCGTTGAACAACCTTTACAACGTCGCCGGATTTAACGCGAACGTTATAAACGGTTTTTCCGTTGTTACTGCGCTCATTTTCAGCGTATACCGCGTCAATTGTATCGAACGGCATGAGCGCCGCGCCTTTAATACGTTCGGCTTTTCCGGTCAATTCATCCGTTTTAGTAACGAAAGGGATGAAAACGGATTGACCAACTTTCGGCGCATTAATAACGTTTTTCATGGTATAAACTCCAAGTTATTTGTGGATTGTTCCGCATTATCTGCTACTTTCTAGCAGATAATAAGAAAAAATCCGCTCGCCATTATAAAATCAATTTAAGGAACTCCACGCGGGCCGCTATATCCCAGTTAGGGGGCGGGGCACATTATGGCAAGTACCGGCCGTCAAATTGTATCAAGTTATCGTTCTTATCGAACTGGGTACATCTTAAAGCCTATCGGCTAGGTTGTCAAACTATTTTTTGCAGTTTTTTATGATTTTCCTTCAGGTCAATCATAATATTTCGCCAGATCATTTCTAGTCCTTGCTGGCGGCCTTTCTTGTACTGCTCAAATCGATATTTTACCGATCTTTGCGCTACTGTCAATAAATTTTTTGTTTTGCTATCCAGTGCCTTGCTAGGTTTACCAGTGATCAATAAAGTTTGTTTCATATCGTCGATTCCTTATATAATAGATAAGTTTACCGCCGATAGGCTTTAAGATATACCCAATTTTTAAAGAGCGCGGCGGTAAACTTCCCGCCGTGTAGTTCGTCATTGCCGCCCTACGAGATAAATAATAACAAACAACGAAAAAGGCGCAACCTTATTTTTGTAAAGAAATGTAAAGACAAACGCCACCGGACACCATGCGGCGACCTGGGCGCGGCGCATTAAAATTAAAAGAAACGGGCGCGCGAATACCACAAAACATAGCAGATAGGCAAGTAAATTTTTCATTTTTATTTGCTTTGGGGGTATTGACAAAATCTAGAATCCTCCTGATGGCGATAAAGGCGTATAAGCGATGCACTTGCTTAGGTTAGTTTTTAAGGCGCTTAGAATGCGTTCTAGATGCCTTAAATTGGACTTAACAAATATTTAACAAAAGCAAAATTGAAATAAAGTTAGAAAAGGTCTTGACTTTTAAAAATCAAGATCAAATGACTTAATTTATTAAATTAATTAATTGACAATTCCAAATTCAGCTTTTTTAGTTTCAAGCCATAATAATAACTCTTGTAAATCATAACCAGACTTACTAACACGCTTGTTACTATTAGGCACTCGAAACATAGCCGTCATATATTTACGCCCGTTACTATCAACACGATTATTAGAATGATATGAAATATTTCTAGGTAAACCATTAGCACGCAAACTATCACCCTTGTTACTACAATTCTGCGAATGAGTAACAAGGCGTAAGTTTTTAATGTTATTATTAGCGCGGTTACGATCAATATGATCGATTGTTAGATTGCTATCTATTTCTTTATGAAATAATACCCATATGATACGATGTACTCGGTAACTAACGTTATTAATAGTTACGATATAATAACCACTGGAATTAATACAACCGGCAATATCACCTGCTGAAATATTATCCCGCGTTACTTTCCATCGTAGAAATGATGGCGACGATTCATCATAATATACGTGATCTTTTATATCATTATAATTAATTTCTTTATATTTACCCATTGTTATAGTTTCCTTATGTTATTACTTTAATCTCTATTATATTATATCAAAATGATTAGCAGACTAGCTAATGAGTTTTTCAGGTTTAATTAGCTGACTCATAATCACTCTAAAAACCTATTAGGCAACTAACTATATTTTACGATATAATAACTACATAAATTAATTAGTGAGAATCACTATCATTTAAGTTATCCACAGACTTATACATTTTGTAAAATAATTTGACACGATAGGCGGCGATATGGGGACTTTTGCACAGACTTATCCACAGCTTATCCTACTGTATAAATATACAGGGTAAAAAGGTAGTGTTAACGACTGCAATCAATTTTATGCGGCCTAAAACGCTTTCTAACGAGCTAAACGCTGCGGGGTAATATTAAAGTAAAGCCGTGACACGGCGGCCAGGCGGCGGCAATGCTGGAAATGGTAAAAGGTATCGATATTTCTACTTTTACCGTTAACACCGAAAACGAGTAATAACTAGCCTATTGTAAAGTTTTGTAAAGGTCGCCTTTTATGGTGGCCTTTTTTGTTATAATGCTTTTACACCAGAACGGTGGATTGAAAATTTTCCCAAAATTTTGGAGGCTTAAAATGGTTGCTTTTTCTTCTTCTGACGCTCTTTTCACTGGAAAAGGCTGGGTATCAAATCGCTGGATTATTCAGGAAATGGTCCAAGAATACGGCATTGCTAAAACTTACACCACCATCCAAGCGCTTTATGATAATGATCAAATCGATCAGCAAACGGCGGGCTTTTTGCTGGATACCCTGAAGACGGAACACTGTACCAAAAAACAAGCGGCCAAAATTATTTTAATGTAATCAATAACGGGGCGAAAGTATCGCCCCACTAACTAGGGGAGTATCACAAATGATTATTTTTCGAGCTTTTTTAGCGGGTATCTTGGGCGCTATTTTGACTCTTTTCGCCACCGCTTATGGTATTCAGGATTCCTATTGCGGTTTAGTAAATACTAAACCAATGGTTACTATTGGCGCTGGCATTGCTGTATTTTCTTATCTGCTGGGCTGCATGACTGGTAAAGGAGAATAAAAAATGATCCGCAACGTTTCTCTTGCACGTTCGAAAGGCTTTAAGCTGGTGGATGCTAACACGTTCGAGCGTCCAGATTGTAAAATCGAATATGTAGCACGTAATAAAAATGCCTTTCGTGTTACTGAAAAGAAATTCGATAAGCGCGGCAACGTGATCACTGAAACGGTTAGGCACTTTGCCACCTTTTACGCTGCGTTTCGTGGGGTACTATGAAAAGCGTTATTGTTATTCTCCTTGCAATAGCTGGCGGTTTTATTGCCACCTTATTTAAAAATGATCCCATTTCGTTGGGGATCTTTATGCTTTTATCAGGCTATCTGATCGGGAGGTTATGCAAATGATCATTTACGAGGGCAATCGTTTTGTTGCTAACTGCCGCCCGGCATTGTTAGCAAACTATTTAAACCAGCTTTCGCCAGCTTATAAGGGCGTTATTAATATTTATGAGGGCAAGGCGCATTATAAAATCAATGCGGTCGTTGCCCGTGAACTAGCGTTTCAATTTTTAACCTTTGCATCTTGCGACGTTCAGGTAATGGGTGAGGCATTAATTGCAGAAAGTGAAGATGATTTTATTAATATTTTCCGCAAAGTATGCACCGAGCGCCTGATAATGAAAGGCGCATATATTCAATCCACGGCTGATAGTATTGAAACAGCGTTTCGAAAAATAGGTAAATAATATGGCTGTTTATATTGCTTTGCTAGGGTATGCGCTATCCCTTATTATTGGTATGGTTACTTATAACATGATCGGCAATATTGTGTTATCCCTTGTTGTCTGCACTATATTAGGGCAGTTTTGCGGAATGTTCGTTATATATAAATTAATGCAAGGAAAATAATACTAATGAGATTATATACTTTCGTCGGTAATAGTAAGGCCGCTAATGATTCCGCTGGTGGCGATAACGTTCGCCACTATTGGCAAAAATATATTTACTAGGGCGTTATTATGAGCAATAAAATTGTTGTAACCAAAATCAGTACAATGGTTGATGTTTTTTACGTGCCTGATACGCCAGAAAACCGACAAGCGGTTGAGCGTGGGGAATATGATAAAGTGATCTATGATCACGATGGTTATTATCAGTATTTGGTGGATTCCTACGGGGAGGAGGAAAAGATCACGCATCAACTACCTGACTAATAATCACGGGGCGCAACTATCCGGGAGTGCCCCCAATTCTCAAATGAGAGTGATTCTCATTTGACCGCGCCCGCGATGGTTAGCCTGCTAATGGTTAGGGTGTTACGTGTCGCCTTATGTGATCGTTAGCTCGCTAACTAATTTTCAAGCCTCCTCCAATTTTGCCCTTGTTTTAGTATCCCCAACAAAATTAAACGCGTTAGAATGCGTTTGAGGGCGTTTTAGCGGTATATTAGAATTATTCACTGCGTAGGAATACTGTATATTTATACAGTAGGATAAGCTGTGGATAAGTCTGTTAATAACGCCTCAAAATGGCTAGAATTTTGTCAAGTCAAATCGTGCTGTTGATAAGTCTGGGGATAACTTAAATAACAGTGTTTCTCACTTCCATTCTTAAATGCGAATCATTATCATTCGCATTCCGCTTTTTAAATGAGAATTATTCCGCTTTTTAAATGAGAATCGTTCCACTTTTTAAATGATTCTCATCCCGCTTTTTAAATGATAATGATTATCATTCCGCTTTTTAAATGAGAATTATTATCATTCTCATTCCGCTTTTTAAATGAGAATGATTCTTATTATCATTCGTATTTAGCGCAGGGCAATTGCCCTGCGCTTTTGTGCAAATCCGACATTGCTCCACGGGTGTTACGTGCGGGCGTGTATGTGCGAATCCGACAATTTTTGGTAGTGTGCAAATCCGACCCGAAAAATTTTTATAGTGTGCAAATCCGACAATGAATTTTTCTAGAAACTCCAGCAATCCGATGCTGCGCATCAATCCTGTGGAATTAGCTAGAATATGTGCAAATCCGACATGAGTTTATTTGTGCGAATCCGACAAGATTTTTGTGACTTCGATTGGAGGGTGTGTGATTGTGCGGGTTTGTGGAGAAGATGAGAGAGCGAGAGAAAATTAGGGGAGAAGCTAGAGGGGCGCATGTTTGGTGCGGGCCACCTGATTTGCGGGGATTTTGGGGAAGAGTTGAGAAGATTTGGGTTAATTTGAGATTAGTGGAGATAAAGTAAAATTTTATTAGCAAAATGGGGCAAAATAGCTTGACAAGTGAAAATTTCTGTGGCTCTAAAAACTCAGGCAATCATGGGCCTTCGGCCCGAAATAATGCTGCCATTTTCAGGAGATTATATGTTCCTAAAAACTTAGGCAATTGTGCAAATCCGACCATAAATTTCTAGAAACACAATGTGCAAATCCGACAGTAATTTCTGAAAATGTGTTTTCAAAAAATGTTGTCTAGAAATAACCGCCCTCCCTATAACCGCCCTGTATAGGAAAACCGGCCTAGGATATGTAGCGTTAAGAGAAACTGCCCTAGAACATGTGCAAATCCGATTTAAAGTTTAGTATAAACGCTAGAGTTTGTGCTCAACTATTCCTAGAAACTTAGGAGTCTAGAAGAAAGTGTTGTGCCATCCTAGCAGATGAGCGGCAACAGGTGTATCATCTTGAACACAGATATTGCCTTTAAATATTTTTTAGTTATTTAAAAATAAATATACCCCCATTTCATGAGAGTTAGCCCCTCTAGGCGCGTGCGATTTGATACATCCTCCTAAGTCTCGGTGTGGAAGAACAATTGACGAGAACCTGCGAGCAGAACCGTCATCAAGTGTTTTCCTACGAGGAATGATGTAAATCTACGGCCTAGAGGTAAAAACAAGTTGATGTTTTTAATCTATGAGATTATTATAACACATTATTCTCACGAATGTCAAGCAGATTTCGTTATTTTTAAATTTTCGTCATGAGTTTGGAGTTGGGTAAATTTTTACGCAACCTTGACTTAATAGATATTCTTCTGCCTCTATAGCTTTAATGTTGAATATCTCTTTTGCTCCATCGAATTTATAATGGTTAGCAAATTTATTCTCGAAAAATTTATGTGCTTGGTGTTCTATTTTATAAGCAAGTTCTTTCGATCCTTTCTTGTACTGGTAGATACCAAATACTTCCATATCTTCAAAACCCGGCACACGCAATTTATCATACTCTAGATTCTTAAACCTTTGATGTGGCTCTCTAGAAACCCCAATCTTTGTCTTTAATTTCTTCCTAGACTGATCTTTATTAGAGAAGATGTAGAGATATGTGGGAAACTGAACATCTTCTTCTACTTCCGGTTTCTCGATAGGTGTATTAAGATTGCTTTCTCTAGCACACTGTAAACAGCCGTGCCCATCTAGGTGGGATCTAGCAGTTTGCATAAAGTATCCTTTATGCTTATAGCACCATATCTCTACTAACTGATTGGCTGTCTTATAATTAACTTTTTCATACCCATATTCTTCTTTCTGGACTTTTAAAGCTTTCCTAATAAAGATAAGGTTTAAGGCCTCTTGTTGGAAGTCAGGGTGAAGTTGCCTAATCTTCGTTATATTAGTAGAGCCATTTGACTTCAAAAAGTTTTTAAGAGGAAACCTCCTGGCTTCCTCGCGTAGCTTTTTATTAATTTCAGCACGTAAATCATCCATCTTTATTAACCTTTAGAATAACTCCTTTTGACGCCATGAAAAGGAATGTTGCTAAGTAAGATGACTCGGAATTTAGCGCAGAATAATCTACACTTCCTCTAGGTCTAGTTTCTTGTTTAGTGTCAAGAATTGTTGATATATCAAACTTAACAGACTTAGCAACTTTTCTAGCTTGTTCAGGATCACGTAAAATTTCAAAGTGAGCAGCATCTAGAATAGGGTTAGATGTTGTTGAGTCGTCAACTATACTTAGATGAACCTGCGCAAGTGTAGATACGATTCCTAGCTTTAACTCAGATAGAGAAGAATAAGGTGGTTCTACTTTCTTTGTAAGTCTAGGAAGATGATCATATTTACATTGCTTTTGAGGAATCATCAGAATATTAGGATAACATTCTAGACATGACTTTGCATTTCCTTCTTTAAAATACGGGAGTTCTTTATCTGCAAATACATGGAATGAATCTGCTGAGAATCCTTTAATAGTAGGATCAACGGTTTGAATTAAACGACGCAAGCTAATATATGAAGGTGCTAATGTAACTTCTTCTGCATCTTTATTATATTTAGGTTGTCCACTAGCATTAATATATGCAGGATAAAACTCTGCACAAAATGCTACTGCATGTGCCTCTAACTCATTAAGCTGAGAAACACATTTCCCATTACAAGCTCTAGCTAACTTAATAATCTCTGCTAAATTCTTTTTAATACTCATTAATTACCTCTCTTATCTTCATTAAGAGCAGCCCCCAACGCCTCCATAATAGCATCTTCTAGACTTCCATGTTTACTAGGATTATTAAAATGAATAGTACAAACAGAACTCCCAGAAACTCCAGCATCCGCAGGTGCTACGCTTCGCATATCGGATTCAAAAGCTTCTTGAGTATGTTTCAACTGTACAGAAGGGCCGTAATCTTCCGCAAACTTATATGACTGCGTACTACTTACCACACCCCCACAAGGAACATTGTGCATATCCGACATTAATCTTTTATCGGAGTTATTCAGCATTGAGATTGTTCCTGATTGCCACGGATCTCTAATAGTCACTGGAGTACTAGGGCGGTTCACCTCAGTCTTCACAAGTTTGTACCCTGCATCGATTAATGCGTTAATTAGATTATCAGCCGGGATGCGAGCCTTGCCAAAAATCTTACGAGCATCTTCGAGCTTATCCTCAAGATCTTTACATGCTCTAAGGTCATTGTGTGCAAATGTTAGCTTCATAGATTTGAATTGTACAGTAGCAGTTAAATCTTTAAAGCTATAATCCCATGTGTTCAGTTCATGGTCTGGTACTACTTGAATAGGTTGTTGTGCATTAAAAGTCATTATTTATTCTCCAGTTTGTCTAACAGTTTATGAGCTGCGATGTTATATTGAAAGAGTTCATTATTGAGAATTTCATTCTCACAGGTTAACTCTAGATTCTTAGTATTGAGGCGACTGCAAATCAGTATCAGCCCCAGGATTATTAGGAGTGAGCCTCCTAGTAATACAAGAAGTAATGTTTCCATTATTTTATCTCCATTCTTAACTTTGAAAACTTATTATACCAAACTATATGATTATCGTCAATTACAAATTTATGATAACATGCTGGTACGGTATAAGTTCCATAATCTGTGACACGCTGCACAACCTTGTGTGCACACAGTCGACAACCATGCCCTTCTAAATGAGATCTAGCAGTTTGCCAATAATACCCTTCATGATCCGGGCAGTAGATCTCTACTTGCTGTTGCATTGTTTTATAATTTACACGCTCATACCCGAAGAAAGCTTCATGAACTGCAACAGCTTTCTTGATAAATATAAGGTTTAGTGCTTCTTGCTGAAAGTCGGGATGTAGCTGCTTAATTTTAGTTCTATTAATAGACTCATCAGATTTGATAAACCTATTTATTGGGAAGTTGTTAGCTTCCTCGATTAATAATTCATTTACTTTTTCTCTCATATTAGATATTCTCACAGCTAAGGTAGAAACATTCGTAAGCATCACCAGTAAATTCTTTATCTTGTAGTATACACTTAGCCTGGTCTTCTGGTACTCCGGCATCTAATAGTTGTTGTTTACTTGGCTTTTCAGCGAATACCTTTACAAAATATTCCCCATCCTGATTATACTCATTTATATCTCTAGTAAGGACATATACTTGCATTTGAAGTTCCTTGAAACACAAAAGGCCAGAACAATTAAGTCCTGGCCCCTAGAATTAATGAAGTTGTTTACCACTTCTTAAAATAGTGGCCGTTTTCATAAGGCTTAACGTTGTATCACGCTTTTTGATTTGTTTGTCGAGTTCATTGGTACGTTTGTCAATGTAAGCGTTAATAGCCATATTCATAGCTGAGGTGAGATCTTCTTTGGTTATCTCTTCATCATCTAAAGCTAATTTAGCCAAAGAATCGAAAGTACTAGAAAGTCCTATAAGATCAGAAGCTTCCCCAGCCAAAATAGGGTTAACATTATCTATTGTTACTTCTAGCATGGAGTTAACAATATCTTTTCCGTCTACTAGACCAGATTCAATATTACTCTCCCATTCCTTCATCTGCTCCAGCAATGGATTTTTCTTTTCTGTCATGGTAAAGGTTTCCTGTGTCAGTTGGTAAGAAGGACGATTGAGCTTTAGGTGGATGTTGTTTAGCAATCCAGTTAAGAATCAGTACACGACTAGGAACAATATCGGTATTATACCAGAAATCATAAACCCATTGACGAGCATCTTCAAACTTACCAAATTTATATGCTTTCTTAAACAATTCAAACCCAAAACAATCTGGTGTAAAATCTACTTCACGATACTGAACTACTTTAGAACCAGTTAGGTCTTGGATCGCTGCATTAATTTCTGTATGCGAGAATTTTGTCTCGTGAAACTTATTAAAGAATCGGTAGTTGAAGCGTCCGTTCGTTTCGACAAATAACTGGATAAAGAGATCGTTAAATTGGTTATCAAACCAGTAATTCTGTAGTTGTTGTAGTGCTGTCATTTACGAACTCCGTTAATTGCCACGATGATGCCTTCGTACATAAAAGGAAGTAGTTCAGAAGTGTAGAAGATATTTTCTGTTATTCCTAGATGTCGAAAAAGTATATTAAATAACGCTGTTAGAAATACAATCTGAGGCAGTAATACAAAATACTCAGTTACAATCTTTGGTGCCTGATAAACAAGACGTTTTATCATTGTTTTTAAGTCTCCTTATTACTTTGGCCTGCTCCACAATAATAAAAACTGCAAGCACTAATAGTGCTATTAGCCCCGCAGTAATTGGTACTAAATCAATCATGGGAGACGCCATACGTAATTAGCTGTCTGTAGAGTCTTAGCAGTATCATCATGGTACATTACTACAGACTTTGGTGAATAGCTATCAGCTAGTTCTTTACGAATCATTTCACACTCTTCACCAGTATTGATATTTTTAACTATCACTTTCATATTAAGTGGTGTTAATACAGAAAGTGGTTTCCAAGAGTCCTCAATCTCAATTCCTACCTTTTTCTCGATTAACATGAGAACTTCTAATGTATCGTCCGGAATACTAATATTGTTATTCACAAACTGTAATATCTCATGTAAGGTATTTAATTCATTAAAATTAAGCTTCATCTTTAAGAATATCCTCTACCATATCACAAGACTGTTGCAATTCATCCGCAATACGTTTAATATCGGTTTTTGTTACTTTACCAACTAACATCACCAGTAACATAGAAAGTATAATAAGTGGAACTGGAATAACAAATAAAGCTACCTTAACAACATTCTTTGGCGTCCATGTGTGGTACTTAGTAACCAGTACACCAACCACAATTAGATAAAACGCTAGAATAAACATCATCATTTTTTAATCTCCGTAATTATCTGTGCACGCATTACTTTATTAGGTAATTTTGTATTCCCAGCTATTGCTTCAATATTGTTTAGTTTTTCTTTTAGAATATCTGAGCGTCTTTGTGCTAGTTCAATATCTTGTTCTTGTTCTATTAAGCGGCAGTGAAGTCCACTATTAGTAGTAAGCATACTCTCCATGTTTTTTCGCATGCTTACAATACCAATAATCCCACCAATCGCTGCTAGTGTCATAAGCACTAACAATCCAATGAGAATTTCTGTAATCATTTATTTAATTCCTCTAAAGTAGGTAATGGTTTTGTATGATCAAAAGTTTCTATAACAGCAGTAGGCCCATGTAATTCTAACCGTAGCTCGTTAGCTCTTTGAACTGCCAACTCTAAATCTAGATACCTAAAGTAGCCTCCGTGTACTGTAATGCTTTCGGCGCTTCTGGCCTGGACTCTCCATTGTTGTCGATCTTTTTTCCAGGTAACTCCTAAGTACCCCGAATTAGATTGAGCGATTTTGCTACGATTATTTTCTTGGGACGTACAATCTTTTAAATTACACCATCTATTATCTTTTCTTATATTATTTAAGTGGTGTACTAGATTTGGAATATACCCCTCCATGTACAAAAAGGCTAACCTATGGGCTGCATATCTTTTTCTATTTATCCCAATAAATATATAACCATCCTTATCAGGACTACCAGCAATACTACCTGCTTTACCTCGTCCTCTACTGACTTTCCTTATAAACTCGCCCGTTTCCGGGCGGTATTCAAATAACTCTTTTAATCTTTCTTGTGTTAGCATTTTTTCTTTAATTGCTTGACTTCACGCTCAAAGCTAGCTGCTCGGCGTTCTGCCACTGCTTGATGCTCCTTAGCAAAGCGTGCCTCTTGTTTTGCTAAGTTAAAGGCCATAGCGTTCTTGTTAAGAGAATCATACATCTTCTTCATCGCCGGAATAGACATTTTCATCAGTTGCCCCTCAAATCCTTGCATGTCGAGGAGAATTGCTAATACATTGGCCATTTCAGTCTTGGTAAGGTTAGAGGCGTCGAAGTCTTTAGTCATGTTTTCCATTAGAATTTCCTCTCATTAATTTATAAACTTATTATACAGAATTTTAAGGCTTAAAGCAACTGAATTTTTTAATTACTTACCAATCGTTAACAACGCCGGAGAACTCAGAAGCAAAAACTTTTTCAAATTTCTCTGCAATTTCAGGATGATCTTTGCAGATCAGCTCAATACAGGCTTCTGGAGTCATTCCTTCATCTTCAGGATCACCATAGTATTTATCCCAGAGATCATCAGGAATGATATGCTCCGCCAAATCTTGGAAAGAGATTAACTGATAACGTTCTGCCTCCTCAGGGATAAGAATTTCGCATAGATCTTTATCTATATCGCTACGATAATCCGCAATTAATAGGGCATTGCAAGCATGACATTCCCAGACCATCAAACGTTCAGAGATAGGATTAGACTTATCCTGAACGTAAGACTGGAACAAGGTTCGGAAAGTTGCCTTAACTTGTTCAAACTTATCTGCTGCTGCGAAAACTAGAGCTTTATCAACTTTGTTCATTTTGATTCCTTCTCATCAATTTATAAAGTAATTATACAGAAACTTAAGCATTTTAGCAAATAAAACTTTTAATTAAAATGCCTAATCCTGTGCCAATAGCAATACAAATGATTATAAGTATTGCTATCGCTTGTATGACTCGTTTAATAATAGCCTCAGCTATATACTTAGACATTTATATCACCACGTAATACAGCAGCTACATCTTCCCCTATTTGTAATACTTCGCCGGTAGTACAATTAACTACTCTATCGTAGCTAGTAAACTTACCAGATACAATATCCTCTAGTGGAATTGGAATTTTACTCATTTCAAATGAGACATTGATATAACGTGGATCACGTAAAGAAGTAGTATGTACATGTCCATGAATATTTAGTTTGCCACGAAGTTCATTAGGGTGCAAAGGGCAGTGAGATAACCAAAACTTTTTGCCACCCCCAGTCTGTTTACCTAAAGCCTGAATATCATCATAGACTTCTGCTAAGTCCCTAATGCTCAGTCCTTGACGTTCCGCATCATGATTACCCATAATGGGTTGATTAGGAACATTGTGGATAACCGACTTTAATTTGGCCAGACCTTCACTACCTACTGCAATATCCCCTAGCAAAATAAGTTTTGTTCGTTTACCAATATGCTTGGACAAAGTGTCTAGAATATACTCATCGTGCTCTTTCATGTTCTTAAACCACGGACGGAAACGTAACACCCCAGGGTGATCTAGATGCAAGTCTGACCAGAATTTAACTTTCATTACTCTTTCCCTTATTCTGTATTAAACTATCAACCCAAGAGGTTAACACTTTGGTTTTAAACTCTTCGGGAGTCTCTCCTTCCTTAAGGTCTACCTCATTAAGGTAGGTAGTAAGCCTTGTTTCTATCTCTATTTCAGCAGGAGAATTAAAACAAAAATTGACTGCTATTCCAGAATATATTATTCCGGTATCCCCCTTTTACAAAAGCATTAACTAATGTCCTCCAACGAAGGGCATCAATACGCATCGCTCGTAATTCTTCTTGTACTTTTTACGCGATCATTCATTATGCCCCTCCTTGTTTTTAGGAGTTCTATCACATGTTTGTGTGATAACTACAGTGTCTAGTACTATACCTTTGGACACCCCTATTTGATAAGTTTCTGTGTTAATAACTCCACCAGATTGTTCACAGAGATACTTTATATCCTCATACTGGATTCTAATACCCTTGTCAAAAGGATTGCAACCAGCCAATAATAGCACAGATAATAGAATTAACTTTTTCATTAAAGAACCCTCTGTACACCGCAGCTATTATTTTTATCTGTGGTAAATGTGGTAATTTTGCCAGTTTCATCGTTAACTTGCGCAACCGTCAACTGCCCGTTGAAAACACCGCCAGTATCAAGATAAACACGATTTTTATACGCAAAAGGGTAAGGGACTCCGGTATGACCATGGAATACAAAATCCACCCCCATAACTTCTGGCACTAGGTTTATTAATTCTTCCGGCATTCCCGCATATCTTTGAAAATATGGATGATCTGTATTATTAGACATATGGGAGAATACATCCTGAATAATGTCACGATCCCATAAACATCCATCCATAAGATCCCATAAATCATGACCAGTAGAGTGTTCTAGTTGCATTACTAGATTGTCCCAGTTAGGGGTTTTTACTTCATTACCGCATTCTTTGTATTCAATTGGTACTGCGGCATGTACTACACCGTATTTTTTCCCCCTATGTAGCACAGTCATAAGTAAAGGCATTTTTTCAGCCATATCTTCGGCAATATTTTTAATGGTGTCTGCATCTAGTTCATTCATGGCCCACATACCACCATTATACATCCAATTAGCCCAATCTCCTGCAATCATAAATTGGTCATGATTACCACGGACACTGATAAAGCGTGGATTATATAGGAATTTGGCTAAAACTTGTAAGTTTTGTGTGCCTCGATCAATTAAGTCACCAACACATACTACGCAATCTTTTTTGCTATTATACCCAGCTAATTTCAACGCATCTTCTAGCAAATCATTGCACCCATGAATATCACCGACGAAAAACAAGTTGGCGTCATCCGGCACTACTAGAGTTTTATGTACATTAAATTCTTTTTTCATAATTATTCCCAAATAACAGTTAAAATAGTTGTGCCATAATCATTGGATAGTTGGAGAGTATAACCCTCTTTATAGAGGGCTTTTATAGCTTCATAACTAATTTCATCACGATTAAACTGTACAAAAGAGCCTCCAATCTCCACAGAAGAAACTATTCTCTTTTTAACATACTTATATGGTTTCTTTCTGCTCTTAAGAAGGGTGGCTCTATTTATCCTGGCTAAACGTTTTGCTTGTTCCGCTAACATTTAATCCTCCAATCAATTTATATAAGTATTATATCAAAATTTTTAGCAAAAAGCAAGTAAAATAAAAGCCTGATCAGCTAAGATCAGGCTTTGTTTATTAGTCCTCTGGATTATCATCCAGGAAATTTTTAATAGCTTCGTGCATAGTTTCTTTACGAAGCTGACGTCCAATCAGAATATGATTAGCTTCTACTCGACCATTAGGTAAACGATCCGCCAGAACTACTACAGGAACTTGGCGCACACCAAATTTCTGCATTAATTCTGTATTATCAGTCTCTTTATGGATTTCCAAATTATAGTCACTGACTACTTTATCAAATACTGGCTCGAAAAGTTTGCAAGGATTGCAAGTGGAACCTTTCAATAGATATACTAATTTACTCATTTATTTAACTCTCCAATATTAGGTATATATCCTGTAAATTCTTCAAAAATAGCACGTTCCCCGTGCAATTTTGCTCTTAAAGTATTGGCTGATTTAACTGCCAATTCTAAATCTTTATGTTCAAAACGCCCGCCGGATATACTTTCTCCATTTGAGTTCACGACGTAGACTTGCCACTTACCTCGATTCCATGAAACTCCTAAATAGCCGGATTTACCCCATGCCTTCCTATTTCTTAGATTTTCCTGTTTAGTAGCATTACGAATATTACACCACCTATTATCATAGGTTATGCGATTTTCATGGTCCATCTCATGCTCTGGCCATTCTCCAGTCATGTATAGACATGCTAATTACTGCGCATAATAAGGGCGTTTATTAATGGTTATTCTAATGTATCCATCTTTAGTGAGTGTTCCTGCTATATCGCCCTTCTTTTTCGGTCCTCTACTTACTTTCCATGTAAAGATTCCCGTTTCAGGGTCGTAATTGAACATCTGTTTAAGAGTATCCTGTGTAATCATAGTTTATTAATAGCCTCTAAGAAGTTTTTCATGCACTTAACAGTTGCGGTGCTTAGATCAAGATTTACACCCAAACACTCGGTTAATGCTTCCTGATAAGGAGCCTTCAATCTGCCTTCTGGGACTTCTACCTTTTTATACTCTTTATTTTTGACCTTTTTAATCATAGTCTCTAGTACAAGAAGCGGTAATTTAGCACCTTCAATATCAGTACCCAAAAGTTCAGTTAAAATTTTATTAAGATCAAGACGAGTTAACTTTTTGCCCTTAGACATAGATGCACCTACCTTTGTATCAATAGATTTTTCCGCTTTCTTTTCGAGCTTTTTGTACTCAGGAGAGTCATGATCACGGAGTGCAATGTTTAGCTCGTAATGTGGTATACGAAAATGTTCCGCCATTTGAGTGTAGAAACGATCAGACATAATATATACCTCTCTTAACTAATTTATGTATATATTATATAATAACTAGGGCTAAAAGTCAAATACTTTTTTATCTTAATCTACTGCATGTATAAATCTTTTCCTAACTAGATACATAGTTATTGGGTAAATTGAGTACATAAGTATCGGGGAGAAAAGGGTGAAATACGCTGTAACTCCCCCAGCTAACATCAAAGGTATTAATGCTAGAGTAAGGGCCATAAGAATCATGCCGAATGAAACAGCCAAAGCTATGGATATAGGATTCTCTAGTTCCATCCATAACCAACAATATTTCGTATCTCTATGGCAATTGCATTTACAAACGCCGAATGAACCCATAATTATATACTCTAGTCCGTGAATAACCTTTATTAATAAGCTATTTCGGGTAGTTAATGCAAGGATAGTAAAGACTATCATTAAAACGAATACTACTAGACTTATTTTCCAGATACCTAGCAGCATCATAGTGAATAGTTCTGCAAACATGGCTTTCTCCTATCTTTAGAAAATTATTAAAGCCCCCTTTTGCCTAAAAAGGCGGGAATATTCCCGCCTAAGTTATTAATTAAACTAGTTCGACATGACCGCCATCATAGGTACCACGTTTTATTTCATCGTGATAATCTCCCGAAGCATTCCAATCAGCACCAAAACGAAGTTTAATGCCTAGTTCTTTACCAGCTTGTTCAAAAGCCTTTTTAACTGCCCAAAATGCTTCTAAATCATTCCAATCAATTTTGCCATTAATGTATGGAGCAAAATCAATGGCATCCCCAGTAATATGCTTGCTTTTACTAGGATCTTTTAAAAATGAAGTACCATTAGCAATATTCTGGGCACTTTGTGCTACTGTACGAATACCCTGTACGATTGTGAAATCATATGGAGATAATTCTAAAGCTCTACGAGCTACTTTTTGTAGCTCTGGCTTAACGGTAGCTAATTGTTTTTCGCTATTTTTACCAAATTTAAAACTCATATTGATCTACCTAAAGATCTCTGTTGTGGGGAACAGAGCTTTGTTAAATACTCGTTAAATTTCTCAGAATCGGCTGCATCTACAGGATTATCTTTCCAAGCAATACCAATATATCCAGCATAGATATTGTTTAGATTGAAATACGGACAAGTGTATATGTAATTAAAAGTAACGTTCTTAAACGCAGGTATATTTAACCCCATGTATTTATTTACTTTTACACTTAAATCCGATGCGTAGTTAAAGCCGTCTAAGTGACGTCTATATAGCTCAGACGTCTTGTTTACCGCTTTATCGGCCAAGTCAGCCCTATCTAATTGCGCATTGCTTTCCCATGCAATAATGTTAGAATAATCATTAATGGCATCGGGTTTATACTTGACTACAAAAACAGCATCCGCACCCGTTTGGGAAAAAAGCACCATGCTCTTTTCTCTAGCTACGTTAGGAAAATTACTTATCCTTTGAGTTTGAACATCCTGTAGAACCGCAGACGTGGAGAAAGTCTTTAAGAACGACATCACCTCACTAGTATTACTAACAAATAAGAAAATAATGACAGCAACTAAGATAGTTAGCAGACGTTTAAGAAGCGATGCTGGATCTTTCGCTTCTTGGAGCAGTACCGTTAATAATTGTAAGAACTTTTCCAATTGTAACCTCCTCTAACCAGTACCATTATACTAATTTTGGAGGAAAATTACAATGTGTTTTTAAAGATCACTTCTGGAGCATAAAATTTTGTCGTTGTCAAGAAGAATTTTACATAAAAGAAAAGCCAGGGTCGTTAAACCCTGGCTTAAAACTACTTACTCTTCGTTATGCTACTCTGACTGAGGTAACTGGGCTTTATTATATTGCTCAGATCGATATTTTGCCAAGATTTCAATACGCTTATGGATTTCTTTGCTATCTAGATAGATATTTTTGTTGTCTTTTACCATCTCGTCGATTTCGTCTATTGAGAAGAACGGATAGTAGACATCTAGCATCATATCTTCTACGAACTTGTTGTAAGATTCATAGGCTTTCTTGATTTCTTGACCCTTCTCACAGAATCCGCCAGAGAACGTGTGTCCCATTAGCGTAGCATGTGGATGTACTACCCACCCATGGCAGGATAAGAAAATTGTGCAGTAAGCAGAAGCACTAGGACCAACCAGATGTCCTATAACTGTTCCACGGCAATTAGCAATTAAGTTAGATAACTGTGCAGCAGTATCAACATAACCACCCGGGCCATTAATCATCAGATTAATTTCGTCGTCCTCATGTGCCTGCATAAGTACCATTGATAAATCACGGTATTCATCCGGCGGGCCTAATTCTTCATCAAAGAAAAAGGTATACTCATTAGATTGGCGAATGGAGTGAAACAGGTTAGTCTTTTCTTCTTTTTTATTAGTCATAGCGATCCTTGATTATCCAACTAGTGGTTCTAGCTCTAAGTCACAGAAGTTATAAACTTCTAGTTTAAGGTTATTGATACCATCGAATTTATTAACTAATTCGTGAGTAATATATTTTGCAGGAATACCACTTTCAGATGGATGATCTGATTTAATAGTAAACTTCTGCTCAGCGGGTACTACATTTACTATCAAAGAATCCATATCTAAATGGTTTGTTTCTCTGAGTAGCTCTCCTTCATTGGGGAATCTAACATCTGTTATTACGGCGACGTCTGGGTCGTCTTTAGTGATGGATTGCTCCAGAATTATGAGCCAAATGCGTTCATGCACCAGCTGTCTTCCTAGCTCTGTCCCTACGAGCTGTAACATTTTTCTCGGAGAAATAAATAAACTATAAAGTCCGTCTTCTTTATTCTCTGAGATAAGTTGTTGAGGATTAAGATATTTTTCCTCAAAAATAGGCCAAACGTACGAGAAGTCTTCAAACTTATCGATACCGTACTTAAACCACACATCTCTGGCTCGCTCCAATTGAGATTGTGTGACCGTAAACCATTGGTCAATCTCTTTCCCCCTGCGCTCTCCTAGAAACTCTGGAGTTACACCGAGGATTACGGATGCAAGTTCATAAACGGGCTTAGCAAAACTATAACGACGTGGTAAACACGTTGGATATGTGTCATTACACCAATCGATAATTAATTTTGCAACGGTATCTTTTCCCGAACCAGCTTCACCATGTAAACCGACTAATACTGACATTAATCTTTCCTATTGTTAATTGGTGGATAGTAAACTAAGCAACGTTTTTCTTGTAAATCTTGGCGATAGAAGCAAACCATACCAGTCAGTCGTGAAATGTAAGAGTAAACTGCTTCCTCACATTTTGCTTTTGCATTCCAATCTTTATATGGTACAACAACTACTACGCCATCTTCTCCATTTGTAGCTAATTTCTTTTCAAACTTAAAGTCAAAGCTACAAGGTTGAAGTCCTTTAGGCCAGTCTACATGAGCTTGCTTTAACTCATGAGATGGCTCTGGTTTTATTTCTTCTGCACAGCCTGTGATTGTGATTGCGGCTGCGAGCAGTATTCCAAGTTTCCAGTTAAACACGCTAATCTTTCCTCGAACTCTTTATTCTGCTTTTTAGCAATTAATGTTACCAATCCAGGCTTTGCAGCGATAACATCTTGACGACTAAGTGCTTTATCTAACTGCTTGATCTTTTTGTCTAGATCTGCTTGCGAAATATTATTCATTGTGAAATACTGATTCATTCTAGTCTCACGAAGTTCGCTTTCAGCTTTCACCTTATTAAGGGAAGTCTCTAGAGAAGAGATCTTTTTAGTAGCTACTGCAAGATCTCCCGATAAAGTCTCCACTTTATCTACTAAGTGATAAGCACCGAATCCGATGCCTATCGCTAGACCTGCTCCCAGGATATACCACTTACCTTTCCATAGAGAACCGATAAAGTTTTTTATCATCTTTTCATATTCCTGAATGACGTAACCGTATCAAATCCATGTGCTGCTAAACGGTCTTTATCTGATACAGTAATCATATCAGGCTCGCCCGTCCCCAACACGCCCCAGATATATTGCTCGATCATCTGGTGTAAACGGTATAAGTTACCTTCAATTTCCTGCCACGGAATACCTGATAGGTGTAGACGCGGATTAGTTATAACCTTGAAGTATTTATTGTTATCTTTATCATTTGGAACTAATGAATCTAGAACTGCTAGCGGTACTCTTAACTCAGATAAGGCTTCTTTAGCTTTCGGGGTAACTTCTTCTTGCCATGATAAGATAGACTCTTTTGGCTTTCCCCTATTTATGTCTAGTAAAGAAAATCCTGCTGACCATCCATTCTCATCTAAAATTTCTAACGCCTTGTCCAGACTGAAGGTTTTTACTTGGGTATCCAGTACATCAATGTGGTATAACCAGTAAATCTCCCCAGCTAGGAAGAAAGGCAAAATTTTAAAGTAGCCAATCTTCCCCTCAATACGAGCAATCCTACGTTCTTGCATGATCATATAGTTGCCATCATCTGGGGCTTTTATTGTTAGCTCTTCAGTTTTACGTTCCCAAACACGATCTGCGTCAAATAAACTGTTCTGCAAATCATACACATCTACGAATTTAGAGATGATTCTCATATTTAATCCTCTTGCCTCAATCTATGAGTATATTATACAAAAGTTTAGGCATCTAAGCAACTAAAATTTTATTATAAAAATAGCCCAGTCGCAAAAGTGCAGGCTGGGCTTTGTCATTATTTGCTTTTGCTAGTAAGTTGATTTAGTATCAATCTTATGTAATATTGGTTTCTCTAGCTTTGCGTAGTACCCCTGCATTTCTCCATAACTTAATATCGTCTACTGTTTCTTTATAAGGGGCTATGGTAAAACCTAGTGGGCCAGCACCAAATAATCCTAAGAATCCTATTGCACGCATGTAGAATAAACATTCTTCGCCTGTCATTTCTTCAACTGCTTTTCTTTGTTTTTCGTTTTCAAACTCGTGCTCCTTGTTGTCTATACGAAGGTGTTTAATGAACCATTCAGCAGAATATTCATCTAAGTGTCTGAGTATAGCTACTGCATACACAGCGCCGATTAAAAACCAGGTGGTAACAAGAATTAGTACTATAGTCATATAATCTCCAGTTAAGGTCAGCGACCAACTCACCACTTACCGCACTAAGGGGCACGACTCCCTTATCCGTAACAGTTGCAGGTGACGCAACTCGGTCCTACGCGAGTTCTTTAAGTATTCTGCATTTCAGCTTTAAATTTTTTCATATTACGAGTTTTTCTATAAAAGAAAAACACAGATGTTGGGCCTAGAAGAATATCCACAATAAATATCACAGATCTAGCACATCTGAGTAATGTTTTATCATCAAGAGGTGGCAGATCTAACGGTCGAGTTTTATGTATAACGTATAATATTACATCTTTATTCTTAGAAATATACAGATCATCAACCAAGCTGTAAATAGCAACTACAGATCCAATGACGAACCAAAGAGCAAATGGAGAGATAATCATTTCAGATCCTTTTCATTAATTAGAATATTAGTAAATAGTGGAGTAAACCCTAGACTCATAGTGGGTCCAAAGGTTTTCATAGCTATCCATAACTGCATGGTAATCATCCCATCTTTAATCTCTGGATCTTTATATTCACCAATACGTTTCTTGGCAAAAGCAACTATGTCTGGATTATTTTTATTTTCCTGAATATAGTCATGCCAAAACTGGGTATTCTCACTACGTAGGAATGTTAAAACATCCTTAGTTGCTGGAATCTGCACTGTGCTGTTGATGTTTAGTCTTTTCACGTTCTTCTCTCCGACGTTTGCGTTCTTTCATCATATGAGCTGCTACAACCTCATGGTAGTAGTCATTAATGTTACCTTCTGGCAAGAAATGCTTAATAGTCACTAGCTGACAAATAACTCGATGAAGATGGTTATTTGGTAGACATAATTTTATACCTGCAACAAATCCAGAGAAGCCTGGAACACTGAACATGGGTTGGGCTTCTACTCTACCTTCAGAGTTGATATTAAGCTCAATTGAGATACCCATTTTCATGCTATAAAGCTGGCAATATTCTCCATTACCAGACCTTGACCAAACAGTGAAGTCCTCATCAATTTGATCTTGGATTTCTGTAATAGCAAATTTAATTCTAGGGTCTAAATTATTCATCTTCACCTTCAAAGTCGCAATCATAACGACAAGTAAAAGAACTGGAGCTATTAGTACGTTGAGTGGTTATTTCACCGCGTTTGCTAATAGTAACGGCTGGAGTAGAGAAGTTTTTATTAGTATATATTTCTACTTTACCATTACGTTCCTTAACATCACGAACTTTACCATACTCGGTAATAATGCCGTTCTGTTGGACTTTAACATTACCATTTTTCATAGAAACTTTGGTAGATGCCAGAGAACCGAAACTAACTGCGGAGATCACCAGTGCAATAATAAACTTATTCATCTTCATCCTCTCCACTACAATCACGACATACATCATAATCGTTGAAAGAACGTTCGTGAGCTTTACACCACCAAGAACAAGAATCGCAGAGAAACATTTCGGTTTTCTCCAGTGCTTGACCTAAAAGATCATCAGCTTCCTCAGCAGTAATCTTCAATCCGCACACATCTGCCACACGTTCTTTAATTAAACGACCTGCTTCGTGGTAAGACATACAGGTTCCCGCAACATCATGTTCAAGAACATGAACAGCACAGTCTAGACGAGTTTTCATTTCAAACCTCTCTCATCAATTTATAAACATATTATAGCAAGAAAAGAGAGGTTTAGCAAATGAATTATTTCAGAATTTAGTCATAGCACCACCATAACCCGCGTTTACGCATGTCATGATCGCGATTATAATCATAATTTTCTGGATCTTTCATCACGCGGTGGAGTTCTTGACGATTCCCTTGACGAACCATTTTATTAGAATGCCACTTAACATTCTTACTAATAGAATTCCAGTTATAACCATCCTTTTTCTCATTACGAATGGTTGCTTCCTTCATTTCTTTTTTGATGTCATCCCAGGATTTGGCATAAATAACGCGAATCCAGTAGCCATTTTCTTTGATGAAAGAATATTCTTGAGAGAATTGTTCTTTAGACTTCCACCACTGATCACCAGATTGTTTACGATAAGTACGGCTCATATTACCTCCATTAAGTCTTTTAAATTAACCTAATGTGGATGAATTTTATTATACATATATTATGTACCTTTATACAGAAAAACCCCAGACTACTTATTCAATAGCTGGGGTTTGTTATTAATTACAGATCGGGGCGTTCATCTTCGAACCCTACAAAGCCATCAAATTCATCATTTGGAATGTCTGCAATCATCGCTTCCATTTTCCTGATCTCCGAGGTTTTCATGCCTGCTTTACTGTTCTTATAGTGTTTGCGAGGGTTCCCGCACATCCAACAAGAACAGATGCAAGGAGTAGTAGTGATAATACCTAACCGCTTAGGGCTTTCTTCATGTGGAAAGACTGTCCAATACTTCTTGCGGTTGTTCTTCACACGTTGCCGGTGATGGCGTCTTAATGCTCGATCCACACATTTCTCCTAAAACTTGGGAGATAAACGGAGTTTGCTCGACTACCTTGCGTAGCTGGGAGAAATCGTATCCAAACCCCATTACATCGCCTGAGTAAATGTACGACTAATAACGTCGTTCTGTTGTTCACGCGTCAATGCGTTAAAACGTACAGCGTACCCTGAAACACGGATAGTTAATTGAGGGTATTTTTCAGGATGTTTCTGTGCATCCAAAAGCTGATCACGGCTTAATACATTGACATTTAGGTGCTGACCACCTTCGATTTGAGGAGCGACTTCCACCTTAACTTCACGGAAGGATTCAGGATCGAATTGTGGTGTGATACCTTCTAGATCTTCAACTAGAACTTTCTGTTTAAGTTCACCGTTATCGGAGTATAGCTGAATGATCTGATTTTCATGAACGAGGTTGATTACGCCAGATTTAAGGTTTTGATATGCTTTCATTAGATCTCCCCGATGTTAGAATTTGGTAGTTAGTAGTGGATTTGAACCACTGTAGTCGCTCCGTATGAAGGAGGTGCATAACCACTCTGCCAACTAACTGTTATGTTTTACTAGACTAAGTAAGTATTCTTTATACTCTTTAGACCAATTAGCTTTTTTAAACTTTCCTGGACGCATAGTCTTAATTCCTAAATTTGGTACTCCGGGAGGGATTTAAACCCCCGATCTCTCAGTTATCAGCCGAGTGCTTTAGATCGCTAAGCTACCGAAGTATTAGAATATTTACATCATACACTGTCTAAGTAAGAAGTATAATGGAATTTAGCTTCTCCAGTCTTATCTACCTCTACCTCAGTTCGTGGTACTTGACGAACTACACCATGAATCATCTTATAGCGAATGCCTTTAGCTGGTTCACGATCTTTTGGAAATACTTGCTTAACCGTTACTACCTTGAAACCCTCACGCGGTGTTAACACTACTACTTGATCACCTTCTTTGATCTTCCAAGAGCTAGGAAATTCATAGGTATAGCGTTGACCACCGGTTTGGAATACAACAGAAAGATAACGTTTCATTTGGTTTCCCTCTCATTAATTTATATAAATATTATAACAAGAAATAAGAGAGAAGGCAAATGAATTTTTAATAAAGTTTAGTCACTTCATAAACTATACTACGAGATTCTTTATTACGTTCTATTAAATTAGCATATGCTTTTTCAGCTTCATTTTTAGTATTAAAGTCTATAATATGGGAGGTATTCGCTCTATTTGATTGACTATACCAGATAACTACTAACAGTTTAAACATAATAGTCCTTAAATTGGTGCTGGGCGCAGGATTCGAACCTGCAACGGGATTACTCCTCCTGATTACAAATCAGGTGCATTCAGCCATTCTGCCAACCCAGCAGAACCCGTTATTTCAACGGGATTTCTTTTTCAATAACAGGAGACTTATCAGCCATAACTGTCATTGCCATTTATTGTATAAATTCAAAAGTGAAGGCTACACGTTTCTTTTGTTTATCGATCTTGACTTTTAGGTTATCAGCCATCTTCTCGTTCTCGTTGCTGTGCTACTTCTAGCCAGTCTGGTAAAAGAAACTTTGTACGAAACTCTTCATAAGGTTCTTCTGGATAAAAGCTAAAACCCCCTTTCTCATCATTCAGGATAACAGAGCCGTCAGTTTGTTCGTATGCTCGGTATGTTTCTCCAATAATAATAACTCGTTTATCAGTACTTTTATTACGAAACTCAAAAACGTGCATAATGTTCCCTTAAAGTTGGAGCGGCTAGAGGGAATCGAACCCTACTCAGCGAGGCTTGGAAGGCCTGCGACACAACCCGTGTGCTTAACCGCTTATTGTTTGGCTGGAGAAGGAGGAATCGAACCTACCATTAACGGAGTCAAAGGCCGTTGTGCTAACCGTTACACTACTCTCCAATTATTTAGCTGGAGTGCCTGGGGTCGAACCAGGAACCTTCGGAGTCAGAGGCCGACGATCTGCCAATTGATCTACACTCCAAAAATGCTATTAACTAGATGCTGTTTCTAGTGGCTGAGATACACCGGGCTGCTCTAACGTATCTGGTGTTGGCACAGAGAAAAGAGCTTGTAATGCTGCAATATCACGCTCATAATTATCAATACGGGTGGTAAGAGTATCTACCATCTGTTTATAGTAAGCTAGATTGCTCTGGGCTTCCTCTTTAAGATTTTGCAGTTCTGTAAGACGTGTTAACATAATTTCACTAATTAAAGCATTACTCATTTGTTTCTCCTAAGTTTTCTGGTTCTTCTAAACGTTTGCCTTCATGATCTACTCGAATAACTCCGCATCCTTCACAAATCACAACTGCACCATAACCTTCTTTGACCTCAGCTTCTGTAATCAAACCAGAAAGATCGCCAGTATCTCTGCCCCACATATCAATGGAGCATTGTTTGCAGAAATCAGCCATATTTTATTTCCTATTTAAGTTAATTTGGGGTGGCTAGTGGAATTCGAATCCACATAGGCCTGATTCACAATCAGGATCATTAACCAATTATGATATAGCCACAATTGAAAACTCGCAGGGTTAGCGAAACCATCCTCAATTAGCATGTTCTAGAATACTAATCAAGTTATCTCCTATTGCGCGCAGCTCAAGACGAGTACGAATTTTCAATTGTGGCGGCTCTCCGAAACTCTTCTACTCTAGCCGTAGTAGCTTACTCCCGAACGCATGTCGGGGAAGTCTTACCAAGAGCATCAAATAGCACCGTTACACTTTGAGCCATAGATGTATCAAGAAGTAGAAGGACTTGAACCTTCACGAGATAGACCATTTATCTCAGCCGCTTTATGAGGTATGTTGCAGGGAGTGGATGTTCCCTATAAACCTTTTAGGCAGCCCCGTCTACCGATTCCGGCATACTTCAAGAATTTTTTTATAAACCAGCAGAAGCCTCATTTAATGCATCAACAATAGCTTCACGTTGGGTCATTCCATACCCGGTGGAATCTAGGTGTGGCAAATAAGCCATCCATCCCCTATCTGTTTCATGAAGACATGCTTTAAATTTTTTACCATCCTTCATTGTTACAGTAACTGTTTTGCTCATAAGATTTCCTTATAGTTAATTGGCAGAAGATAATGGAGTCGAACCATCACCGTATCGCTACAGCGGGCTGGTTTTCAAGACCAGTTACGTACCACTACGTCCTATCTTCTATTGTTTGGCGGAAGAGGAGAGATTTGAACTCTCAAGCCGTTTTACCAGTCAGCCACTTTCCAAGCGGTTTTCGTCGCCAATTCGATTTGCTCTTCCAATAATAAGATGATGCCTCTATCACACCAGGCAGTTACGCCTCGCTGGGATTCGAACCCATTAAAACAGCTCAACCGAGATAGTAGGTTTAATTTACTCTGACCATCAAATTTGGTGCGTGACAAGGGATTCGAACCCTCAAAACCCGACTTCTAAGGACGGTATGTATGCCCATTCCATCAATCACGCATATTTGGTGGACAAAGAGGGACTCGAACCCTCCCTACCAGATTGCAAGTCTGGTGTGCTCCCGCTGACACTATTCGCCCAAATTCTTTAGTTTACTAAGGCTATTAGCTCGGCGTAACTACAGCACCTTCGCTTTGAGCGGAAGGAGCCGCGTCATCTCGCAAACCCGATACACTATTCAGTTGCCTATGAATCTAGTGGACTAATCTAGAACTTCTCCCGAATCGTAGGGATCGTGCTTTTTGGCAGCCAGTCCTAGGTCGAGCTAATACCTTAGTGAACTAAATTGATGGATACCAGACTAATTTTGCTACGACGTTTATCCTTAGGATCTCTTTTTCGGTAGCTCTGCTAGTGTAGACGTCATACACCTGGTATCTAGGCAGCTATTTTCGCATCAATTTATATAAATATTATAACAAGAAATTAAGCATCAAGCAACCGCGTTTTTCTTGAAATTGGTAGATCGCCTGGGACTCGAACCCAGAACCTTCCGATTAAAAGTCGGATGCTACTAAACCTATTGAGCTAGCGATCTATTAGTAACCATTGTATACTTCTTTAATAGAGTGAACTTTCAAGTAAGGGTGATTAGTACTAAACTCTACCATTACTTCATCCCAATTTTTACCATAATGAGCGAGTAAGGATTTTGATGTATTCTTACCTAACCGTTTGTCACTTACTACTAATCGAAATACTTTCATTTCGAAATCCTCTATTAAAATGGAAGCGGGTGCAGGAATCGAACCTACCTCTTTCTAGCTTATGAGACTAGCGATCTCTGCCAGAGATCTAACCCGCAATTGTTTGGTCTCCGTGGGAGGATTTGAACCCCCGACCCTATCGCCCCAAACGAAACGCTCTGGCCAAACTGAGCTACACGGAGAATATTATTTCTTCAACCACAACAAAGATAAGCCCAACATACTAAAGCCGCTAACTAATCCGATACATTTTTCTTCTATAGTAAGAGTATCTAAATTAAATGCTGTTATAGCTATTGGCATACACCATAATGCCATAAAAACTTGAGCTATCTTGTGTTTCATTTTGCTTTCCTTCTCTTCACTTTATAAAATATATTATACAGATAGTTAAGCGAAATAGCAAATGAATTTTTTAATAAATTTACTTATTGTGTAGGCCACCTGGAGGCTACCAACCCCACGGCTGACAAAGAAGTTTGCGAGACTTCTCTTAACTGCCAGAATAGACCCGCCGATCTATCGGAACCTACATAATAAGTAAACTTTATAGTGTCATTCTAGACAGGACTCGAACCTGTTATCACTTGTGCGGACTTACGAGAACCATTCTTTCACTCGAATCGAACGAGCTTCTGCCCTAGCCAAGCTGGTTTCCCCATCAACCACGCTAGAATGTTTGATTATTTTCAGTGCAAGAGTCCGAGTCTTGGACTCGACCGCTTCGCAAGTACATAGGCAGCTTATCATGAGTCAGCACTTCCGAATTGCTAGCTCCGTGTTCTGCACTGAAATTTGGTACACCCACTAGGACTTGAACCTAGAACCCTCCGCTTAAGAGGCGGTAGCTCTAACCATTGAGCTATGGATGTATTAAATTACTTTTTCCAGTTCATCAGCTATGGCTTTGATTTTTTCAAAGTTTACATCACTAATAATGATGCCTTCCAGTGACAGAGATATTCTAGCATTTTTCATAGCGGATTCTTTTATCTGCTCTATCTCTTCTGGAGTAAACTCTCTACGTTCCATAGCTAACCTACCTTATTTGGCGCGACCGATGGGATTCGAACCCACATTCTCTCCCGTGACAGGGGAGTACCATTACCAAGCCAGCCCCGGTCGCATAATCCATTTACTCAGCTTTGAGTTTTTCAATAGCTTCATTAAGTTCTTTAAGAAACTCTTTTCGTACATTAAGCTCTCGAATACTCATTAAAAGATCATCCTTTTGAGCTTCAATATCTTTTTGTCGGCACTTAATGTTATTGGCTGTGTTATCACGATGAACTTCTAGCTGTGCAATTACATTCTTGGACATGCTTGTTTCCTCAGTTATTAATGAAAATGGTATCTGTGGCTGAATTCGATGTCAGCAATGATAGATGGTTGGCTACCGGTTTACTTAACTCTACACAGAATTTGGCGGGCCGTGTAGGATTCGAACCTACGTTGTCTTTCGACATGGATTAACAGTCCACCGCCAAACCGCTTGGCTAACGACCCTGAATTTGTATTGCTGACTAGGGTTTTCACCTAGACGGAGTTAGCACCGTAGCGTGTAGCGGCATACCTCTCCAAACCGTGTCTCATCTTTCAATTACGGAGACAGTGTTCCTACGCGTGCCTGAATTGATTTAACAATTCTTTCAGCAAATTGGACGACCGCATGAGATTTGAACTCACATAAAAAGGATTTGCAATCCTTCGCCTAAGCCATTCAGCCAACGGTCGATTTATTATCTTTCATAATGTGTAGCTACATGGTCGGAACCACAATCGCCACACACTTTCTTACCTGTTTTAGCGTAGTAATCTTGATCACCACATTCATAACAGATACATAATTCTTTTTCTTGTTTTTCGAGATCTTCAAATTCTAAATCATTGAAGTTCCCTAGAGTACGGGTATAGAACCCATCCCCTGAGTCATAGCATGATTTGCCACAATCACACATTTTAAATTCACGCAGGTGTGTGAAAATATGTTCAGAACCACAACACTTAAATCTAACTAATCGTTTCATTTGCTTCTCCAGTTCAATTTATGTAATTATTATACAGAACTTTTGGAAACTAAGCAACTACATTTTTTAAGAATTTGATGCCTTTCTTTTTCTTCTTATACTTCCACGTTAATGGATTCTGTCGATTGTGAACGCTTGAGATCTTTGTCTCGTCAAAGTTCTTCAATACCATGTAATCACAAGATAATTGTTCTAATGGAATGTGATCACCTTCAAAAGCGTATACATAAGGCTGTTGACTAGCACGATAACGATAGACTTTGTTAATTCTACGTTTCAGCGACTTATCCGCGCAGTAAATAAAGAAGTTTTCAGGATGCATCAGCATCTCCTTCAATTTGGTGCACCCTGTTCGTATCGAACGAACCTCTCAAGCTCTTCAGGCAAGCGCTAATCCATCTCAGCTAAAGGTGCAAATTTTGGCAGGGGTAAAGGTATTCGAAACCTTTTCATGGGTTTTGGAGGCCCATTTGCAACCTATGCGTACCCCAATTATTAATTGGCACACCCAACGAGGATCGAACTCGTGTTCCCACTGTGAAAGAGTGGTGTCCTAACCGCTAGACGATAGGTGCATTAAATTGGTGGGGAAAGATGGAGTCGAACCACCCGAGTCGCAATGACAACTAATTTACAGTCAGCTCTGCTACCACTTACAGAATATTTCCCCATATTTAGAAGTATTCAAAAAAAATTCTCCTTTAAACACTTTTAAATATGTTTCCGAATTAGATAACTATTATATCAAGTTTTATGGCACTGAGCAAGTCAAATTTTAAAGAACTTGCTCAGTGCTGTATTAGTTAGTCGAACTTAGGAGCGACAGTTAAGGAGAATGGAAGTTCGAAAACTTCTTCGCCCTCATCACTAACAGTAATTACACGACCTTTAAGTTCAGACATTGAAATATCAATATCGGCTTTTGCATCTGGAGCCATGCCAGCTTCAACACATTTAGCTTTAACTTCCGGCAGAAGTTCTACATCATAGAAATAAAGCCACTCAATCTCGCCTTCCCAGCCTTCCCAGGATTTACAGATTGCACTTTCAATACCAGTTGCTACAACACGATTTTGCATTCGTTAACTCCTTCATCAATTTATATAACTATTATATCAGAAATTTAAAGCAAAAGGCAAGTACATTTTTAAAAATTCTGTTTGGAGGAGCTAAACTCCAGATTCTTCAGCCAAGTCTAGACTAATAAGAGATATAGCCATAATTGCTGCTGCGTGCTCTTTTTCTCCAGTCTCTTTAGCTAGAGTTATAATATCAAGAAATTGCTTATGAAAGTCTGCAACCTCTTGAGTCATACCTGCTTCAGCAATCATGCCTTTAAGCATGAAACGTTGTGCGGTGATTTCAGGATTAGCCATGTTGTTTCTCCAGTTTCATCTTTAGTAGTCTACAAATAAAATCAATGTCTTCATCCGTGCCTAGATCTCTGTCTTCAAGAGTTGCCTTGAAGTTTTTAGTCAATTCCATGAGGATAACTTCTCTAGAACGACGTGTTGGCGGAGGTGGATGTCTATACATCTTATTTCCTTAATTTGGTAGGGGTGGTGGGATTCGAACCCACAAAACCTGAATTTTAAGTCCAGTACCTATGCCAATTCGATTACACCCCCGTGTAGTTTAGTCAATTACTTTTGAGGCTTCAAGGTAGTCGATATAGTGTACGTTTTCTACCGTAATCATATAATCCGCCACTTTATCCATAGCTTGGGCTTCGGAAGTAGCTCTGGCTAACCTATATCCTTTTTTATATTCATCCGGGTATTCTCTATCTTGGATAAACATAACATAAACTATATATAGATCCATTTGTGACCTCTATTTAATTGGTGGCTCCCCGAGGATTCGAACCTACGTACCTTCCGGTTATGAGCCGGGTGCTCATACCATATGAGCTTGAGAACCAGAATTTGGCGGAAGAAGTGGGAATCGAACCCACAAGGCTATATTTCAAACCGACAGATTAGCAATCTGCTGCAATACCATTATGCTATTCTTCCGAATTTATAAGATATATTATATTAGAAATTTAGCTTCATAGCAAGAAAATTTTTCAAGTTTTCGGTAGACATCTCATCCACATCTACGGGAGAAACAAAGCCGTTTAATTTTCTAGCAAATTTTTCACCCGCAGGATCATTATCCCCGACAGCTACCAATTTAAAAGGTAATAATTTCAGTTGCTTTAATAACGCTTTTCCCGGAGAAGAACCCAACATTGCTAGAGCTGGATAACCAGCGTTATGTAACGCAACTGCCTTAAACACAGATTCAGCGATCAATACTACTTTTTCATCTCCATTGAGAGTTTCTAGTCCCCATACACACTGTGTATTAGAATAGGTAAAATATTTAGCCTCAGAGGGGCACTTACCATGACCTTTTGGAGCAGAAGGATTATACGTCTGATAGCCTCTCAACATCCCGGAGAAGTCATACAATGGGACTGTCAACCAACCTTCTGGGCTTAACCAGCAATGGTATTTTTCTGTATCAAATCCTCTAGATAGAAGATGCTGTGTTAACTCATCAACACCCATGTTTAATCTCCTAGTTAGCTTTACAAATGCATTATATAGAAAAGCCCGCGCTCTCGGAGGATACGCGGGCTTGGTTCGAAGATTACGTGTAACTATTACTTATTACGCATATCCATAATCATTTGGCCATCATAGCCAGTGCCAACCACAGTCTGAGGTACACCACCTTGATACTTCTGAGCACGAATCATTTCGACTTCCAGTTGTTTCCAACGAATCATCTCAGGAGTAATGGTACGTTGCAGTGCGGCGTTAGCTTCAGCTTCTTTCTTAGCTGCATACAGTTTAGCATCTGCATCACGTTCGTTAGCAATAGCTTGGTTATTACGGGCTTCACGGTCTGCTTCTGCCTGTTTAACTTTTTGCTGCGCTTCTTGTTCAACACGAGCCAACTCAGCTTTTGCAGCATTAACTTGCTCTTCACGAACTTTGGTATTCTGTACCTGTTCCATGATTACTGGTGGCAGAGTAATATCCTGAAGGAATACCTGCTTAACTGTGTAACCATATGGGCGTGCGTACTCTTCAACTTCCTGTTGAATTGCAGTTTGCAATTGAGCCTGAATTTTAGCATCAAACAAATCTTGTGCTTTAGGTACAGACTTACCAAACTCACGAATAGTAGATAGTAATTTTTCAGTTACATATTTGTCTAACGCTTGATCCTGAGTACCTGCGTTAATACGGTTAATCGGTGCCTTAGAACCATCAAACTGCAACATAACAGTCAGGTCAACAGTGGATTTAAACTTATCCTGGCTAGGAACCTGAAGTTTATCTAACTTTACAGCAATATCTTTTGTACTAAAAGTATCGAAAGATGCAAACGGGTTTACAAGATGGAAACCAGGCAATACTGGATTAGGGTCTACTTTACCCAGGAATGTTTGGGTTTTAACCGTACCATCAGAAACAATAGTATATGAATTAAAGGCTAGAATCAAGCCTGCTAAACCAACTACAGCACCAATACCCCAACGTTTAATAGTACGAATTACTTTCTGCTCAGAAGTCAGTTCTTTCATATTTTTAGTATTAAACATATATTTCCTTTGTTTTAGTTACAGTTAATAAAATTGGCCGAGGTGACAGGATTCGAACCTGCATAAAGGAATTTAGAAGACTCCTGCCTCTCCCTTAGACTACACCCCGTTTAAGTATTTTTAAGAACTCTCGTAAAAACTCTTAAAAATACAGACGATACCGGGAGAGTCATAAGTCTCACTCATTAAGTATTTCAAGACAAAATACGGTAACGTCTATTATTTTCCAGTTTAAGTCAGGGTGACTTAGTGGTTATGTCCTGCGGTATATTGAGGACTCGGTTAGGCTTGGGGTCATGACTTCCCACCTTTTGCTGCTACTCAACAGGAGTTATCGCGAATTACCTGTGCTATTGTGCACCATTAGTGACATCTCTCATGTCAGCATTTCCCACTTTGTGGATAGCTTGAAAAACTACTCCGATATGGAGAAAGAACTTCACTATCCTAGAATACCTTCTAAAGTTCTTCTTTAGCCTGGACATAGTTAAATCGTAATAAAACTATTCAGCAGACTGGTTGGTTAGTCTGGAACCAACTACCGCGTGGTTTAGGCAGTGCGCAACTAACCTCGGAAGCTTTTACGTTAAAAGCACCAGTTATCCAGTTCTTACCGACCGTAGGATTCGAACCTACATCTTCCACCAGTTACGGCTTGATAATACCAATTATACTAGGACGGCAGTGTTACTACATAAGTGATTTCCACACCCCACTGTTTATAAATTAGATAGGAATTACTCTCTAATTTATGAATATATTATACAGAATTTAAAGGCATTTAGCAAATAAATTTTTAATTAAATTCGCCAGCAATCTGAGCAGCAGTACCACCATCATAACGACCAGGAAATTCTTCCTTAATCGCTTTCATCAGCATACCTTTTGTAATTCCAGGGTTTAGCTTAACTAATTCTGCAAAGTATTTACGAATCTCAGTATCAGATAACTGAGGGGGCAGATACTCCTGCAACCACTTATTTAGAATGTATTCATACTGAGCAGACTGCAAGCTATAACTATCAAGATCTTGACCATGAAGTTTAGCTTTCATCTGGTTAATGCTTTTTAGTTGAGCTTTGAGATAAGACACAAATTGTTCAGAAGTGATGAAATCTTTATCAATACGCTGAAGATCCCCGATTATGGTCTGATAGCTTTTAGCGACTTCTTTATCAGAACCATTAAACTTAGAATCCTGCAAAGCTCTACGCAAAACATCTAAAATATTCTCTTCCATTATTTCATTCCTAACGCTTGGTTAAAAGATTGTTCTGTCATAACTGCTGAGACTTTGGCGAAATCAAACTTTTTAGGGTTAGTAGTAATTTCAGCCACGTTAGATGTTTTAACAGTTTTCGTAGTACGAATACCGCGAGTGTTAACACCAATAATTACAACTGATTTCATATTTCGCTTCCTCTCATTAGTTTATGGAAGTATTATACGGAAATTTAAGTATTTAAGCAAGTAAATTTTTAAGTTTTAGTGACAACAGGTTTATAGAATGTATGTCCCTTAATCTTAGTTGTTTTCTTAAACTTCTTTGTCCAGTAAGGTTTATCTTTACCACTGTGGAAGTATAGTGCTCCATATGTAGGATCTTGTGGTAAATCAACGTAGTATATCACTCTAGCTAAATTCTTAGCGGTTTGCCAAGCCTCATCAGTTTTATCAACTTTTGGTCTCTTAGATACCCAAGAGAACTGGTTAGACTGATATACTACTTTACAGTAGGAATCTGGGAATTTACCGGAGTTTACACGGTTTTTAGTAACATGTGCAATCGCCGTCATTCCCTTTATGCCCTCACCACGACTTTCGAAATAGATATTTTTAGCAATGCAATCTATTTCTTTTGCATCGTGCGATGCCTGACTACTAAAGCTGAAGGTAAGGGCAGCTACTAAAAGCAAAGCTGCCTTCATTCTTTTTACTCCTGCCAATCATATTCAACACGATTGGGATTTTCTTTATACCCTAAGTCAAGCAAATCATTACGCATATTTTGCTTAGCTACTGGGTTCGAGGTTACTAGTACCACTTTCTTTGGTCTCTGCCCAAATTCTAAGAGTAAACGAAGAATTTGATAACCTTCCATACCATCTACAGCCAAGTCATTATCCATATAAACGAAATGGCCTGTGGTATCAGTTTTATTCAGAAACTCTACAGCGGCTTCTGGGGTTCGAATGATAATGTCCATTCCGTGAAGATTACGCACATCATCAATCAAAATATGAAAAGTCATAATAGCCTCGTTTCATCAATTTAAAAATATATTATACAGATAACTTAGTAAATTAGCAAATACATTTTTAAATTGTGAAACTAGTAAACCGATAAACAGCCTAGAGGCGCCACAGGCCATATCTTATGAGCCATGTACCTTTGATCTAGGGTTTGAATCATCAACGAATACTTTGCATCTTTTAGCTTTAGAAGTTTAGAAGTTTGAGTTCTTTAAACTTTTCAGCTTTCATACTTAAATGTTGATCTTTGAAGTTGTGTCGGTAATATCAACGACGCTTTGTTCTTACGTGTCAGCTTAAGAGGCTGGTGTAATAAACATAATCTCCAATAGATTATACTTTATAGTATGGTCAGCGGTCCTATTTAACCTCGTATTTCAACCGCTGCTGCGAGGTAAGATGCTTGGGCTTTCGTCTACCGATTTACTAGCTTTTAAATTATTACTCTACTTCAATGAAGGTAGAGGCGTTAGACTCGGACAGAACAAAGTCAACATTTGTTGCAAAGTCCTGATATTCCTCGTCATGCTGCTTAATCAGCTTTTCCAGTTCCAGCGGATCAATCAAGAATGGAGTATTCTTGAGTTCCAGCAGGTTGAGCTGCATTTTAACTTCATCTTCGGAAGTTTTCTTATCGCGGGTAGCCATGCTATCCTGCAAACGCTCATATTTAGCATCAAACTGTGCTTTCTGCGTATTAAACTTAACCGTAGCGGCATGGAACTGCTTACGCATGTTAGCCAGCAGTTGAGCTTTAAGTTCCATAGAACGCTTAGCTTCAATTGCTTCCGCAACAGTCATCTTACGAGAGCCAATCTCAACGACTGTTTCCGCATTGCTTTTAATCAGAGCAGCTTTGATACGATCACGCTGGGACATCATATCCAGGAGAGATTGGAAATCTGCCTTAATACGAGTAGACAAATCAGCTACTTCGATTGCAGCGCCAACTACAACCTGGTTTTTATCCTTACCTTCGCCAACAGCGATCAGAAGCTGCTGTTCAGTAGCTTTACGGATTTTAGCTTCCAGAGATTTGATAGTTGCCAGAGCGCGAGTTTTAGAGATACGAGTAGTCATTATTTGCTTCCTTATATGAAGTTTGAGATTTGAATTTGTTTAAATTTGGTCTATTACAGACCAATTGCCAGCAGAGTGCGCAGAACAGTATCGTTACTGTTATCAATTTTAGGATTAGCACGATTTAGCAGATCAAAGATTTTCTGGACACCTGATTGACGTTCAGCCATACGACGGATACCCAGGTTACGAGTAGCTTTCTTACCATTTTTACGAACATTTTTAGATACTGGCATATTTGTTTTCCTTTTATTGTTTTCTCAAATTTATGAATATATTATACAGAATTTTGGAGCCGGAAGCAAATCAAATTTTCATTTTTTCGATCATAGCTGCAACACAATAGCTCTCAACTAAGGCATCGAATGCTGGATCATGCTTAACCGGATAGACCCCATAACGAATAGTGTCCATTTTCTCCATTTTAGCGGTTGCCCAGCTAATACCTTCGGCTTCTAGATCTTTATAACTATAGCCAGCCTGCATCCAGAGATTACGAAGAGATCGAACATTGCCCAAATTCCAGAATTTCCACGGAACTACCTCTTCATTGGTTCCAGCATGGAAAGTGTTTGCAGAGTAGATAGTCATATCAAACTCTGGGCCATTGCCATAATACAAAGCATTATCGCCTAGAGCCAACTCCATAATATTTTGAGCCATAGAGTAGGCAGCATAGTTAGAGCCGAGTTTATTAGTACAATGATGTTTACCGTTTTGGAATGCAATCAGCTTTGGATTACGCTCGTTCATAGCTTGCATAATGTGGATAGCAGACGGGCTGTCTTTAGCTTGATCCATCCAGAATGCTAGAGTAGATGCTGTAACTTTAGCACCAGAGTTAAGCTGATCTTGTACATCCAAAGTAACAAATACTAGATCAGGGTCTTTATCAATTCCATGCATAGCCACAAAAGCGAAAGAAGGCATTGCGATATGAGTAGTACCACAATCCCCTGGAGTTCCTAGAGATTCAATATCTAGCATACCAAATGGTTTTACTTTCATAACTTATCCTTTATTGTGTAGAAAACTATTAAAGAGCTGTCTCTTTAATAGACTCCCACTTCTTGGGGTCTTTAAAACCAGGAAGCATATCCTCACTGACATCCCAGTTCTCTTCCATAGAGAGGTCATCTAAGTCTAACTCATCCACTGCTAAATCCATTATCTCATGACTAGAAAGTCGTGTGTAATCTCTAGCAGACTTATGAGTGCTAGCACGGTTAAAATCATTCTTTACTACAAAATTACGCATAGTTTCTCCAAATAAGAGGGGCTTTCGCCCCTATTTATCTATTACTTCGCTTTACGCTTGCGCGCTGGTTTAGCAGATTTACGAGCAGAATCACCCGTGAACTTAATGCCTACACCGTAACATAGAGCACGAACATTATCTTTACTATACTCTACGCCAAAGATATTTGGCTTAACAGAACCAAACTGTCCACGAGTATCACGCAATACATCTGCTGTTGGTTTACGCTTCTGGTTAACTGCCTTCTCATAGTCTTTCATAGACATACCATTACGAGAGAACAATTCAGCCCCAGCGTTAAAGCTCAGGGAAACTGGGACAGATTTGTGGCCGTAATTTTCTACATACATAACCATTTTGTAGGATTTACGGGTGGCATTTTTAGCCTTAGGCTTCTGACGAATCGGAGCCGGATTATTCAGTGCTTGCGCAGCCTGAGCATCGGTAGGATGCTTACGCAGGTGACGCTCCAGACGAGCTTTGCGATTAGCCTCGGTCTGCGGGAAAGTTTTAACTGCCGGAGCTGCTTGAGTTTTTGCGTTTTTCTGCTTAGCCATTATTTGTTTTCCTTTTTGTTTATCAATTTATGAAGTATATTATACGAGAATTTGAAGCGTTTAGCAAATGAATTTTTAATTTATTAACTGTAAGCTTCTTTTAATTTCAGACCTTACCTGCATCAAAAGAACTCCTAAAGTATTATCCCCGATGCCTCGGCAAACACCCCAATATGTATCTCCCCAGGTATTTCCTTCGATCAAAGTTGCATTTTTTGTTGCTAACAGTTTGTCTCTCAAATCAGGGATTGCAAACTTTAACCGTAAAAGCTCTAGCATTACATCATCTTTTACCTTATCCCAGTCAGAGCGCAGAGTTAATTTACGTCCTCTACGTTTGGCAACACCTGCATTTAGGGAGCGCAGTACATGAGCTACATCATCTTTTTGGTCGGATTTCATAGCCTGAAAAGCATGTTCTACAGTATCAGCATGCCATATTTCATTTAGATATTCGAAAGTAATTGGTGATAAATAAAAGTTTGATAAGAAACTATAAGCACCTTTAAATTCAGTAATCTTCATTTTTTACGCCCCGCATCTTTAGCCTCTTCGGCTGTATAGATATACTGATAAGCCCCTTTGGAGTAGGCTGGAGCAGTACACATTTTCTTACGCTCAATCTCTTCTTGAGCTTTTCTTTCGCGTTCAGCTAATTCTTCGTCCAGATAAACTAAACGTTGTTCTGGAGGGGGTGGAAGACGTGTTTCCGGCTCACCAATATTAGCCTTTCTTATTTGACGAGGTGATTGTGCACGTTTTCTCAATGGTTTAAATCCTAATGAGTTTGAGTTATAAATCCGCATAAAGCCCCCCTCACTTTCAATACGAATATTATACTAAATTAGAGGGCTTTAAGCAAGAGAATTTTTTAATTTATTTATCACATCTCAGCCATTTCAGCTTCAGTAATAACTGTATTACATAAGGCATCTACAGCTTCATTACCACTAATACCAGAATGTCCTTTAACCTTAATAAAGGTAGGGTTAGTATTATGAAAGTTGATATACTGCTGTGTTAATTTAAATGCTTCCTGCCAAAGTTCTAGATTAAGAGGAACTTCACCATCTGCTTTCTTCCAGCCTTTCCTTTGCCAAGAAAACATCCAACTTTCCATGCCATTTTTGCAATAAGCAGAGTCAGTATAGATAGCAATTGGTCTATTATCTTTTTTAACAGACCAACGTAGAGCTTCTACAATAGCTGTGAGTTCCATCTCATTATTTGTAGTTTTAGGACTATAACCAGATTTAGAACCTAAACGATCATCGTTATCATCATAGACAATAAAACCCCAAGCACCTGGACCTGGGTTAGACTTACAAGCACCATCTGTGTAAATGTGGAAAACCGACATTATACCTCCCAACTAATTTTAAGACCCATGTCTACAAAGGCGGCTTCTCGGTAGTATTGTGAGAGATGATACCCCTTATCCGATAAGGTTTTTAGTACCGATTTAGCTGCTCCTGGCATTTCTCTAGGATTATATAGCCACCTAGCGTAAGGGTTATCTCGAATAATTACTTCTGTATTTCCAGACTTAGCAGCTTCTACAATCTTTTCTTCTATAAACTTTAGAAGTGCGGGTACTTCTGTTAATCCTGCAAGTTCTTGAGCTTCTTTGGCTGAGATCATTATATACCTCCAATTTATAAAATATATTATATTTAAATCTCACTAAATAAGCAAATGAAATTTAAATATAATAGCCCCGAAGGGCTATTTAAATTACACAAACTCATACGTCGGGAACTTAGGTGAACGAACTCTATTACCTATAGTAGCTGTGGAACACCCCAATGCTCTAGCTGCTGCACTCATACTAATATATTCCACGCCATCCACACGTACTGCCTTAAAGTGGGTAGGAATGGGTGTCTTTCCCTCTCTAATACTTTCTTGGTACTGCTTAGAAGCCTGAGACATCTTGCTCAGAGCCTCTTCAGTGTGCTTCTTCCCATAAAAGGGGTTATTCTCTCCTGTTCGATCCCTGCAACTATTACAGTACTCCCCATTAGTGTTATTAAGGGCTAGTAGGGAACCACAATCAATACATGTTTTTGAGCGAGTAGATACTCCTCCCTTCCAGTTATAGTTTAGCTCACCTGGTCTACTCCACCTGGCTTTTCTTTCTTCTTCAGATAAGGACGCTATATGCTTTCTAACACTCTCACCAATTCTCTTAATAATCTCCTCTCTTCGAGGATTATTTGTGAGATTATCCCCACCACCGTAACTACCTATGTTGAACTCTGCTCCCAGCTCTTTAGCCCACTCTTCTTCTAGTAGGAACTGCTGATCTACTTCTTCAGTAGTATCTAAGATGTCAAATACAAAGTCTTGCTTTCCAGTTTTATCATAAGCTCTCTGTAGAAAAGCGTTATGGTGGTTCCCCTTACTTAGCGAGTAAAAATGTTTACGCTTTCTAGCCTCAATATCCTTAGTCGATCCAACGTACTGTCTTCCCGTAGATAGCTGAGTTATACTATAGATGTAAATCATGCTGCCATTTTACCAGTTAATTTAGGGTGATGTTTATATTCTTCCAGGATAAAGTCTTTGGGTGTTAGGGCCAGAAGATCTTCTAAGGAAGAGAAGTTTGGTAGTACTAGTCTAGGTAGCTCCAGTGGTTCTCTAGTTACTTGCTCCTTTACTTGGTCTAGGTGATTTAAGTAAATATGAGTGTCCACAAGATGTCCTGTTACTGACCCAGGTTTCTTTCCTGTGAGTGCAGCTAAAATATGACAGAGTAAGGCATAGCTAGCTATATTAAATGGTAATCCTAGAAATACATCACAACTAACCTGGTACCATGTTAAGTGTAGGTGTCCATCTCTTTGGTTTACGGAGAACATTACGTGGCAGGGAGAAAGCACAACGTCGTCAAGTTTGGCAGGATTCCATGCTGATACTACCATTTTTCTATTATGAAAAGTATCGGCTTTGATATCCTCGATTAATTTCATAATCTGGTCTGTACCGAAGAAGTCTCTCCAATTTTTCCCATAAATATATCCCAGATAACCATCAGTGTAGCCTTTTTCGACCCCTTGTTTTTCATAATTAGGATGCCAGATAGTACGCTTCTCTCCTCTAGTCCCATGAGTATACTCTTCTAGATCATACAAGTTAGTAGATCCTGAGAGGAACCACAACAACTCCCCTACTACGGATTTCCACGCTAGTGCTTTTGTTGTTACTGCTGGAAACCCTTTAGTAAGGTCAAAAGAGACAATATTATTTAGGGAAGAGATAGTACCTACACCTGTCCGGTCAGACACGTGGGTTCCCTCAGATAAAACTTTATTAATTAAATCAATATACTGTTTCATTAATAAGTAACCAATTCCTGTACAAATCGCAGGCTGTTATCACTGTTTGCGCCAGTTGCATAAACTAAACGAGTGGATTCATAGTTGTAATCTAGAATCGTATTATCCAGATGTACATCTGCCTCTAGTTTTTGATTACTAAAGATTGTGGATACAAAAGCACTTTCAATATGTCCATGAATATACATTTCGTACAGTAATGTTGCACCGCCTAAAACCACTGTCTGCTGATCTTTTAAGAACGTAGGTAATGTATCCCCAATCTTTGAAATTGGGGTATAGATACCATGTTTAATATCATCAGGCAGGGGACGGTCCGCACGAATAAAGAGGTCAGATTCTCCAATCATACGTTGCCGAACAACTTCTGGAAGTGCTAAATAAGTACCTGCACCAATAATGATGTTATCTGGGTTCAGCACGTCCAGTTGAGAGTAGAAAGCATCTAGTTCTTCTTTGAAGGAACCCCAGGGGAGTTTACCTCGGAGGCCGAACTCCCCATTCGGCCCAACTGCATATAATGCCGTTATCATAAGAAATCTCCAAATTCATTGCCCAGATCTTTCAGAGTATCCGTAGAGGTCTCAGTTACCTGACCTACACGGTAGGCTGCACCAATCTGGATTTCTTGTGGAGCAGGCTGTAAAGAAGTGGTATCCAACCAGTTCATGATCCACGGAATAGGGTTTTTGGTGATTACTGGTAAATGACTAGGCCATTCTACACCAATGTGCATGAACGCATTACGCCCTACAAAATATAGGTACTCTTCTAGAAGTTCTGCGTTCAAACCAATCAGACTACGACCTTTGAAAATGAAATGACCCCATTCAATTTCAGTTTTCAGAGTTTTCAGGAGCTGTGCTGGTGCTTTAGCCACTGCTTCATCTACCAGATCTTTGTCAAACTGCTGGAACATAATCTGGATGATTGCTTTAGACATCTGAGTGTGTAGAGCTTCATCTTTAGCGATTAATTGCAGATTTTTAGCAATACCTTGCAGAATATCGTTCTCTGCTAATGCAAAGGTACATGCAAAGGATGCGTAAAACTGCATTGCTTCCAGACCGTAGATCGCAAAGTAAGCATCTAATAGCTTAGCCTGAGTTTCACGTTTAACTTCAGGGAACTCAGTTTCTGGATATGTATTGTCGCCACGATGATCGCGTACTGCGATGAAATACTGACCTAACTGGTACAGTTCATCGAATAGTTCAACAGAATCAGCGATGCGTGCGAATGCTTCTTGGTTTTTGGTTACAGAATCAATAAATTCTGCTGGATCAGTTAGCACATTACGGATAATATTGCTATAAGCACGACTATGCAGATCTTCGAAGTAGCTCCACTGTTTGAGCATACCCTCTAATTCTGGACGACTTACAAGCGGCATAATAGCTGCTTCCGGGGCACGACTGATAAAGGAATCAGTTTGAGTCTGCCATGCTAAGTTCAGGAGTGTAATTTCCTGAATTTCACGTGGGAGATTACCCCACTGCTTTTTATCAGCTTCAAGACTAATTTCAGTTTCAGTCCAAAATTGAGAGCGAGCTAATAACGCCAGTCTTTCTAGCTCTGGATGGGCTACTCGTACATAATCTGCAATACCAAGAGAATCACCGAGAAATAGATCTTTATTGGTGTGATCCCAGTTTAAGTTAAGTAAAGTTGTCATTGATTTTCCTCTTTCTCACTATTTCAGGAATATTATAGCAAATCTGGTAGCGATTAGCAAGTAAAATTATAAACTATCAAGCTCCAATAGTTTAGCATCGCGCCATTCTATAGCATCCTCTAATTCTTTGAATGTTTTAGTATGTTTTACGCCTTTTCTAGCAATCTGGACTTGGTAAGATCCGCTTGCTTTTTGGTGTATATTCTTAATACCTAACTTATTGTCTTTGTGCGCTCCGACATTCTTTCCATTGTTAAATCTATCAGATGCTAATAAATTAATTGCCCTATTATCATGACGTATTCTGTTGTCATGGTCTACTTCTTTTGGAATGTATCCATGAGTGATATAGAATGCTAGGATATGTGCATAGTATTTTTTACCCCTTACTTGCATTACTATATATCCTGAGCATTTTTCTAGAGAACCTGCTTCTTTGCCAGCAAACTTAGTATTAAAGGATTTATCTTCTCTAGGTTTGTGGGTAAAGATTCCAGTTTCTGGATTATAGTCAAATAACCCAGCTATTTCTTTATATTTTTCTTCCATAATCTAAAATTACAGCTATGATAGGCCTAATAAAGGGGCTTTCGCCCCTTATTTATTATAATTGACAACCACCGGATGCACATCCAGCAGCAGCTTCTTCACCTGCACCTCCACCATTTGCGGTATTGAAGTTTGCATAGTAGAAAGTTTTCCACCCATACTTAACAGCAGTCATGAAATCACGAACTACTACTGGGCCAGGAATGATTTCATTCTCAAACTTGGTGTAGTCATAGTACATATTCGTACTGATAGACTGGCTGAAGAATTTCTGCATAGTTGCTACCCACTTGATCCACTCGATACGATCTACATCATAAGCCAGTTTATAGCTCATTAACGTTTCCCAATCGGTTGCACCCGGAGCAATTGCAATTACTTTATTCACTGCACTACCCTTGATAGATACAATCTTACGAGGCGGTTCGATAGAGTTAGTAACTCCTAGCAGAACAGAAGAACTTTCTCCTGGCATCTGAGCAGTCAGAACAGAGTTACGCATACCATATTTCAGAATATCTGCACGTAGAGACTCCCAATCCATTTCTAGACCTACGGATACCAGTTCATCAACAGTTTTCTTGTACGTGTCGATTACCAGAATTCCTTTAGATGGTTTAGTACGATCAAACCATTCACATGCACCCTGTTCTTTAGCTAGGCGTACAGAGGCTTTATGCAGGAAGTAAGACAGTTTTTCAGCCTCACGGTGAATCCAGTTACGGGCTTCAATACCTTCATAAGCCAGACCTTCTGCTGCCATTGCACCTGCTGCGTTCATCAGGCCAATACCAACATTACGACGTTTCTTAGCCGTATATTCCATAGTTGGGAACGGATAATCCTGAATCTCAATAATTGTATCAACGAATTTCAGGAGGATGTAGCAAGTTTTTTCCCACTCAGCCAGAGATTCCATGCGTCCAAGTACAACACCACCTAAGTTACACAGAGATACTTCACCAATATCCTCCGGCTTCATTTGATCAAGTTGTTCTTTTGTTTTATACAGTTCCGTGATATGATGGAACGGGCGTGTAGGCTGAGTAATCTCAACACAAAGGTTTGTCATACGGATCGGATCAAGGAAATTACCATGACGATTAGATTCCCCGATATGATGAGCATACATACGTCCTGTTTCCATTCGGATACGTAGCCAAGTATCTAGGATTTCTTTTGCAGAGACTTTAGGAGCTGCTGGAACTGTTTTTCCTTCGTGGTCGATCTTTGTAAGAGATGCCACACGTTTCTCCGCTGCCACGTAGATTTCCTCAAATTTAGCCTCGTCATCACTATAAAACGCTTCATGAACTTCTGGAGCATAGAAGTATGACATTAGCGTAATATCTTCGTTTTTAAGATAACGTTTTAACAAAAGATTGTTAAAGCTCAGAGAATAATCCATCTTATCGATTTTATTCTCATCTGTAGCACGTTGTTGCTTAACCTGCATCAATTGAATGATTTCAGGGTCGAAGTATGGATAGGACACCGTGGCAGAACCACCACGAGTTTGCTGAGTATTGGCCTTTACTGAGCGGTCAATGTGTCGATAATATGGCAGTTTTCCGGAATGCGGGAATGCCCCATTTCGCACCGGATCAGCAATTGATCGGCTTTCAAGATGATACCCGATTCCCGCTCTGGCTGCGACCATTTTGAAGACGATGTGCTCGGCGGTGTCGATTGAATCCAACGTGTCAGTGGAATCCACGAGGCAGCAACTAGCAAATCCACGGTCACTAGAGCGCAGACCAACCAGTGGCGGCGTAGGAACGTTGATTTTGTGGAGTGACATTGCGTTGTAGAGGTCGATTGCATCTAGAATTGTCCAGTTAGGTTGAGATAACATCGCCATTGCCATACCCATGTAGGCAAACTGCGGAGTTTCATAAATTTCACCAGTGGCTATGTTACGACGGGAATACTTATCAAAGAACTGCTTCAGTCCACCACTAGTAAAAAGACGATCACGATCATGGTCTATAACCTGATTCAGAGCTTCGAATTGCTCATCGGTAATCCATGCACTCATGTCTTCCCATGCACCTACGCTAACCATATGGTCATGGAAGAAGCGCAGAGAAGGCGGTTCGAAGGAATCATAAAGGCGTTTACGCATTTGCGCAAGACGTAATTCCTTTGCTGGCACATCATATGCTGGGTTATCTTTAATAAGACTTTCAGCAGCTTTAATTAATGCATCCATCAGAGTGTCGGAATCTACAACCCCTTTAGGCAGAGTTTTTTGAGCAGCCATAGTAATGGCTGACCAACTTACATCAACTGTTTTGCAACCATACTCTGCCCAACCATTGAGTTTTTCAGGAGCAAAGTCTTCTACGGTACCGTCACGTTTAATTACTTTTTCAATGCGATGGCTCATTTGGCTTTCCTTTTTATAGTTATCAGGATTTAAGGAATATTCTACTTTATTATCGGTCATTAGGCAAATAAAATTTTCTGATAGAAAAGGCCCGAGTATTTTCATACCCAGGCCCTGTATATTACCAGTCTAGCTTTTTAGCTTATTCAATTACTTTAGCTCTAGCTACTTCTTTTAATAGAATATCTATGGAGGTGCTCAGCTCGTTATAATTGAATGGTTTATTTGGATTTGAGGTTACAATTTTCCACGCTAGGGTTGTCTTAGGACTTTCTTCCCCTTCCTTACGTGTAATCATATTAGCAGCACTCAGTGAAGTACGATGTATTTTAGTTTTACGGCTCAGATGAACGACGTTTCCCATATTACACCTTCCCCATGTCTTTAAAAATATCATAGAATGCTTTAGACTCAACAGAACGAACGTTATCAATCAATTCGATCATTGAGAATGGGGCATTTTCGTATTTCTCATAGACTTCCATAAGGAGTGCTAGACCTGAGTCACCTTTAATGTCTTTCTGAGCTATATCTCCGCAGATAATTAAACGGCAGTCTTGTCCTACACGAGTTAGGAGACAAATCATTGCCTCAACGGAAATATTCTGAGCTTCATCGACAATTACATAGGAGTTGTTGAAAGTTCTGCCACGAGCATGTTCGATAGCCAAAAATTTAATTTTCTGACGTTCGACATATCCTTTATATGCATGATCGCCGATAGCCCATTTCATACCATCAGCTATTGGCTCCAACCAAGGCTCTAGCTTTTCCGCTAGATCACCAGGAAGCATACCAAGAGACTTACCTAGAGGTTCATTAGGACGTACGAGAATCACTTGCTCAATATCTGAGTGAATGTCTACGAGTTCCTGAGCTGCAAGAACGGACGGAATAAAGGTTTTACCAGTACCTGGCTCACCGATACCCACAGTCACTGTGTTGTTCTTGATCATATTGATGTATGATTTTTGCTCGCGGTTTTTACCTACTAGGGATTTAGCAACTGGGTTAGCGTAATCATTAGAAAAATCAGCCTGAATTACGTTATTCTCATACTTGTTGCCACGCTTTCTTGAACCATTGCGGTTCTCTCTTTTTTGACGTGCTTTTCCCATAAATAACACTCCTATAGTGTACTTCGCTAACAGAGGATCAACAAAAAGATCTTGTTTATCAACTTACAAATATATTATACCAATATATACAGTAAAAAGCAACTACAATTTTAAATAAGCCTATGATATTGCTTTTAAATAAAAAATTTGCTTGCTTATAAAGGTAGAAATATGATACTAGATAATCATTTATTTATACGCAAAATATTACAGTATTAGATGACGAAAGAAAATTTTAATTGACATAATGGATAATGTTTAGTATAATAGGTGTAAAAATTCTGTGGAGAAGGGAAATGCCGAAAAAATTAACCCAAGAAGAAGTAGATAAATGCCTAGCCGAACGTGGTTTTACTATGGTGGATAAGCCATATCAGAATTCTAGGTATAGGCATACGTATCAGTGCGAATATGGTCATCAATGGACATCTAAATTTGATGCTATTAGGAATGGAAAGACCAATTGTCCTACTTGTTCTATTAATAGCCGTAAACTAGATATTGATAAAATTAATACTGTATTACAGAGTAGGGGTATTACATTGTTGGAAGGCTATAAAAATAGTGCCGATATAAATACTAAATTTAGGTGTATTTGTGGTCATGAGTGGACTACTACACTTAATAGTATAATTAATAGAGGTAGTGGCTGCCCCTCTTGTGCTGTTAATAAACAAAAACTTAGTATTAATACTATAAACGATCGTCTTACTGCTAGGAATATTAGAATATTAGGTGAATATAGTAATGCGAATATTAAGACCACCTTTCTCTGTGGTGCAGGGCATCAGTGGGAAGCTACTCCAGGATCCGTGTTAGGAGGAAATGGTTGTCCTTACTGTAAGTATAGGGATTTAGAAAATACTAAGGTATATATTATGCACAGCCCTTCACATGGTGTTAAAATAGGTAGGTCTAACAATCCAGAGCGCAGACTTTTACATATTAAATCTAGTAGTCACCTTACTGATCTGGAAGTAATTAAAGTATTTGAAATTGGAGAATATAGTGATGCAGTTCAAATCGAAAAATTAGCCCATAACTACTTTAAAGAACAGAATTGCCAATACAAAGATTTTGATGGTGCTACGGAATTCTTCAATATTGAGCCAGAAGTAGCTATAAAATTTATCGAGGAAATAATCAATGACAGAAAATGAACTAATTGAAAATTGCAAAGGTTTACTTACTCTAACTGCTGACAAAGACTTGCAGCATAATAATGCTAATAAACCTAGCGAGATGTTTCATACGCAGAGGGACTTACTAGCTGGAGAAATCAACAAGTATTTAGTAGCACAAGAATTACCTAAACATTTATTAGACGCCCATAATCTAGGTAAAATACACATCCATGATATGGACTATAGAGCACAGGGGTACACTAACTGTTGTTTAGTAGACCTAGGTGGTATGTTGAAAAATGGTACTAAAATTGGTAATGCGAATATTGAAACTCCTAAATCTATAACTACTGCATGTGCGATTACTGCTCAGATTATTGCTCAAGTATCGGGCGCTCAGTATGGGGGTACTTCTATTGATCGTATTGATGAGGTTCTAGCTCCGTATGTTAGGAAGTCCTACAATAAACATCTGGGGCGTGGCCTACGTTGGCTCAAGGATGAGAGAAAAGCTGCTGTATATGCTACTGAACTTACTGAAAAAGAATGTTATGATGCATTCCAGGCCCTAGAGTATGAGACTAATTCGTTATTTAACTCTAATGGGCAGACTCCTTTTGTTACTCTGGGCTTTGGTTTAGGACAAGAATGGGAAGAAAGGATGATTCAGAAAGCTATTCTTCAAAATCGTCTTAAAGGACTAGGGGCAGCAGAGTCGACACCTATCTTTCCTAAATTGGTATTTTCAGTTAAGGAGGGGTTGAACAAAAATCCTGGTGATCCTAATTATGATATAAAACAGCTAGCACTAGAATGTTCTGCTACCCGTATGTACCCAGACTATTTAAGCTATGAGAAGGTTGTAGCTGTTACTGGAGATTTTAAAGCCCCTATGGGTTGTCGTAGTTTTTTATCTGCTATCCCTTCTGGCGAGGTTGCAGGACGTAATAATCTTGGCGTAGTATCTATTAATCTACCTATGGTTGCTGCAGAAGCGGATGGAGTTTTTGAAGATTTCTGGGATATTCTGGATAAGTATGTAGATGAGGCTTTTGAAGCACATGATTTTTTCTTGGATAGGCTGAAGAAAGTAAAAGCTAAACAAGCCCCTATTCTATACATGCATGGCGGTTTTGGTGTACGTTTGGATGCGGAAGAATACGTCTGGCCTATTTTTGAGGGTAGATCTTCTGTATCTCTCGGATATATTGGGGTCTATGAGATGTGCCAAATAATGTTTGGATTACCACAAACTCATAGGGATTGTATTGAATTTACGGAAGAAGTTCTCACTCACTTAAAAAACCGTTGTGAAATTAAGGCTAGTGAGACTAATCTTGGGTTTAGTTTGTATGCTACTCCTAGTGAGTCTCTATGTAATCGTTTTAATAAACTACTGGAACGTAGATTCCCTGAGTATTCTTGGCTAACAGATAAAGGCTATCTCACTAATAGTCATCATTTGGATGTAAGGGAGAAGGTAGCTCCGGATACTAAATTTGAGTATGAAGCTCATTTCACCAAAATAGCTAATGGTGGTAATATATCGTTTGTGGAACTACCACAAATGAAGAAGTTCCATAAAGCTCTTGAATACGTAGTAGATAAGGGACTAGAATGTAGCCATTATATTGGTGTTAATATACCAATTGATGAGTGCTTCAACTGCGGATATATGGGCGAATCTATTGCCTCTGAGCGTGGGTTTGTATGCCCAAGTTGTGGGTCTGAAGAAATAGAGGTTACACGTAGGGTTTGCGGGTACCTTGGGTCTCCTGGTAGTAGACCTTTCAATTCTGGGAAACAAAAAGAAGTACTTGGTAGAGTAAAACACTTAAATCTTAAATAAGCTAATCAGCCGGGTTGCTAGTCGACCTGGCTTTTATTTTATTTGCTTTCAGCCAAAAATTTATATATAATAGATTTATAAATTTGAGAGGAGAAAGCTATGAGCGAATTGCTTCCTAAAGTAGATGTCTCCCATCTTGGAGAGCCTAGTGAAGAACGTAAGGCTCTAGATTGGTTGGGCGGATTTGATTATCGTCGTGTTGTTGCAACATGGAATGATAAGAAAGTTAAGAAGTTTCGGGTACATTATGTAGGTAAAGACAAGTGGCTCTGGATTGATTATGAAGAATCGAAGGGGTCTACTAAGGCTGTGAAAATTTATCGTATGTATGGGTATTATTATGCTCACTGTGATAAGAATGAATTTACAGTACAGAACTAAGGAACAAGAATGAAAAACGTAAAACATCTTAAATATCGCTTAATTTACAACGGACGTATGGAAACAGAAGATCTGGCCCAGTTAGCTATTAATTCTAATGAGGTTACAGTGCGTGCGCTGGCAATTGAAAAGTTGCGTGCCTCTTATGAAAATCGTGTTATGGAACTAGAGGAGAAACTTTATGGACTTCTTGAATCAGAATCTAAAAAGTAATCTAGAAAACATGCTCATTGAGCAATGGAACTCTGGTTATAATGCTGGTGTAACTAGTTGTATTGCTGGATTGGATATGCTTATTAAGCAAGAAAAGGTACGCCCGGAGGAAGCAATTTTACTCCGAAATATTATCGAAGGATTTAAGCGAGGAATCGTATAGTGCGTAGATTAATTATTATTAGCGGTGCAGGTTTGAGTGTTGAAAGTGGTGTACGAGCCTTCCGTACTGATACTGCTAGTGGTAAAGCATTATGGGATGATTATGATCTAGAAGAAGTGTGTAATATTCATGCCTTTCGTGGTAATTTTTATCATAAAACCCATATGTTTTACAACAAGCGTCGTGAAGAGCTAAAAACTGTTGAACCCAATCTTGCACATTTGCGTATTGGTGAATGGTATAAACAATACCCAGGTCAAGTAGTAAACTTGACTACCAACGTTGATGACCTTATTGAGCGTGCTGGCGTTCCACATAGTGACATTCTGCACATTCACGGGTATTTAAAAGAGGTTGTTGTAGCTGATAACTACAATAGTAGTAATAAGCGGATTATTGATGTAGGATACAATTCTATTGATCCAGATGATTATAAATGGGTTAAACCTAATGTAATCTTCTTTGGAGAGCATGCTCCTGCATACGCAGAAATGTATAATGTTTTTGATGGTATTACCAGTCAAGATATGATCATTGTGGTTGGTTGCTCTAACCAAGTAATTAACTTCTACTGGGAATTATTTCCTGTTCTTAATTTGACTGCTGCGAAACTTATGGTTGTTAACTACTATGATAGTGCCCTAGCGGCGGAACCGGGCTATCAAGGTATGACTCGTAGTGAGATGTACCAGCTGGAAGAACGTGGTATCCCTTACTGGAGTAAAGGTGCAGTAGATGCTTTCAGTGATCCTGATTTTATTGCTCGTGTAGAAGCTCATTTAGAGGGTAGACCTTATGTGTCGAGAAGCAAGAAATAATGAATGGGATATTTTTATAACTGAGTCTGGCACTTGGTGTTATAGGTTTGCCTACAGGTTTCCTAGTGTAAGAAAACGGTTGGGATATGCATATAAAATTATCTATACTACGGATAATATATGGTTATCCTCTGGAGATGAGGGGAAACAAATATGTCCATAGTTAAATCTGTTTATACACATCCCGACGATATATTTGTATGGGCGGATGGTAGTTGGTGCTATCGCTGTGAGCTGTGGGAAATGGACTATAAATCCGATGACTATGGTGTTATATATGTTGATACGGTTGAGTATGATACGTTCTTAGAAAGGAACAAAAATGGAAATAAGTAATACTCCAATTATTTTTCTAGACATTGATGGGGTGCTCAATTCGAGCATCTCCCACTATCATGCGCCTGATGATGAAAAGATTTTCTTTGGAAGTGATTGGGTTTTCAAACCGCTTCTCAAGGCTTTTCAGGACTTTATTCGTCCTTCTCCAATAATGATTGTTGGAGTATCATCTTGGTTCTCTGTCAGAAATGAGATGGAGAACGTTCAGATTATGACCGGATTAGGTCTTATAGATCGTTTTCTTGGTACAACGGATTTTACTGGTGGTGGATTATCTAGAGGTAATTCTGTTCTTCGCTTCGTTGAAAAGCATAAGCTCAAACATTGGTGTGTGCTTGATGATGCGGGTGCTATGATGTATCAGTATCCAACGGTTATAGTCAACGGCAGGACTGGGATAAATCTTCAAGATTTAAAAGCTGTTAGCTATATGCTAGAATTTAGTCCAGATCTTGAAATGTGTAAAGCCCTACAACAATTTAAGGTGTAAATATGTTCAATAATGTATTCTCTAAAGAAGCTAACCCAATTTTGGTTAACTTTTGGCGTACTCTCTCAGCTAGCCTGTATAATGAGGCTATTAACTCTTTGAAAATATGGTGTGAGAATAACGAAATCTCCTTTGCCTTTAAAGATGATATTGATGAGGCCCCCTGTATTGGTTTAATTGTTCAGGTAGAAGAGGGTCTTGAAGAGATTGTCGGCTGGAAAGAGTTAGATGAAATGGGCTTAGTTTTTGCGTTAAACTATAAGCTGTTTATGCCTGCTAAGCATCGCCTAGTTGTTAACTATAAAACTAGTGAATCTCCTGGTTTTCAGGTTAATGAACGTTACGGTTGGTCTTACTCACCAGAAGAAGTGAATGATGGTATCCAAAAACTTCGCCGTTTCGGGTATATGATCCCAGGTTTAACTACTTAAGGAGGCAGAATGGAACAAGTATATTGGCGTCAGATTGATCCTAGTTTGGTGAAACGTGCGGAGAAGCTGCTACAACGTTGGTTGGGGGTAAGACAAGCCTCCTTCACTTTTCCGGAGCAGCAAATAGATGATCCCTGTGTTGGTGTTTTCCTATCCGGCTACGCGGGGGAATGGGAATTGGATTGGAACGAGTTGTCTGCTATGGGTTTAATTGTTGCTCTAAATTTCTCTTTGTTCCATCCACGTGGTTTGGCCATATGTCGTGTACCTGATGACGGTTGTTCGCCCCATCTTTTACAGGTGGAAGATGATATTTGGGAGTACACTCCAGATATTCTCAAAGAAGCTAAAGAACAATTAAACCGTATTGGGATCTATGTTCCGGGATTAAATGACTAATGATTTTTATTAGCTGAACTCTGATTACCGAGTCATTTTGGCTCGGTTTTCTCTATGCTCAAAGACACTGATAGCACCTTTTGGAAAAATTTACTTGCATGATGCCCAAAATCTTGATATAATATTTATATTGAATTGAGAGACATTAGTAAAAATTGATTTTGCTAATTTTTCTTGTTTACAATCCGCGATACGGAACAGTTAGGCTGCCCCATTAAGGGTTGTTTTAACTATTACTAGTGTTTATATTGCATTAGTTAATCTTCAATTAAGTGATCTGTGTACCCTGAATTCGGAAAGGTAAATCCAAACCGTGCATATTTAGCTCGTTATATAGGCAGAGCTTTATATGGGGGTGCGAACGAAAAGAGCAGCGAATGGCGGCACGTACAGTAGTCACCTACCAATAGGATAGTGAGGACAAATAGAATCGGCTTAGCGGCCAATGACCTAGGTTCTATTCTGTATATGAGCGAAGAGAGCACAGCACTGAGATATGATAACTTATTCATATTGCTTGATGATAATTGATGTTTACGTAAATAGTAGTAATAGTTGTTCTATTCTTTCTGAATAGTCCTAAAGAAAAGATTTCGATTAACCAACACAGGAGTATTGTTGTGTTTTCTATTCTTCGAGGTCACGCTGGATTTTCTCGTGATTTAGCAACAGGTATTTGGCGAGAAATCAAAGTGGAAGATTATACCTTTGCCAAGCGATTCTCGAAAGAGCATCCAGAAGGTAAACCAGCTTCTATGCCCTTCAAATTTGATGTAATAGAAGAGCATGACCCGCAAAGCCTTGCCGAAATGTTACCACTTATGAGACGTTTAACGTCTGACCCTCATATCGTTGCGGTACGAGGTCGATGTCTTGCACCTAAAAATAATGTGCGACGTAAGAAAGGTAACTTTAATGTGTCTAACCCTAGTAATATTATTGCTATGGACGTGGATGGTATCCTAGATACCGGTGGGTACGACAAGTTTAATCTTGTAGGCATGGCCCGCCACATTATTAAGATGTTGAATAGTATTAGTGAGGACATGTTTCCTCTTGATGCAGGGTTTATTGCTCATGCATCGTCTTCGGCTGGCCTAAAACCAGGTATCCGAATGCACTTAATGCTAGAATCTAACGTCAAGGTAACTCAAGGTCAGTTAAAGTTCTTATTTACGTCTATCAATGATAGTAGTAAGCAAAAATTCGGTTTTGATATTGCCGACTTAGCTTATTATTCATCTGTCCAGCTTCACTATTTTGCCGACCCTTTATTTAGCGATGGTATTGTAGATCCGTTTAAAGCGGAGAGTAAGCCACGTCTGGTGTATGTTAAAGGTTCGAAGGTAAATTTGCCTAATAATCTGGTTGACTATGAAACAACTAGAGGGGAGTTTAAGGAAGAGTTTTATTCTTTACTTGACCAAATTAAAGGCAAAAAGATTGCTTCTGATAAAGTAGAAGAAACCATCAGCGAATTGGAAGAAGCTGAGGATGGAGTGTACTTGCGTATTATCCCCAAACTATACCATAGAGCATTAGAGGATGGTGTTGATTTCGCATGGCTAGAACGTGAGATTAAACCCGCTTTATCTGAATATATTGCAACTAAAGATAACAGTCGTAATATTCAAGATTACTTTAATAACGGTCGTAAGCAGGCTCTCAAAGCGTTTGTTAATAATTCTAAACGTGAGATTCCATTAAATCTGAAAGGTGTTCCACTCAAGAAATTAGAAGTGGATTCTCCACCAGAAGTTCCATACCTGAAGATTAACATTGTACCCCCAAAAGGCCACATAACATTTGTTAAGGCAAGTCTTGGTACGGGTAAAACTACGGCAGTAACTAAATGGCTGGACGCAGGTGTTCTTCCTGGCAACTTTTTAGCGGTTACAAATACTAGAGCACTGGTATCTTCAAACGCTAAGAAATTTAGCGCAGGACAATATGATAAGTCCGTAGATATGCTCAACTTTAAACGTGGAGCTATTGATCGTATGTCCACAACTATTCACTCTTTGCATAAGTTCAAAAGTTTTATTGGTCAAATAGACACCATCTTTATTGATGAATGTGACGCTGTAATGAATGATCTATTATTCGCCCCAGTTGTTAAACAACGTCGCGAATGTATTCAAGTTCTACGTGACATCCTCATGACAGCTAAAACTGTAATTCTATCAGATGGTGATATTAGTGCTGAGACGATTGAAGCTTACGGTTCTCTAATTGATTTTGATAAACCAGTGGCATTTTATAACCACCACCGTAAGATGCTGTCAAAAGCTCATGCTTATGAGTTTCCTGATGAATCCAGTATTTGGGTTGCACTTCAGACTTCTCTAGAGATGGGTGAAAAATCTATCCTAGTATCTGACTGTGGGCCGGATGAACTGAATGAGAAGGGCATGGCGTTGCGTCGTAATACGGGTGCGCTAGTTAAGGAAATCCACTCAAACTCTACGTCTGATGTAGATATTCGACGTATTCTGGATTACACAACTAATGAGCTAATTGACCAACAAATTGATTGCTTATTATGTAGTCCATCCGTAACAAGTGGCGTTGACTTCAACTACTTTGATAACGTATTTGTTATTACTAGAACTAGTAACCAAGCGCCGAACATGCGTTTCCAAGCAATCAGGCGCGACCGTGGTGCTCAGAACATTTATTATTTTATTGATAAATCTACGAGTGGATTCTCCGCAGGCTCTGAACAATATAACATTGATGAAGGTTGGCTGGAGTTAGCACAGCAATTATACGCGCGTCGTAGGGAGCTGGAATCTAGGAACTATACTAGTACTTTACGTTATTACTTGCTTGATCAGGGTGCAACTATTGATATTTTCAGTGAAAGCTGGGGAACTATCGAAGGTGCAGGAAAAGAGTACACGGAAGAGCGAATCAAAGCCATTTTGTATTCAACTCCTGATTACTGTGCTCCACGCCATGCAGATGCGTATGAAGCTAAACTACTTCTTGTTCGCTATTACCATCTTGAGTCTATTAAAGATGTAACAGTTGAGCATGTTGAACAATATATCAAGGATAAACCTAATGATCGGGCTGCATTCTTCCATAAGATGCACGAAATGTTCTGGGAAGATATTAAGAAGTGTTCAAATGTCACTATCAAACCATTCATAGAAGCTCTGAAAGGTAAGAAGAAAGATTTCTTTCTTAAAACAGGTCAGAGTGCTAACCCAAAATATGCTAGAATGTATCTTGGTATGATGGGTATTGGCAAGGATATGAACACGGAGAATATTGTAGACTGGTACAGAACCTACTGTAAAATCGAGTGTATGCCAATCCCGTATAAGTTTATGACTGACGAGGAGAAACATATGCATGATGAAGCAATGGCAGAGCTAGGTGCTAGAAATGACAGTTAAGAATAAAAAATGGGAAACAAGGAAGTTTCCGGTAAAAGAACGTAAAGTTCCTGTTTACGACACTTCGGAAAAGCTATGTAGGGTGGTACCGCATAGATTAGCTGGCATCCCTAACATATCCGAGTGGTTACTTAAACAACGGAAAACCAACGTGTCTCTTCGCATCGGCTTTGAGTTAAATAAAGTCTATGCTGAACTTGCTTCTTTGCTCAAGGAATCATAAAAATTTATTTGCATAGTGCAAAAAATTTCTGTATAATAGATTCATAAATTTGAGAGAGGAGTTTAAATATGGCTGGTTCTCGTAGAAAGAAACATATCCATGAAATCCCGGATGAAGTCTTTAAAAAGGTTATAGAGCATCTGGAGAACGGTGGGACTAAGAAAGCAGCATGTGAAATGCTCGGAGTATCATCCAATCCAACTATGGAAAGGATGATTGAAGAATGGCAAGACCGCCAGATTCAAGTTGCCGAAATGAAGAAAAAGAAACGTGGCACACTCATTGAAGGTATTGAGTTAGCTAACGTTATTGAGCAGTATTTATCTGGTGATTCTTTTGAAGAAATTGCCGATCGTAATTATCGTTCTGTAGCAATGGTTAAATCTGTTTTGGACCGCTATGGTGCGCTGCTTCGTTTGAATGATATTGTAGACCCATTGAACCCTCCGATTATTCCTGATGATGCTGTAGCAGAAGAATTTGCAGTTGGTGAGCTTGTTTGGGTTCCTGGATACCAGTGTATCGGTGAAATCAAAAAAGCAATGGATAATCCTGTTGGTTGCTACCGTGTATGGCTTCTATCAGAAGGCAAACAACAGAACGTCCATTATATGAATTACGAGCTGGCTTCTGTTAAACATCTGGAAAAGTTAGGGGTTGACGTAAAATCTCTGGGGTATAAATGGACTCGTGAAGAAATTATTACGTTGATTAACGAAGCTGTTAAGGCTGCCCTGAAACTTGATAAAGAAAAAGGAAAACGCCGTGAGTAAGCTAACAGATTTGCTTAAAGATGGAGATGTAAAATATCTCCAGCGGGATAGTTGGGAAAATAATAAATACTTTACAGTAGTTTTAGAATTTAACGTAGAGCAGGGTACAGTGACCGAACATGTGTGGGAGAACGGTATGGAATCCCCACTTATCCGTCAAGTAAACCTTACCCTAGAAGAAGCTCTGGCGGATGATTGGGAGATCGTTGAGCTAGATGTGTAGCAATTACTGAAAAATTTCAGTTGCTTAATCCTATAATTCTTGATATAATATTCTCATAGTTTGAAAGAACTATTCTGTTTAATTCTTAATTAAGGAAATATAAAATATGACTACTCCAACTCAGTGGACTGATGAACTGTTCGAAAAAATGTCTTCCGAATACGTTGCTCGTATGGAGCAATTCCCAGAGGATGAACGTCCTGGTGTTAGCATGGAAATTGTTAGCGAAATTGCCCAGGAAAATGGTGTAACTCCGAACGGTTTTCGTATGAAGCTAACTAAAGCAGGTTTGTATATCAAGAAAGCTGCTGGCTCCGCTTCTAAATCTAGCGCATCTACTGGAGAAAAAGCTTCCGGTGGTTCTCGTACCTCCAAAGCCCAAGCTCATGCCGACCTTCGTTCAGCATTCTCTGATGCTGGCTTAGCACCAGATTTTCTGGATGATGCAATTATCGACAAACTGACCGGTAAAGCAGCCGCTCATCTGGCAGAAGCAATCCGAGCTATCACTAAGTAATAAGGGGATTTTTGCATGAATAAACAAGAAATCATCTCCGCATGTGAAGCTCATAACGAGTTCTACCTTCATTATGAGAAATTACGTCAAAAAGGTACTACGTATCTTCAAGGTACTATGGACTTTTCTGATAAGTATCTCAGTAAACGATTCGCCCAGGAGCGTATTCGCCAACCAAAAGACGACGAGATTCTAGTATTTAGCCGTACTAATGATAGCTTCCGATTCATCCCGGTAAATAAGGTAAAACGTATCACTTCATTGTCTAGTGAACTTGATAGAGCTACGCCAGTAGGTAAAAAATAATAAAGAAAAGGAGAGCTTCGGCTCTCCTTTGTTGTATATAAAGTATAGTGAAAAAGTTAACAGCAAAACAAATAAATAAAGAGTTAGAGTCACGAGGCTTTAGTATAGTAAGTGAATGGGTTAACATAAGAACACCAGCCATGTTTAAATGCTTAAAGGGCCACCAATGGAAAGCTTACCTAAATAATATAAGAAAGGGTAGTGGTTGCCCACATTGTAGTAATAAAGCTAAGCTTACTGTAGAGCAAATAAACCAACAGCTAGCTAGTATGGGCATAAAACTTGTATCTCCCTATATTAATTCCCGTAGTCAAGCAGAGTTCGAGTGTGTAGAAGGACATAGATGGGCTAGCAGCGTGGATAAGATTAAAAATGCTAGAAGATCTTGCCCTATCTGTGCGGCTACAAGCTATTTGTATCTATTTTATAGCCCGCAGCTAGGAACAAAAATAGGAACATCTAAAAACCCAGATAGAAGACTTCAAGAGATCAAAAAAGATTCTAATTTGGTGGATCTGAGTATACATGGGGTATACTCTTATGAAGGCTCTGCATATACCCTAGAAAATAAAGCCCATCAATTCTTTTCTAGTATGCAGATATTTACAGAGTCAATATTTGACGGTTCTACTGAGTTTTTCAGTATTCAACCAGAGGAGGCAGAGGAATATCTCCTAAGTCAGGGAGCAATAAAATGTCAGGAGATAATGTAAATCAGGATTATGTTGGACATGTAGATGATCAGTCCATAGTTATCTGGGAGAGAGAAGATGGCCAACAGGTTAGGCTAACTGTATCTGAGTTTAGGGGGAATCTATACTTAGGAATTAGGTACTGGCTCCAAGATATAGAAGGTGAATGGTTTCCAACAAAAAGTGGATTCAGTATGCCATACACTCTAGAAACAACATCTCATTTATTTAAGGCATTTACTAAAATATTATCTAATAGTGAGGTTTTATTAGAAGTAGAAAAAGAAGCTAAACGCCTGGCGGAAAAAGAATAAATGTATTTGCTTTCAACTCAGTTTTGTTATATAATATTTATATAAATTAATGAGAGGGTTGCAAAGTGAAAAAGATAAATATAAGTACACTTAAACCTTTCCCATATATCGGACAGCCTCTTATACTTATGTGGGAGGAGAAGATTAATGGAGAAAAGTATACTAAAATTAGAAGTGGGTATAAGCTGATTTCACTTCATTACGAAAAAGAAGTATTAACAGCTGAAATATACTCTCCATTGTCAGATAGGCTAGTAAAAACCACGTATTTGCATCTCTGCAAAAATTTTACATGGCACGGATTCACTAGACAGCCCACGTACTATGAGGTAGAATAAATGACTAATGTAAAAGAATTTATTAAACGCTGTCAAGAAGCATATTATCAAGGCATGTCTTTAATCTCTGACGAAGAATATGATCGTCTGATTAAAAGATTTCCGTTAGAAGAAGAGATCGGGCCTAAAGGCGATATTCCACATATGTATCGTATGTATTCTTTACAGAAAGTTTATTATAATCGTGGAGATAAACCTCCGTTTAACCCACTAGGACAGGTAGAAACTGATAAGTTAGATGGTTGTGCAATTTCTCTGTTATATATTAATGGAGAATTTGTTCAAGCACTAACTCGTGGTAATGGTATTCTAGGGAATGATGTCACAAGCAACGTAAGATTGCTGAACATCCCTAAAAAGATTTCCCAAAAAGTACCTACCCAAATCACTGGTGAAGTTCTAATTACAAAAGAAGTAGAAAATAAACGTAACTTTGCCTCTGGTGCTATTAACCTCAAAGATAGTGATGATTTCGTACAACGTATCGGAGAAGGCGGTTTAATCTTCGTTGCATATGGTATCCAGTGTTCTGCTGAATCTGTAGGTATTACAGAATCGTATTTAAAAGATATGCTTTGGCTAGAGAATGAAGATTTCTTAACAGTTGTTAATGTGCGCTCCTTCTTTAAATGGATTCCGACGGATGGTAAAGTTGTTCGTATTAATGACAACAACAAATTCTTCCGAGAAGGCTGGACTAATAAATTTCCTCGTGGCGCATTCGCTATTAAAGAAGATGAAGAAGGCGAGATTACAACTCTTACTAAAGTTGAATGGCAGGTAGGGGCTTCTGGTAAAGTAACCCCAGTTGGTTATTTCGAACCGGTAATTATTGATGATGCTACAATTGTTAAAGCAACTCTTAATAACGTTGATTATATTAACTCTCTCGATCTAGAGATCGGTTGCCAGATTCGAGTAATTCGTGCGGGTGGTGTAATCCCGTGCATAGTAGAGCGAGTATATGATTAATACATAACCCTTTGCTACCCATCTACCATATCGGAATTATAAAGTGGTTATTGACATTTTCGCCGCTTAGGTATATACTATTATCATTCAGTTGAGGGATAGAAAGTTATGGCGAGGGTAAGCAAAGTTAGTTAAAATTGTAGTTGCTAAATGCTTAAATACTTGCTATAATATTTATATAAATTGATAAGGAAGAAATTTGATGAAAATCGAAATTCCAACACAATGTCCCTCTTGTGGTTCTAAGCTAGATCTTGTCAACGGACAATTATTCTGTAGGAATAAGTCCAACTGTCCAGCGCAATCAAGTAAGTTAATTGAGAACTTCTGTACAAAAATGAAGTTAAAGGGCTTTGGTCCAAAAACTATTGAGAAGCTGGAGCTGACGAAGATTTCAGAACTATTTTACCTAACCGAAGAAGATTTGGTTAGAGCCGTGGGTAGCAAGGTTGCCGCTAAGTTAATTAGCGAATTAAATACTAAAGTTCGCGGAGACATTGACTTTGGTTCAGTTCTCGGTTCTTTAGGAATCCCTCTAATTGGAGAGGTTGCAGCAAAGAAATTATCCCAAAATTGCACTAGCTTCCACGATGTGAAGGCTGACGGCAAGGCTGGAGAAAACTATAGAGCCTGGCTAAATTCCCCACAAGGCAAGGATGTTATCGAACTACCGTGGAAATTCTCAGCTGGTATTAAGGGTGCGAAAGCTGACATCATCATTACAGATGAGTTAGTTGCCCAGCCAAATGGAATCGCGGTATGTATTACCGGATCTTTGCAAGATTTTGCAAATAGAACGGATGCAACAAACTATTTAGAAGGTCTAGGATATACGGTTAAGAAATCCGTTACCAAAGACGTCAAATACCTGATCTGTGAGGATGAATCAAAACGTTCTTCCTCATCTTATAAGAAAGCCGAAACGAATGGGATAGAAATCCTGTCGATTAAAGAACTATTGGAGAAAAATAATAATGTCTAAACTGAACTGGAACGTAGAAGGTGTAACCGAGTCTCTGAAAGCAAAAGCCACTGCTCTGGGTGTTTCTGTAATCTCTCAAGAACAAGTAGCTGCTATCGCTGCTGAACTGGCCGCTGAAACTGGCAAAGATGTTACTGCTCGCTCTGTTGGCTCTAAACTGCGTAAAGAAGGTTTTGAAGTACAGAAAGCTAATGAAGTACAGAAATCCCCGTGGACTCCTGAGCAGGAAGCTGAACTGGTTGATTTCCTGAACGCTCATGCTGGTCAGTATACCTATGCTGAAATCGCTGCTGCTGTAGCTGGTGGTCAGTTCGGTGCTAAGCAGGTACAGGGTAAGATTCTGAGTCTGGAAATGACCGCTTCTGTTAAACCAACCGAAAAAGCTGCTGCTGTTCGTTCCTTCACTCCGGACGAAGAAACTGATTTTGTTAATCAGGTTGTTGCTGGTGCTACTATTGAAGCTATCGCTGCTCACTTCGGTCGTAATATCAAGCAGATCCGTGGTAAAGCTCTGAGCCTGCTTCGTGAAGGTCGTATCGCTGCTATGCCGGTACAGGAAACCTCAAGTGCTAAAACTCGTGAAGATCTGTTAGAAGGTCTGGATCTGGTCAATATGACTGTTGCTGAGATCGCTGAGAAAACTGGTAAGTCTGAGCGCGGTGTTAAATCTATGCTGTCTCGTCGTGGTCTGGTTGCTAAGGACTATGATGGTGCTGCTAAGCGTGCTAAACTGGATGCAAAAGCTGCGGCTGCTGAATAATCTGGTAAATTAAACCTAAGGGGAGGGGGCTATGCTCCTTCCCCTTTTTGCATTTAGAAGGCACGAAAGCGTGCAAAGGAGAATGACCTTGTTTAACGTGCAAGCTGTAGTGTTGAAGATGCTTCTAGCTTCCGAACAGAAGCAAATAGCATTGGAAACATTCTCAAAACTGCATAAAGATCATTTTAATGACGCTTTCTCCTCAATTTACCAAGCCGTCCAGAATTATTATAAAAAATATAACACAATGCCGTCCATTGACGCACTTATGCTTGAAGCTAATAGGAACGCCCGCCTTTCTCAAGCTCTAGTCGTCTTAGCTAACACTCAAATTCCAGAAGTGAGCATGGAACAGGCACTTGAAGTCCTAGAAGCCGAATATACGCAGGATCTATTCCTGAAGCTTCTAGAAACAGACGTGCTTCAAGATTTAACAATGCTGGATCAGGGAGAAATTCTCAACCGAGTTGCCTCCCTTCACTTAAAATTAGAAGAGAAAGTAACGAATACTGGAAAAGTATTCAACGCAGATAACATGCGTATTTTCCAGAGAGAAGAAGATACCAAACTGAACTTAATCGCTCTTGGTATTTGTAATGAGTTCGACGCTCAAATTGGTTTAGCTCGCACAGAAACGTTACTGCTTGGTGGTTGGCGTGGTACTGGTAAATCCATTATCTGTTCAAACATACAGGTTCAGCAATATTTGAATGGGGATATTGCTCCATACTTCTCAATTGAGATGAAAGAACATGAAGTATTTAGACGTAATCTAGCCATGTTAGCTGGTGTATCAGCATTAGCAATGCGTAATAATACTCTAGAAGGTGCAGCTCTATTGAGATTAGCCAGAACTAGAGCTAGAATGTTTAATGGAGGTGAAGAGCTCTTCGATAGCTTCGTTAAACAGTACACAATGGCTAAGATGAGTGATTTCTACGATATGGAGAGTAAACTAATAGAAGGGTATGAGCTACATACTCCTATGATTATTGTTTATGACCCTGAGCTGTCTATTACAACAGTTGACGTAGAATTAAATAAACTAGTTGCTAGATATGGAGATAAAGTTACAGTAGCTTTACTGGACTATATTAACCAAACCCGACTTCCAGACTCTAAAACCATTGATATGTATGACTGGAAAGAACAGATGGTTGTTAGTTCGTCTTTCAAATCTATCTGCCAGAAACATAACGTGGCTGGTGTAGCTCCTTACCAGATCGATCAGGATGGTAGAACACGTATGTCAAAGGGGATTCTTGATTCCGCAGACATGGCTGCTAATCTTAATGCTGCAAAAGCTGATAATGGTCAAGGTGCTATTATGTTTGACTTCGTTAAGACTCGTTCTTCTGATAGCGTGAAGTTTATGCCTAAAATGAACTGGGAAACTCTGCGAATGGATAACACTACCAACCTAGCAATGGAAGATATATCTCAAATGGAAGCCGAGTTCGTTATCCCTATTGAGAAGGATAAGCCGGCTCAACCTAAACGTGCTAAGAAAGACAAAACTGAAAATTCAACAGGTGAACAGGCCAGCGATATATGATAACACAGGAAAGGCTAAAAGAGTTATTTGATTACTCCCCAGAAACTGGGGAGTTTACTAGAAAAGTATCTAGAGGCAATCAGAAAGCTGGGAGTATAGTAACTAGAAAAGACTCTAATGACTATATAATTATTGGCATAGATGGCAAGGATTACAAAGCTCATCGTATGGCTTTTCTATTTATGGAGAATACACTGCCTGAAAAAGTAGACCATGTAAACAGAATACCCTTTGATAATAGGTGGTGTAATCTAAGAGATGCCACAGCCCAGGAAAATAGTAGAAATAAAACAGCATGTAGTAAATCTGGATACTTAGGAGTTGCTTGGGATATTGAAAAACAAAAATGGAGGGTACAGGTAAGAGACTCTAATGGCAACCTTAAAAATGGTGGTAGATTTAAGTATGAAGAGTTAGAATTAGCTGTAAACTCAGCAAATATACTGAGAACTAATCTACATGGAGAACGTGCTGTTATAGAGATTTTTGATATATCTAATTATCCTGCACTAGAGGAGCTAAACTCATGAGTAGAATAACAGAACTACTTGATCTGAAAGGCATTGAGTATAAAGATACAGGTGGTGATATTCTTATATGCTGTCTCAATCCAGATCATGACGATAAACACCCAAGTTTGCGTATTGATCCTGAAACAGGTATTATGCACTGCTTGAGTTGTGGCTTCGGTAAAGGTATACCGAGCATTTACCATTATTTTAATGAGACTCAGTACCGACAGTCTCCAAGACTATCGCAGGTACGTAAAAAGATTTCAGAGATTAGGAATGGATCAACGAATCTTGCAATTCCTGAATCTGCTTACCTTTTCGAAGGTGATTTCCGAGGTATAAGTTCTAAGACCTTGAAGAAGTATTTTGCTTTCCAACACCAAGAGAACTGGGAAGGCAGAATTGTATTCCCAATCACAGATGCTGTTGGACGCAATATCCTATTTTTGGGTCGTTCTATAAACAGTTCTGCCCCTCCTAAATACTTAGTAAAACCAAAACAAGTTTCACCACCGATTTTCCCTGTACGATATAACACTCCAGTTCTTATTCTAGTTGAAGGTATCTTTGATATGCTGAACCTAGAGGATAATGGTATAGACTATGCTTCTTGCTGCTTTGGTACACATCAGTTTACTTCAGATAACATTGCAGATAAGTTCAGCCCTTATATTATTGCTGGTGTAAAAGTTGTTGTTATCTTACTAGATAATGATGCTTCTGGTAATAAAGCTGCACAAGCATTGGCTAAGCTAATTCGTACAAAAACGCGTTTAACACCTGTAGTTGCTAACTTTCTTCTGCCCGAAGGCAAAGATCCAGGTGACTTAAACAAAGATGAAATTGATATGTTAGCAAAACGTATTGAAATTTTAGTTGCTGAATCGCTTAAAGATTTGGTATAATATATTGGTAAGTTAGAGAAGAAACACTGAAGTTATACTTACTTACCAAGAGGAGATTAAATTTGAAAATCGCAGTAGTTGATAAAGCTCTAAATAACACTCGTTACGATAAACATTTCCAGCTATACGGCGAGGAAGTTGATGTATTCCATATGTGTAACGAGAAGTTATCTGGTCGTTTGCTTAAAAAGCACATTACTATTGGAACACCAGAAAACCCATTTGATCCGAATGATTACGATTTTGTTATACTAGTAGGTGCTGAACCTTTTCTGTATTTCGCAGGTAAGAAAGGCATTGGTGACTATACTGGTAAACGTGTAGAGTATAATGGATATGCTAACTGGATTGCGAGTATCAGCCCAGCCCAGTTACACTTTAAACCTGAAATGAAGCCAGTTTTTGATGCAACAGTAGAGAATATCCACGATATTATCAATGGTCGTGAGAAGATTGCAAAAGCTGGTGATTACCGTCCTATTACTGACCCTGACGAGGCGGAAGAATATATCAAGATGGTGTATAATATGGTTATCGGACCTGTAGCATTTGACTCCGAAACCTCAGCACTATACTGTCGAGATGGTTATCTGCTTGGTGTTTCTATGTCTCACCAAGAATATCAGGGTGTATATATCGATTCTGATTGTCTCACAGAGGTTGCAGTATATTATCTCCAGAAAATTCTGGATAGTGAAAACCACACTATTGTTTTTCACAACCTGAAGTTTGATATGCACTTTTATAAGTACCATCTGGGACTTACTTTTGATAAAGCACATAAAGAACGCAGACTACATGATACAATGTTGCAGCATTATGTTCTAGATGAGCGTCGTGGTACTCATGGCTTGAAATCCCTAGCAATGAAGTATACCGATATGGGTGACTATGACTTTGAACTAGATAAGTTCAAGGAGGATTACTGCAAAGCACATAAAATCAAGAAAGAAGATTTCACCTATGATTTAATTCCGTTTGATATTATGTGGCCTTACGCTGCAAAAGATACCGATGCCACCCTACGTTTGCACAATTTCTTCTTACCAAAAATTGAGAAGAATGAAAAACTTTGCAGTCTGTATTATGATGTTCTAATGCCTGGTTGTGTATTTCTACAGCGTGTTGAGGATCGTGGTGTACCTATTTCTATTGATCGTTTAAAAGAAGCTCAGTACCAGTTAACCCATAATCTGAATAAAGCTCGTGAAAAGCTGTATACTTATCCAGAAGTCGTTCAGCTAGAGAAAGATCAGAACGAAGCGTTTAACCCAAACTCTGTTAAACAACTTCGTGTTCTTCTGTTTGATTATGTTGGCTTAACTCCAACAGGTAAATTGACGGATACCGGAGCAGACTCTACAGATGCAGAAGCTCTGAACGAATTGTCTACACAGCATCCAATTGCTAAGACTCTACTAGAGATTCGTAAGCTGACTAAGCTGATCTCTACTTACGTTGAGAAGATTCTTCTGAGCATTGATGCTGATGGTTGCATTCGTACGGGCTTCCATGAACACATGACTACTTCTGGTCGTCTGAGTTCTTCTGGTAAACTGAACCTGCAACAGTTACCTCGTGATGAATCTATTATCAAGGGTTGTGTAGTAGCCCCTCCCGGGTATCGTGTAATCGCATGGGACTTAACAACTGCGGAAGTCTATTATGCTGCTGTTCTATCTGGTGATAGAAATATGCAACAGGTATTTATCAACATGAGAAATGAACCTGATAAATACCCTGACTTCCACTCTAACATCGCACACATGGTATTTAAGCTCCAATGTGAACCTCGTGATGTTAAAAAGTTATTCCCAGCTCTGCGTCAAGCAGCTAAAGCAATCACCTTTGGTATTTTGTATGGTTCTGGCCCGGCTAAAGTAGCTCATTCTGTTAACGAAGCTCTTCTGGAGCAGGCTGCTAAGACAGGCGAACCGTTTGTAGAGTGTACTGTTGCAGATGCTAAAGAGTACATTGAAACTTACTTCGGTCAGTTCCCGCAGCTTAAGCGTTGGATTGATAAGTGCCACGATCAGATCAAGAATCATGGGTTTATCTATAGTCACTTTGGTCGTAAGCGTCGTCTGCATAATATCCATTCCGAAGACCGTGGTGTTCAGGGTGAAGAAATCCGTTCTGGATTTAACGCAATCATTCAGTCTGCTTCTTCTGATAGTCTCCTTTTAGGTGCTGTAGATGCGGATAATGAGATCATTTCTCTTGGCCTAGAACAAGAGATGAAGATTGTTATGCTGGTTCATGACTCCGTAGTTGCTATTGTTCGTGAAGACTTGATCGACCAATACAATGAAATCCTGATTCGTAATATTCAGAAAGACCGTGGTATCAGTATTCCTGGTTGTCCGATTGGTATTGATTCAGATTCTGAAGCTGGAGGTTCTCGTGACTATTCTTGTGGTAAGATGAAGAAACAGCACCCATCAATCGCTTGTATTGATGACGATGAATATACTCGTTATGTCAAGGGTGTATTACTTGATGCAGAGTTCGAGTATAAGAAACTAGCTGCAATGGATAAAGAGCATCCAGATCATAGCAAATACAAGGATGATAAGTTTATTGCTATATGTAAAGATTTGGATAACGTGAGAAGGATTCTCGGTGCTTGATTTCAAATTGCCCGTATATGCTTTACGGGCATTTGTATCAATTGAGCAAGAAGGTGATTATTCCGTAATTACAACAAGATATAATAAATATGTGCTAGATAACAGGAAGTTGCCTGGCACGTTTTCTCAACGTAGACTTATTCTATTTGAGAAACGGAAAGAATTACCATACAAGCTCTACCCTATTAGAGGTAGAATATCAATGTTGTCTCAATTAGTTGGGTCAAAGCGTAGCCAATTTATAGATTCTGATGGAAATCTTATTAACTGGAAGAAAACTACGTTCTATGATGTTGTCACCTCTAAAGTTTTGCATTCAGCTAGAATTTATAACGGAAAATACCAATGCTATGTAGCTAAAGTTCCATACCCATTTGTATTATCCTATGTTCCAGCTTATATAAGCTATATTCTGGTAAATAATAGCCCTGTTATTTATCAAGTCCATCAAGAGGAGCCTGAAATTCCTAGACTTAGAATAAAATTATGAAGGTTGTTATATCTAATAAAGCCTATTTCAAGCCCGATGATGAACTTTGGGATTATTGTAGTAAGCAAACCACTTATCATATTGAGACAATGACTAGTAAATACCCTATTATGTATAAGAATAGTGGTGTTGTTGCTAAAGAGATTAAGTGGATTCCTATCACGCGTCTGGATTTATTAGATGCTAAAGGAGTAAAATACGAATTAGTCGATAAACGCACATTAGCTCCGGCAGATATACCAAAACCTAAGTTCAAGCTGCGTGAAGAAGACCAGCTCCCAATATATGAAGAGTGTGATGATACCTGTATTATTAATGGTAAGCCTGGATTTGGCAAAACTATCCTAGCCCTTGCACTTGCGTATAAATTTGGCCAGAAAACTTTGGTAATCTGTACGAATACATCTATTCGTGAAATGTGGGCTGCAGAAGTTCGTAAATGGTTTGGGTTTGAACCAGGCATCATAGGTTCTGGGAAATATAACATTGATCCACCAATTGTGGTCAGTAATATTCAAACAGTGAATAAACATGCGAATAATCTTTCTAAAGTATTCGGTACTGTTATAGTTGATGAAGTTCACCATTGTGTGGCTACAACTTTCACTAACTTCCTAGAAATATCATGCGCTCGCTATAAGATTGGACTATCTGGAACATTAAAACGGAAAGATGGTCTACAAGTTATGTTCAAAGATTTCTTTGGATATAAGATCTTCAGCCCGCCTGTTAATAATACTGTTGCACCTACAATCCATAGGTACTCCGTGCCTGTTGAGTTATCAGGAAACCAAAACGTACCATGGGCATTACGTGCTAACGATGTGTATAATCATCCTGAATATCGAGAGACTATTATAAACCTGGCACATTTATACGTGAATATGGGGCATAAAGTACTCATTGTAAGTGACAGAACAGAGTTAATCCAAACAGTACTAGAAGCTCTTGCACAGCGTGGTGTTACAACATATGAAATTATAGGGGCAACCCACTTGGATGACCGATTAAAGATTCAGGAAGATATAGCAAAAGGTGGACCTTGTGTACTTGCAGCAGCTCAAAGTATCTTCTCTGAAGGTATTTCCCTTAATGAGCTATCTTGTTTAATAATGGGAAGTCTCATTAATAATGAATCTCTCATCGAACAGCTTGCAGGACGTGTTCAACGTATTGTAGATGGTAAACTCGACCCTATTGTTGTAGATCTAATTATGAAAGGGGGCACTGGACTAAGACAGGCTTCTGGACGTATGGCAGTATATCGTAACAACGGGTGGAAAACTATTACCATGACTCCTGAGAAAGCAGTTCAACTAGCTAAAATTGCATTTGGCAATAGCTCATAAATGATGTATAATATATACATAAATTTGAGAGAGAAAGTTTCGGATTGATAAGAAAGTCCGAAGCAGAAAAATAAAAATTTTAGTTGCTAAATTCTCTCGAAATCTAGTATAATATATACATAAATTCGAGGAGAAAACAAAAATTAAATTCTTCGATTATGAAAAGCTATACTTACTAGCTAGAGGAAATTCCGACCTAATTATTAAGCTATTCAAAAGAATGCTTACAGAGCCTGATGCTCACCAATTATTGGTCGGTTCCTCATTCATTTTGAATGAATCAACAATAGTTGATAATCCAAATAAATTGTCTAATAGACAACTGGCAGAATATCTAGGAATTTTAAGTCTACGAAATTATGCCGAATACAAGTTTACAAACGATCCTAGTTTGGACATGCAATATGTTCCAGTATGGATACCACGTTTAGTAATCGACACTAACCCACTAATCGCAATTAACAAATCGAAATTAATCTTTAAAGAGGAAATAAAATATGGCTAAGTCTTGGGGCGAAACTACTGGCGGTTCTAACGATAAAATCGAATTCCTGAAGTTCAACAACGGTATCACTCGTGTTCGTATCGTTTCTGGTGTTCTTCCACGTTATGTTTATTGGCTGACTAATAAAGATGGTAACGCAGCTCCTTTCGAATGTCTCCGTTTTAACCGTGACAAAGAGAGCTTTGTTCGTGGTAAAGCTGATCCGGTTCATGAGATGGGCTTCTTCGAGAAAGAGCTGGATAAAGATGGTAATCGTGTTCCGCTGAAACCGAAGAAAAACTATATCGCTTTTGTTATTGACCGTTCTGATAACAAACTGAAAGTAATGGAAGTCAAGGCTACTATTCTGAAAGGCATCCAGTCTATCATGAAGCAGTTGAGCCTGGCAACTCCGTTTGATATTGATATTTCTATCGAGAAAAAAGGTAAAGGTTTCGATACTGAGTATGATGTACAGCAGATTGCTGCTATGCAGTTCCAGATTAAGCTGCAAGATCCTAACAGTGCGGAATCTAAGCAATATGCTGCGGATGTAGATCTGATCGGTGAAGCCATGTGTGATGAAGATGGCGACATCATTAAGTTCGAAAAAGTTCCTTCTCTGGAACAAACCTATCCGGTTCCTACCTATGAAGAGCAGAAAGAAGCAATTCTAGCCTTCATGGAGGGTCGTGAGAATAAAGATGATGATGCCAAATCTGGTAATAGCAATGCAGGCTCCCAGAAAGGTATTGACACAGAAGCTGCAAGCGATCTGGACGACTAATAAATAGAGGGGCTTCGGCCCCTTTCTTTTTAACCAATGAGAATATTATTTAGTGCTGATCATCATATCAAACTAGGACAAGATAAGGTTCCAAAGGAATGGCAGAAGCGTCGCTTCCTGATGCTAGGAGAACGGTTAAATGATATATTCCATAATCATAACTGTGATCTTCATATTGCTGGTGGTGATATACTTGATGTTGCCGACCCGTCGTCAGAAGAAATAGAACTGCTTGAACAGTTCATGTCAAGACTTGACCATCCAGGCAAAATCTTTACTGGAAATCATGAAATGTTAACGAAAACCATTTCATGCCTATATCATTATGCAGGAGTTATTAATAAAGTAACGAGTGGGAAGTGGGAAGTAGTTACCAAACCATATCGTTCCCCTGAATTTGATATTGTTCCGTATGATGAAATCCATAAGTCTAAGTGGAAACCATCTGAATCAAAACTATGTTTCACGCATGTTCGTGGTGAAATCCCTCCACATGTAAAACCAGAAATTGATCTAACTAAGTACAACTGTTATGATACTGTAATTGCTGGCGATTTACATTCTTATACTAATAGCCAGACTATCGGGTCTACTAGACTCCTCTACCCAGGATCTCCATTAACTACATCGTTTCATAGAGAACGCACAAAAGGTACAAATGGTTGTTTTATCATTGATACCGATACATTAAAAGTAGAATGGATTGAACTCGGTGATTTACCACAACTGATTCGTAAAACAATTGGAGCTGGTGAAGAGATGGAACCTAGTGATTATGATCGTGTAGTCTATGAAGTTACTGGTGACGTTGTTCAATTAAAGTCTATCAAAGACTCTGATTTATTAGATAAGAAGATTAACCATCGAGTTACTAAAGACGCTAAGTTAAATCTTGTTGATCTTGATATGTTAGGTGAACTTGAACTTTACTTCCGTGAAGTCGAGAAGCTATCTCAAGGCGACATTGATAGAATCTTGGCTAGAGCTGCGAAATATGTCAAAGATTACAATTAAGACACTAAAATTTAGTAACGTTATGTCTTACGGTAAGGACATCGTAATTCATTTCGATAAGAATCCAGTTACTCAACTAATTGGTGGCAATGGGCTAGGGAAATCTACAATTGCTACTGTTATTGAAGAATTATTCTATAATAAGAACTCACGCGGTATTAAGAAGGACGCCCTGTTCTCCTGGTCTTCTCCGAAAAAAGAGTACGATATGCACGCTTACTTCTCTAAAGATGTAGATGAGTACGAACTACATAAAGTAGTTAAATCAACTGCTAAAGTAACTCTTATTAAGAATGGAGAAGATATTAGTGGACACACGGCAACTCAAACATACAAGATGATTGAAGAGATTATGGGTGGTGACTTCCAAACATTCACCAAACTAATTTATCAATCAGTGGGTTCCAATCTAGACTTTCTAAAAGCAACAGATGCAACACGTAAGGCTTTTCTTGTTAACTTGTTTAATCAAGAACAGTACAAAGAAATGTCGGAAACTATTAAGGCTGACCGTAAAGAAATAGCAAATACTTTAAATAATTTGCAGGGCCAAATGGCTGTAATTACGAAAATCCTTAATGGAAAGAATAATCTGGGAACCTTACAAGAACCAGTAGAAGTGCCTGAGTTTGATGAAGAGCCATTAGCACAAGAACTTACTGAATCGAAAATTAAGGCGGCATTAGCCAAGTCTCAAGAGGCTAATATTACTAAATTGCGTAATTTGGACAAAGCTGTACAAGTTGCTGAACAATCTTTCGAGCCTTTCAAAAATTTGCCTGCGCCCATTGACCAAAATGAAGAGATCTCAAGTGTTACGCGTGACCTAACGATTGTGACTTCACGTGCGGGCGAAGTTAAGAAACGTTATCAGAAGTTCAAGCAAGAGGCTTCAAATACTGAATGTCCTACTTGTGGTACTCATCTGGATACAACTGCTGCTCAAAAAGCAATGGATATGGCTAGAACAGAATATGATCCTCTGTTCAAAGAGAAGCAATCTCTTGAAGCTAAGCTAGAACAGCTGAAGAAAGAACAACTTGAATACACTGCGTATACTAGAGCAAAAGATGCTTTGGATAAAGCAGTGGTAGCTAGAGACGAGTTCAAAAATTCAATGAGTGATGCTTCTTTTGAAGAACTCAATGTGCAAATCCTACAGGTGCAAATCCGACAATTAGAACAGGAAATCGCTGATGGCCGTTCTAAGGTTGCAATTGCCAAAGAGCATAATGCAAATGTCGAATTAGCCAATGCAAAATATAAAGCGAAACTAGAACAGATTGAGAAAGCTGAGGCAGAAATGTCTGAGATTACTTCCAAACTGGATGAAGTATCAGAAGCTGTTGCTGATCTCGATATTCTGATCGCCGCATTGAAAAATCTGGTAGGGTATAAGCTAGAGCATAGTGTGAAAGTATTTGAAGAACTAATTAATAAATACCTTTCTATTATGACTGGTGGTAAGTTCGCACTTGGATTTGAACTTGATGAAACGAAATTACAAGTAGTAATCTTCAATGATGGAAACCGTACCAGTATGGAGAATTGCTCTACTGGTCAGCAAAGTCGAATCAACCTAGCAACTCTGTTAGCTATTCGAATGCTACTAACATCTATTAGTAAAGTTAATATTAATCTCCTATTCCTTGATGAAGTAATTAGCTTTATTGATACGAAAGGGCTTGACACTCTTGTTGAATTATTAAATGAGGAAGAAAGTCTAAATTCTATCATTGTTTCTCACGGGCATACGCATCCATTGGCCCATAAGATTACTGTCAAAAAAGATGCAGAAGGATTTTCCTACTTAGAATAAACATGGCTGTAGATAGTAGAGAGAAAGGTAAACGTGGTGAATATCAGGTAAGAGATATTTTACGTGAACGTACAGGTCTTGAGTGGGAACGTGTTCCTGGCTCTGGTGCTTTTGGCCAGAGCCACGGACTGAAAGGTGACATCTACCTTCCACCACAAAGCGGACACATTAGTAAATACTGCTTCGAAGTTAAGTGGTATAAAGATGATAATATATCAAGTAATTTATTTAATGTTGGTGAATCCACTCTAGAGAAGTGGTGGCAGCAATGCTCACGTGAAGGTGAGCAGATGAACTCCAAACCTGCATTAATATTCAAAAAAGACAGAGGACAGTGGTTAATAGCTTTGGATAGCTCAGACCCGATGGTTGACAACTTAATGAGTCGTACCCATATGGTGTTAAATAAGAAAGACATGGAAATCGTAATTGGTTTATTTGAGCCGTGGCTACATCATGCATCTGTTGAGGACTTAATTAAATAATGAGTAAATCCTGGGGAAAATTTATTGAAGAAGAGGAAGCTGAAGTGGCTTCCCGTCGTAACCTAATGATTGTTGATGGAACTAACTTAGGCTTTCGCTTCAAACATAACAATAGTAAAAAACCATTTGCCTCAAGTTATGTTTCCACTATTCAGTCTCTAGCAAAATCTTATTCCGCTAGAACTACAATAGTTTTAGGAGATAAAGGGAAGTCTGCATTCCGCTTAGAGCATCTCCCCGAGTATAAAGGGAATCGAGATGAGAAATACTCGCAGCGTACGGAAGAGGAGAAAGCGTTAGATGAGCAGTTCTTCGAGTATTTGAAAGATGCTTTCGAGCTATGTGAAACTACATTCCCAACCTTCACTATTCGTGGTGTAGAAGCAGATGATATGGCAGCTTATATTGTTAAGCTGATCGGGCATTTATATGATCACGTTTGGCTGATTTCTACAGACGGTGACTGGGATACTTTATTAACTGATAAAGTTTCTCGATTTTCTTTCACAACACGTCGTGAATATCATCTTCGTGATATGTATGAGCATCATAATGTTGACGATGTAGAGCAGTTTATCTCCCTGAAAGCAATTATGGGTGATTTAGGGGATAATATCCGAGGTGTTGAAGGTATTGGGGCAAAGCGTGGGTATAATATTATTCGTGAATTTGGTAACGTTCTGGATATTATTGATCAGCTTCCCCTGCCTGGAAAACAGAAATATATACAGAATTTAAATGCTTCGGAAGAATTGCTTTACCGAAACCTAATTCTAGTTGATTTACCTACCTACTGTGTGGATGCTATTGCTGCTGTAGGTCAAGATGTATTAGATAAATTTACAAAAGATATTTTGGAGATTGCAGAACAATGATTAAAATTAAATTAACTCATCCAGATTGTATGCCTAAGATTGGCTCAGAAGATGCCGCAGGTATGGATCTACGAGCATTCTTTGGTACTAACCCTGCCGCAGATTTACGCGCTATTGCACCGGGTAAATCCCTAATGATTGACACCGGTGTCGCGGTAGAAATTCCGCGAGGTTGGTTCGGTTTGGTAGTTCCACGCAGCTCTTTAGGTAAACGTCATTTGATGATTGCAAATACCGCAGGAGTGATCGACTCAGACTATCGTGGAACTATTAAGATGAACCTTTATAACTATGGTTCTGAAATTCAAACTCTGGAAAATTTTGAAAGACTTTGTCAGCTAGTAGTAGTACCACACTACTCAACTCATAATTTTGAAATCGTTGACGAACTAGGGGAGACTAATCGTGGGGAAGGTGGATTTGGAAGTTCAGGAAGCAAATAATTTTACTGATCCTAATATGGTAGGTGTTGATACTAATGCGTCAACTTATCAGATTAAAACTACTGAACCAGAAACGTTTGTGCTAAGAACGGATAAAGAAGGTAATGTTATTTTCTGGGATCCTGAAGGTTTTGTAGAGCTTTGTACTAATACAGATAATGAGCAGTTAAAATTACTACTAACTATTTATAATCTTGGTATTATAGAAGGTTGTAGAAGTGAATAATAGAAAAAACCCCCAGTGGATTTTGTCCACTGGGGTTTCTTTTTTACTGTGCCCTATTTGCTAGTAGAGAATTAACTACTAACGTTAGGTCTGCAATTTGCTTTTTAAGATCAGATACTTCTGATTCTAGGGCTGTGATTCTGCTATCGGATTCTCTGCCTGCTTGTACTAACAGACCTGTTATAGCCGCATAGTCAACAGAATAGAAACGTTCCTCGCCAACTAGTTGCTCACCAGTAAGTGTAGGTCCTTCAAGATCTGTATATTTTGTAAATCCACTTACAGCCTCTGGTAGTGCTTCCATCACTTCCTGAGCTATAACACCAGCGTACGGCGCACCATTTTCCTTAAGGGTATAGGTATAACCTTTCATTTTACGCAAGGATTCAGTGGCGTTTTGTATTTCTTCAATATTATCCTTCAGATCTCTATCTGATGACTGAGTAATGTTTCTTGCTTGAACACTTCCATTAACATTAAGGACACGAGATTTATCTGTATTACTCTGAGCGTAGAAAAAGTAACCGGAACCATCTTGTGGTCCTACCTCCCACACTGTGGGTCTGCTCGTAGACCCCCATAGTCTATTATAGATACCACTAGCTGCATTTCCAGAGTTACTTATCATATAGTCGCTTCCTGCATTGCGTAGGGCAAAATCAGGGCCAACAGTATAATTAGAAACCCTATCAGATAGCATAACTAAAGTATCACTATATTTTAATGTACCATCATCTTTTAGCTGAAGATATTTATTAGAGGTAGGATTATGCATATAAACATCTGTATTTCCTACACTAAAGGCTGCACTCTTCTGTACCCCACCAAGAGTTCTAGTGATTCCCATAACACCATCAAAGACAGGATTATCCGTAAAGCACACCTCTCTCCAGGCTCTAAAACTACCATTACTCATACTACGATAGAACATCCTACCGTTACTACTATAGGAGAAGGCTAATTGTGATTTAAAGAGGTTATTTTTGGTACAGTTAGTACTAAGTAGCCCTATATACTGGCCATTGCCAACGCCAAAAGGTGTACCAAAGTGATCCCCGTTCCCCATATAAAGCCCGCTTTCAAGAGTTAAAGAATCAGCAGTAGCAGCATCAGAAATTTCTACAGCACCAGAAGATGCCCCAATACCATAATCCCCCTGTTTTAGTAGTTCAACCCATTCATTGTTAACCCCACTTTCAGTGGTTCTAATGAATGCTCTGTTATTACGTCCTGCTAGAGCGAAAGCATAGTTACCAGCAAAGTTGGTAAGAAAACCGGCACAAGTGACCCCTGAAATAGGGGGGTTAACCTGAGAAGCGTAAAACCCACTACCTGAGGTAGCAACATTAGCCCAATCTAGGTTTACAGCTCCGGCACCTAGTCCATACTCTCCCCTACCAAATACATTAAGGTTATTTCTAGCCTCTGCAGCAGTAAGGGCGCCAGTACCACCCTGAGTTATAGGTAGAGCTATAGGTCTTCTTAATTCTTTATCATAAGCCCCCCAATTTTTATTATCTGTAATAAAAATTTGAGCTGTACCAGCATGGTTTACTACATCTGTTTCACCTGTAGCCTGTACGAACCTATTTACCTGTAGGTTTACCTTAGAAGTGGCTACATCTGATAAACTTATAGCATTACCTATAAAGTTTCCATTGATTTGAAAGTTACCATCAACGCTTAGACCAGCATACTTATTTGTTGCTGTATCGGATTGAAGGTGTAAGGTGAGCCACGCTTTATTGTCACCGCGTATTTCAGAATATATGCGGTAGCGGCATCTTTGAATTCCAGAGCTGTTATTCAAATAACCGCTTATAATACCGGAAGGGGCTTGCGCTGTGTCCGCTACGGTAACAAGATTAAGATTTCTGAATTGCGGGGTATCATTGACAGAAAGACCAAAATTAGTTCTCGCTTCAGCAGCTGATCTACCTCCAGTACCACCTTGTCCTACTGCAAGAGGTATGTATGTCCTATTCTCTATATCATAAGCTCCCCAGAGTTTATTGGAAGTAATAATTATTTTTGCATTATTACCTGGGTTTAACAGCTGGGTCTCAGGGCTAAGCTGTACAAGTTTGTCAACTTCGTTCTTACGTGCGTGGCGTGTCCATTCCGGGCCTATTGTCGGATTCCAGCGATAAGTATATAAGGAGCGGGACGCCCATCCCTGAAATACACCTGTATACGATGGTGTTCCATCTACCTGACTAATAAACCCTGTAAGACTACTTTCTCCAGAGGCTATTGATGGGAAGCCTACTGCAGTACTCATGATACGCATAAATCCAATATAAGCAGAAGGATTACCAGAAATATCAGGACAATTACGAGGGACATTACCTAAACCAATAGAATCACGCATACCAGAAGCTGCGTTTTCAGCTTTAGTAGCAGAAGCAGCCGCATTAGTTTCTGAAGTTTTGGCATTGGTTTCTGATACTTTAGCAGCACTAGCACTGTTAGCAGCAGCAGTTTTACTACTACTAGCGTTAGTTTCAGAGGTTTTGGCCGCAGAAGCAGATGCTGCAGCATTAGTTTCTGAAGTTTTAGCAGCTGATGCAGAAGCAGCCGCATTAGTTTCAGAAGTTTTAGCCGCGGAAGCAGATGCAGCCGCAGCAGTTTTGCTACTATTAGCATTAGTCTCAGAAGTTTTAGCTGCGGTTTCACTAGCTTTTGCGTTGGTTTCTGAAGTTTTAGCTGCGGTTTCACTGGCTTTTGCGTTAGTTTCTGAAGTTTTAGCAGCTTTAGCACTATTAGCAGAAGCAGTAGCACTATTAGCAGAAGCAGTAGCACTATTAGCAGACTGAGTTGCAGAAGAAGCAGACTGAGTTGCAGATTGCTGGGAAGATGTTGCGGAAATTTCCGCCTCATTCTCAGAAGTTTTAGCCGCTGTTTCACTAGCTTTTGCATTAGTCTCAGAAGTTTTTGCAGCAGTCTCACTAGCTTTTGCGTTAGTTTCTGAAGTTTTAGCAGCTTTAGCACTATTAGCAGAAGCAGTAGCAGAAGAGGCAGACTGAGTTGCAGATTGCTGGGAAGATGTTGCGGAAATTTCTGCTTCATTCTCAGAGTCTTTAGCATTTAATTCTGACTGTTTAGCATTAATCTCAGATTGCTTAGCTGCTGCAGCGGATGCTTTAGAGGACTCTATAGCAGAGGTTAGCTCTGCAGCAGTAATAGAGCTAATTGTATTCCCAAGAACTATAGTGTATTTAGGGTATTTACTTGCAGTTACACTATTTTGGTCCATAGTGACCATTTGTTGTAAAATTATTTTAGTTATAGCCATTATTGAGTTACCCCGTCACTAATATAAATCTTACCTTCCATAATACGGAAAGAACTAGTAGCACTACCAACAGCTGTTCTAGTAATAATTACATCATAGTATCCAGCCAACCTTTGTCTAGGGTTATATCTATCTCTTTCTTTAGATGCTTTGGAAGCAATAGTAGTTACAGCATTAACAGGTAGACTTATAGACGCTACACCTTGTCTAGCATCCACAATAGAAGTGGTAAAAGATGCTAAAGTTTCAGCTCCATCTTCTAAGCTACTTTTAATACTTCCTCTAAGAGAGAAGCCAGTAAGATCTACTGGCTTAGATGTAGCAGGATAAACACTATCATCTACATCCATAAATTGCATAAGTAAACCATAAGGTACGTTTTCGTCTACTACTAAATCAATAACTCTATTTTCTGTACTCATTATTTTTACCTTATATGGATATACCCGTTTTGCAGGTCTATCTTCATTTTGTAAGATCCCTCTGGGTTAGAGGATAGTGCTGCTGCACGATCATATATAATATTTACACCAATTTGTGATAAGAAAGCATTGTTAGCAACAATTTTACTAGCAGTTACCGTACCATTAACTATCATATCACCATGCAAGACCATTGCAGGGCTAGCCCATGCTGAACCATTCCACTGCCTAGTAAACGCTGTTCCTGGTGCTCCACTTTTATACTCAGTTAATACATCATATTTAACAGGACCAGTACCAAAGTTAGATGTAAAAAACGCATTAGCCTGAGAATCATTCCATGCCGTTAAATTAGCAATAGCAAGAGAGTACATTCCCGGACCACGTTGTCCATTGGCGCCGGGGCGTCCATCAGCACCTGGTCTACCATCAACACCTTCAGTACCACTCCATTGAACTACATCTGACCAACTAGTTCCTGATACTAATTGGTTAGTAACAGGGTCTAGAGTACCAGTAGAGCAGTAAATATTCTGAGTATTAGATGTTCTATTCGGTGGAGTTTTAGACCAACCAGAAGGTGGATATGCAGGGCTTGTTGGTTTAGCAGGTAATGAAGTACCTAGAATATAAATAAATACTGTTTGTTTACCTTGTATACCTGTCTCTATATCGATGTCACCGTTAGGTGTGCCAATTATAACCCCACTAGAGATTCTTAATGTATCACCATCATAACGAATGTACTGTGTAGCGTTACCAATGTCCAATTTTGGCTTTGCAGTAGCATTATCCATGCCCATCCAAATACCAGATTTTGTATCTCCCCAAGTTTTACCTTGAGTATAGATTGCAGGGTTGTCTTGACCAGTTAGGTTAGTCATGACAAAATTCGCAGCATTAATAGTTTTAGTGATTACGCTACCATCAACGTTAACAATCTTTTTAATCGGGTCAAAAGATATTGGTGCTTTTCCTTCGGCATCTAGAAGCCCAATGTTAATTGCACCAGTAGCAGCATCTATTAGGAAGGTTTGTTTCCAGGTAGTCCCGTCTTTAACCTTACCCTTAATATATGCGTAATTTACTTCTATACCAGTTTCATTAACAAAATTATTGTCTAAGGGTGTACTCTCATTTAATATAAATGTCTGTACTGCGGAATCAGTAACATCTTGAGCATCTGGTCCCCAGGCAATAGATGACACTTTAAATTTATGCTCTACTTTCCATGGGAATGATATAATTGTTGCCGATTGAGCAGCCCCCACGTTGATTTTTTGTGCCTTAGTCCATCCAGTTCTAGCAAACTCTGCTGAATCTATGTAGGATAGAACGAATTCACGAACGTTGGCACCTGCACCCCTGTTCCAGTCCCATTGCACACGTAAATCATAGCGTTCTTTACCATCCGCTATACGCGCAGCTTTAAACGCAATATTAACAGGAGCTGTAGGAGGTACAAAGTTATATCTAACTTCAAAGACAGTAGGGTACTCATAGTACCCAGATGAATCAATAGTTACCCCATCTGGTAGGGATATTTGTCCAGAAATTCTTACCTTATAGGATCCGATTGGCACACCACCAAACATAATAGTTGGCATCAACGCACCAACATAATATTTAACCCACGGATTATTGGCATTAGAATTATTTTTTAATTCTATAGTACAATAATCAGCTTCTCCTGTAGTATCTATATAAACTATTGGCGCTCCAACACCTACGTCTACAGGCTCTGATTCACATCTAGCACCTGTAATTCTAGGTGCTGACTTCATTTTAAAAGTTTGTTTGTCAGATAGATTAATACCTATCTGAGCATTAAGTAGTTCAGAGTCTATTATAGAATCATAAAATGCACCCTGAACTTCATAAGTTGTTGTAGGTTTTAGATTATTAATAGTTACAGAGAAGGTATCAACCCCAGTAAAATCTCTACGAGTAACGTTGCTACCTTCTTTAAGCCAAAAAGACCTGCCTATAACGTCATAATCAGAGTAGATAGAATGCTGGATATACGCCAACGTATATCCAGTTAAGACGCTATTTAGGACCATTTTAGCTGGTGCATTATTTGAAATCATTTAAATAGTAGCCCAACTAACAGATTGTTCTCCATCATCTCCTTCTGCTCTAATACGAAAATATAGTTTTCTATTGACCCCTAGAGCACCGCTATTATGAAGAGCAAAATCTGCCTTATTATATATTAATAAATAGTCATAAGTATACTGATTTTCAATACGTACACTTCTTAGCATTCTATTCTGGGAATCATAGATTTCCAAAGTATAGAATATACTTTCTATTATATCTTCTTCTGGTACCCTATCCCAAGCTAGTTTTACATCTGGGCCGACAAACTCAGTTACATCCCCAGAGGCCGTATTAGTTACTCTAAAATTAGATACTACGCTTAGATTTTTAGCAGAGTTAAGTTCTATAGATAATGTTACTGGAGAACTTCTTCTACCGTTTATATCTACAGCCCTTATTTCAAATATTGCTAAACCTGCAGGCTCTCCAATTATCTCTTGGATCATGCGTTCATTGGGATTTGTTTCTAGTTGCTGCACAATATAAGGTTCAGCATGACCGGAATGCACTATAGAGTAATAAACTACGTTACTAGTTAAGCTTGGAAGCCAAGATAACTCACCATTTTTTCCTATAGAACCAACTAAACCACCGGGTGTAGGAGTATATTTAAAATCTCTAGGAGGAAGAACGTTGTTACTAATATCTGGTATATCATTACCGCTATTGTCTACTTGATCAGAGTTGATAAATACATCTTCCCCATATTCCTGTAGAGTAACATTTATCTTTCCTTCTCTAGAGTTTTCTACTTCATCTACTAAAAAGTACTTCTTATCCCATCCGTAACGGTCGTATGTAAATGCAATAGCATCGTTAGGTTCAATACCAATGAATTGATATGGTAGAGAAAATGAGAGGGTTCTAGAATACCTAGATTTCTTAAGTTCTCTGTCTGCAAAACTTCTAGCAGTATAGTAGTTAGTTATGTTTGCAAAAGATAATTGTAATTTTTTGTCTAAATTTTTATCTTGCTCTTTATATTTAGAGTTGTAAAAGGTAATAGAGTTAGTTTTCCAGCTAAGAGCTGGGTCTACGATGGATGCTTGAACTGAGTTGAATTTATTTCTACCAGTAGTATCTGATAGCTCTAAATCACCATAAGTATCTAGAAAATTAATCTCTAATGGAGTATTAGAATATTTTTCTACAGTAACCCTATACTGACCAGATAAGTTGTTAATAGCTCCACCGTAGGACTCTAACAAACCTTGTACATTTTTAAATACTGATTCAGATGTATCTAGAATAGTATTCATTTGTACTATTTGTCTATTTTCTGCTAATGGATCAGTCCACCCAACATATCTCCAGTATGGCTGCCAGGATACTTGGTAAGATTCATCTATAATATCTAGGATAGCGGCTTCTTGTATCAATTGTTGAAGAGGGAACTGATCAATAGTAATGTTTGCGCCATACCTATCTGAAGTTAAGTAGTCAAGTGTTTGCCAAATACCATTTAAACTAGTATTATTAGCAGTTACTCTACCATCAGAATGATAGATTTTTATCTTCTTACCCTGAATCTCAGCACTAACTTCTGGAATCTCAGTCCTATTTTCATTGATAGTAAAACGTACTACCGCGTATGCAGTATCTAATAGTTTATATCTAGCATCCCAGTACTCAGGCCCATTACCGTTCATATTTTGGAGATAGAACCCACGTTCCTTCGCTATGTTTACTAATACTTCAGAAGCCGTTTGATCAGCCTTTCCATGATAAGTCCAAATCCTTATATCACCATTACCATCATTATATTTATATTCCTGACCGTGCACAGAAGGACTACTAGAAGAGATTCCTGATGCTATTCTTTGCATGGTGTCTCCGGCTACTTTTTTAACACCGAAACAGGTTCTGGCAGAGCTATCATTAGCATCCACACAAATCATAGGGTTATCCCCAAAGGAAAAGTCAAGAAAACCGTCTATCTCTCCTTCAGCAAAGGCATATACTACATAAACTATATTAGGGTTGCGTAATTCCGTATCCGCAAAAATAGGTATTCCCGGAATTTTCTGTACACCATAAACTACTGGTATATACTTAGCAGCAAGGTTAAAATCTATATCTACTTCTTTAGTAACAGTCTCATAATACTTTTTAAGGCTATAGCTCCTAGATAGGCCAAATAGCTTTTTCTTAGACTTTAGCTTGTATCTTTCTTCCTGTACCTGATATTTTGCTAGAATAGAGATACTTTTATTGGCATGAAAGAACCCATAATCTTCTTGGTACTCAAGTCTTTTAGCCCCATTAGATGGAACTAATTGCCCTGCTACAACCTCAAGCCCTCTATGAGAAGCGTCATCAGTAAATCTACCGTTAACCCTATCAAAATCATAGAATTGGTTAGAACAATTCCAAGTAATTGTGGAGGTTCCAACCCCAGAAGTACTAATGTTGTCCTTAATACCCCCACCGGTAATTCTCCCTCTAAAATATAATAAAGGCCCATTTGTGTCTGGGTCTACAGGTAAAATAGAACCATCCTCTGTAATAATTGCTTGGTGGATTGATACTATCCTATCTAAAAAGGACACACCATTCTGCACTAATTTCAGTACTTCATCCTGCGCTGTACCTGTAATAGTAAAAGATAGACTACCAATAGATAAATCTCTATTTTGTTTATGTGCGCTAATAGACTTAACCTTACCGGCCTGGTACAAAATACCATTATATAGTATATCTCTAAAATAATCAGTTAAATAAACAAAAGCAGTATTAGTACCAGTAGAGCCAGGTAATTCTAGGGAAATTAGACTAGCAGTTTTTATTCTGCTATTATTTTTTAAGTAGTTTCTAGCACTATCTAGTATTTTCTTCATAAACTTTCCCGTAAATTTAATGAGATGCCGGAATATGTTCCGTTATTATTTAATGTAGAACCAAAAGAATCAGCATTCATTAGCTTAGTTCTAAATAAGATACCATTAAAAACTGGTTTTTCACTACCCGTAGTAGTAATAAATAGGTCAGGGTATAAGGATAAGTTCCATACATTTCCTGAGCTAGTAAAATTTGTTATTTTATAGACTTTTGGGTGATTGGATAATTTAAATAGATCTCCAGCTTTTGGTAGTCCTGTCAAGGTTCCATTAGTATTTAGTATAATCTGTGAACCTTTCTGTCCTGCTGGTATAGTAACACTTTTAGTATCACCACGTACTCTAAATGCTTCATACTGAGGTAGAAGTACTTCTAGGTAATCTCCAGTTCTTTTATATTCTAAAATTTTAGAATCTAGGAACGCATATTCATCTGGGAAAAGTTCCGGGTATGAGATATTAATTCCCCAGTATTGAGCAGATATTTTAACCTCTTTGACTTTACCATTAGGTAATTCATCACGAATCATAGGGTCATTATCTACTACGTTGACGCTTTCAAAACCTAACCCTGGGTATTCTGGGTTCGTGTATGGATCTGGTAGTCTCATAGTTAATTTCTCCTCTTTAATAACAATATTATAATAGTATTGGAAAATTTTATCAAGAAATTTTTATTTTTCCATAAAGAAAAGGAGGACATAAAGTCCTCCTCCAATATTACATATTACCAAGAGATTTAAGGGTGGATCCATTCTCATTAAGAGCCAGTTCCACGGCATCTCTTAAAGCAGTGCTGTTATTCGATGCAAAATCTCTAAAGCTAGCAGCATCCATTGTGCTAATATTCAGAATGATTGGTCTTCCAGAGGTAGTCTTTGATCCATCGGAAAGCTGATCATTAGGTGTGGCTTTCATAGGAACCATAGGAGTTACTACTTCGGTACCATGCTCACCCATTTGATAACTAACCCCAGGATACATCATACCACCCTCAGCACGTGGAACAAATGAGTTGGCATTACCAATACCTTTATCACCACGTAGGTAGGATAATTCTCCTGAGCTAGCTTGCATAGATACATCAATGTTCTTCTGTCTCTCACCTAAAGTTAGGTACTGAGTAGTATCTGCTCCAGAATCTGCAATAGAAGACATACCAGATGCAGAAGATGCTTGAGCAAGAGCTAAGGCACCTGCCAAACCTGCCGCCACCATCAAAGGAATAGAGAACGGGTACGGTACAGCTGTTGCCGCTTGCATTACTGCTACTGCAGTTTGGATGATAATCTGCTTCTTAGCTGCGTCTTGTTGAATCTTCAGCTTTTCAGCTTCCAGCTTCTTCAACTTAGCTTTAGATGCTTCTGATTTACCATCACGTTTCTGCTCTGCTGCAATAGCTTGATCAATGGCACTAACCTGCTGGCTAGTACTATATTGAATCATAGAGGCTACAGTCTGCATACCGGAAGCAATCATAGACGTAGTATCTAGAGACCCCTGAGAGAACTGAATCATAGCATTAGTTAAATTACCCATGCTTTGAGCTACAGCAGTAGCTTCGGAATTTAACTCAGATAGTTTAGAAATTGCTTGGTCATATGAAGACATCCTATTCTGCATATCAGCAAAATCTTTATCCTCTCCAGATAGCCCAGTTGTAGGAGTATACGTAGCTCCTACGGAAGAACCTACCTGTTGCTGCATCTGACTTTCTCTCTGCTTCCTAAGTTGCTCTAAAGCAGCTGCGGTTTTATAAATCTCATTGCGATACTTAAGCTCTTCTTCAGTATTGCCCTTAGACAGCTCCAGCTGTTGCTGCAGAATGGATAACCTTTCAGTGAGAATCTGAGACTGGCCAGTAACATTTCTCTGCGTTTGGCTAACCTCTAAGGCATCCATGAGAGCTGACACATGAGTAGCGGTAGCCTGTTTCTCTGCTTCCCATATTTCTCTACTTATTTGTGCTTGGGCACGTCTAGACTGTTCAGCCTCTTTCTGTTTGTCCGCTTGTTTTGTATACCATTCGTACTTCTCTTTCTCTATAGTTAGTTCTAGTTTTAGCTGAGCTAGTCTATATTGAGTAGTAGTCATAGTACGGTCATTCAGAAGAGCTATCTCACGATCTACACCAAGAATTTTATCTGTGTAATCCTTAACCTTCTTCTGAGCTTCCATACCCTGATTGGTAAGTTTAAGTTTCTCCAACTGAATTTTTTCAATTTCTTTCTCAACAGCTTTATTTCCCTGATTAGTTTGAAGTACACGGCGTAGGGCAGCTTCTTGCTCTTCTAACTGTTGTAACTCTAAACGTCTACCTGCTTCTTGTGCTTTTTCTTTATCCTTAGTTTGGTTGTACACATCAGCTATCTTCTGTTGAACTGCTAACTGATTTTTAGTTTCATTACCAGTTAGTTTAACATACTCAGATAAGGCCTGAGACGCAGTTTTCATTTCAGACAGAGTGTTATAGCCTAGGTTAAGATTTTTAACGTACTCATCTGCACTTTTACCAGTACCTAGAGATAGAGATTCTATGTTTTTTATAGCATCTGCTAAAGTAGCACTAGTCTTAGCAGCAGTATCTGTATTCTGAGCAACATTCTGTATATCATTAGCTAAGTCACTAGCAGTTTTCTTAGTCTGATTATATGCTTTTTGTTGTTCAGTTAGTCCTTTTAATACAGTAGAGTTAAAATCGTATACAGCATCAGGATCAGTAGTATCTCTCTGTAGATTAATCTGTTTCTGAAACTCTGGATTAGCCTTTGCAGCAGCAGCCCCAGCAGCTTGATACGCTGATTTCCAAGCAGTAAGATTCTCTGTAGAATCAGTAACTTCTTTATCCAAGCGTGCTACTTGTAGTCCCATAGCGGCGGTTTCTGATACAAATTGTTTATTAGCTTCCGAAGCACCTGCTGCTGCAAGACCAACAGGAATACCTTCACCAACTTGACGTATAGCTAATTTTGTATAGAAATCTGCTTGTTCCATTCGTTTATCAAACTCAGATTTTAGCTTATTACGCTTATCAAGAGATTCCTTATACATATCTAGAGCTTTATTATAGCCTTCTTCAGAAGCAGCCAAACTTAAAGCAACAGCACCAACGTTGGTAGGATCTATCTGTCTATTAGTTTTTTCTTGAGCTCTAGCTGCTTCAGCAGATACAGAAGCCTGAGAAGTATAAAATACTGTGTTGATAGCATCAATTACTGGTCCTAAGTACTTAGCAGCAGCTTGTTGTATTGTTCTTAGTGCAGCATCTGCGTTAGCAGCAAACTGCTCCCACGGAGTAGCACGTAAAACTTCATCTAAGTAACCAAAACGTTTAGTAGATTCTGCTATAACAGCATTAGCATACGCTTGCTGTTTCTGGAAGGTAGTAAGGCTATTAATATTATATGTTATACCTGTGTTTGCAGCATTTAACTGTTTAACGTAATCAGCATAAGCATCGTTAAGACGAATAGTAACACCAAGTTCATCCAGAAGTTCGATTTCTTGTTTAGATACACCCTTAATTACACGGTTAAGTGCATCAGTCATATCAACACCAAGAACAGCAGCAGCACGACGAGCTACTAAACCAAATTTATTAAGTTGTTCGGCATCAAATCCATAAGCGGACGCTGAAGATGCCTGTCTCATTGCTTCTTCAAAAGAAATAGCATATCCAGCAGCTTCTTGTAGTGATCTAGCAAGGGACTGAACAGGAGTACCTGTCTGAGTACCTACTATAACACCAAATTTTTCAAGACGATTTAACTGATCACCTAGTTTAAGTTGTTCGAATGCAGATTGCAAAACGAAGATGTTGGAAGCAATAGCAGCGTATAGCAGTGGTAAACCACCACCTACCTTAGCCATTGCCGCAAAATCACGAGTTGCACCACGTGCTGAACCAGAAGTATTACCAATGGCTCTAGAAGCTCTACCAGCGGCACCAGCAGTATCATTAAAACCTCTAGCTGTACCACCTAAAACTCTATTGGTGTCATACAGCCTATCTTGAACTTTCTCTGTTGCAGCTGCAACATCATTACCCATTGCTTTAACAGATCTAGAAACTCCATCGAATCCAACTTCTAGTTTATCTGTTACTTCAATAAGCTGGATAGCCAGGTAATCTAGCTTATCACCAATACCATCAATGGATTTAGTGATACCAGCCATACCCCTACTAGCTTGCATTTTAGTAAGACTTTTTGCTGCCCTATCCGCTGCCCTCTCAATGGAGTAAAGGGTTTTGGGCATTTTACCTAACTGCTCATTTGTCAGTTCGGAAGCAGCAGCAGCGTTTTCCAACGCATCAGATACGTTTTCAATAGACTTTGCAGTACGAGTTGCCCCCTTCTGCTTAACATCTATTAATAATTCTCGTATTAGCTTATCAGTCATGTTTTATTTTTCCCAATAAAAAAGGCTCTGGGCAAATCACCCAGAGCCAAGCCTCATCGTGGAACGCCCATTGGAGGAAACTTTTACCGTGCTCGAGATTTAGCATGTGGCTTAACGTTAGGAATCCTTCCGTTTTGCGGTTTATGCTTCTCAGCACGTTTACGTGCAGCATCTACAGCTTTAGCATCAAATATATTGATAATGTGTAGAACAAATTCTTTTTCTATAGGATCAGTAATCCCATAAATATCAAATAAAACACCTAGAGCAGCTTTATCTTTGCCTATAAAGATAGGAAAGTCACCCGGTATGAAACAGTCAATTAGACTATTATAAATATTCATACTAATAGCTACAATAGGTGGAAAATCTTCAAGTTCAACAGGCATAGCCTTAGGATCAGGCTTTATACCCATTGACTCGCAAAGTATTAAATATTGTTGTTTAGTCATTTTAGATGCTGAGCTTTTAATACACTTATCAGCAAAGTCAGCAACAGCATCTAGTAATTCTTTACGCTTTTGAGCTACGAAAAGTGTCTAAGTGGAACACTGTCTGGTTGATCCAAGAATCAAACGCAGCAGAGTTCTGCATAAGCATTACAGCATTATCACGACTGAATGGAACTTCAGTAGCAGGATCAGCATCTGTTTCAATCAGCATCAACTTTTCAACGTCACCTACAGTCAAACCAGTCCAACCTTTAATCGCAGCATCAACGAAAGCTTCAATAAACTTATCATCATCCTGTACCTGAATCAAAGTACCATTAACCCACTCATCACGCTTAGCAGAAGTGATAACTCGTTTAGAAGTAGCACGAGACATATAATTAAGCTCTAGCTTAAAGTTCGGCATACCTGGGTATGAAAGAGTGACAGTACGAGTTTCTAGAGTAATATCTTTTAAGTTAATCATTATTTTCTTTCTCCAAAGAAGTTTATTTCTACAGGATCTGAATCAGCAGTAGGTATCACATCATACTCTACCTGATACAAATCTGAGAAGTTTAGGCGTTTTGAAATACGTGCTAAAGGGAATGTTATAGAAACATATTTATTTTTAATAATTAGTGGAGTTCTTGTTTCAGGATCTAGATTCAAGAACTTATCTCCTACCAATCTCTTAACGTAATAGAAAGCTAGCGTTGCGGAAGCATTCATCTCATTGACATAAGCTCGTTTATTAGTATAAACTTTATTTATATCAAATATACTTCTATCTTCTCTCCAAGAACATTGTTGCTGGAAGGACATAGATGCTGAAACTAATGCAGGCAATGGAGCGCTATTAGTATACACAGCTGGAGGACTATATGGAAGTACTTCACCTTGTGTAATTGTATACCCATCACGGAAAGTAGATACTTCAGAGAATTTTCCAGACTCAATACCAACATTTAGAATCGGTATACTCTTATCTAGAGAAAAATCAACTGTTGATACATAACAGTTTTCGAAATAAATACAGCTATTATTATAATTAATAATATACATATTGAACATAATAGGTTCAATATTGGGGGTATTTCTTGGCAAAAATAAAGAATTTCCCTCACGCGTGAATCCCATCCAGTCAAAGAAATTAGATTCAATAAGCGTAGTACTGAAATTTATTGCCAATGAAATAGATGAAGGATCTTGAGCATTAATAATAGAGTCTGCATAGTTGGTACGATTATGAATAGTACGTCTAAGAGTTTTAAACTCTTGAAAAGACGTACTAGCATCATAGTTAGAGAGGGCATCAAAATGATACCCTCTACCATCATACTCAATAACTATTTTAGACTCTCGCATGAGAGAATAAAACATTTAATTAACCACCTGTTACAGTAATCTGTTTAGTGCCTTTAACTCCAGAACCATCTTTAGCAGTAGCTTCTACAGTTACTGCACCAGTTTTACTAGCATGTGCTGTTAACAGTCCGGTTGCACTGATAGTAGCTGCATCACCGGCAGTGATAGCCCAAGTAACTTCCTTATTATTTGCGGAAGAAGGAGTAACTTCAACACTCATCTGAAGAGTAGCCGAGTTGTTTACTGTAGTAACATCACCAGCAGATTTAACAGTAATTGCGGTTACAGCATCAGTAGCACCATTACCATTAACAATCAAGTTATTAATAGTTGTTTTGGTATATTTACTAGAGAAGCCTAAGTAACCCTCATCGCCAGCATCCAGATCAGATGGAATAGCTTTAAACTCTACTGAAGTACCAAGCACATCATCAGTCTCAATCGTAGGAATATTAACGTGCGCTTGTTTAGCTACTAGAATAGCTGCGGGACGCTCATCATCATACTCACCACCAAGTACTAGGGCAATTTCGAAGCGGTTAACTACCTTCAGAGTTTTGATAAGATCTTTATACAATTCCATAGAACCAAGAGATTTATCATTCAGATAAGCAGTTAATGAACCAGTTAATTCAAAAGCACCAGTAAAGGAACCAATTGGAATAGTAACACGGGACATTACATTAGGTGTTAAATAAGTAATGTTGTTGTTAATAGTAAAAGTACCACCGGTAATCGGTATGTCATAAGACTTATTGGTATCCATGTCCTTGATCTTCAAGATCGTTAGTTTGTTCTTGATATAAGAACCCTGGATAGTCATATAAGTTTCATCATCAATACCTAATTCATCCGGATCAAATGGTTGCTCATCCAGAGGAATAAGCTGATTACCGTTACCAGACCAAGTTACACGGCCAATATCTTCAATATCAACGTTAACTTCTGCCTGATTAATCTGACAGGAATCGATATAACTCCATGCTTTATCAGTCAGAATATAAATATGTAACATTGCTAACTCGTGATAAGAGTTATCTTTGAAGTTAACCATGAAGTTAGCTTCGTTATTGTGTGCCCCTGTATTACCTTCTAGATTAATAGCTTTACCACTAGAAAGTGCATGCCATAACATATAGTCAGGAACAATTTGTTTGTTGGTGGTTTTATCTTTATACGGTAGGATGTAAGTAGAAAAACTCCACTCAGCTGCGTTTAAAGAGTCGTTAAAACGTTTAGAACCACGAGTTGGACGCGGACCAGCTTCATTAACAGTAATATCTGTTGAATTACTGTCCTGACCCCAAGAAATATCATCCTGAACTAGAATCTCTTGCGTGTTGGTCTTATTATGACCAGTCTTAACCGTAGACACGAAGATTCGAGTATTACGTAATAGTTGTAAAGACATTTAATTATTTTCTCCTAATCTGTAACTTATCTGCGAAGTGACCTACGTGGAGGCTGATACCTCACTGTTACATTTATTTCTGCTAAACCATATGGGGCCAGTAGACCCTCATCTGTACTAACTGATGTAATGATCATATCAGTTGCCTCACATGGGAAGGTCGATCCATTAGGTTTACTAACAGTATATTCTAAATTTCCACCTGTGTCAATAACGGTTTTTATATCCGCTACGAGTTTTTCAAGTTGCTCTTGAATGTCTGTTTTCTCTTTATCGTACACCAGGATTGGAAGTTCTAAAAACATCCACTGTTGGCCTGAAGGAAGATACTGCCCAGTTTCAGTTCCGATATGAACTGCCACATAAGGAAACTCTCGTATTTCCTCAAATTTATAAGTTTGACGAGAAACGTTTCCATATAGGTTATTAAAATATTCGTCAGGTTGAGAACCATCCATTTGTTTAGAGATTCGGTCAACCATAGCTTGTGCAATACTTGTTCTATGATCCATTTATTAGGTTCCTTGATTAACCTTAATTTTATATCTGGAGTGAATCAGGTCTCTTGCAGCTTTTGCTATAGCCTCACCAATAAGTTTTTGTGGGTTTCTAGCGCCAGGATAAGGTCGTAGAGATAATCTTCTGTATGTAGATACTGCTGGATTGAACACAGAATATGGACGAGTCATATAATTATATGTTACGTTCAATTCAGGAGAGCCTTTACTAGTTTCAGAATCACGAAGCATAACATCTTTAATTTTTAAAGAGTTTGCAAAGCGACCAGTCCTAAATTTTAGTGGTGCTCCCGCTTTTTTCATATCCTTTATTAAGTATTCTTTAGCAACTATCTCTAGTATAACCTTCATATTGCTATTAGACACAAAACGTCCAGAAGCACCTGTTACTGCACCAGAGTATCCATCTTCAACATCACTAGGATCACCAAAGTTTACCTGCACTCTACCAGTAGAACGTTTTTTACCTACTGAGGATTTTTTACCAGCAGTTGCTTGTATTAGGTTTTCTAGAGCACCTAAATCTCCAGAAAGATCTAAACTAGAGGATACAGCTTTTAGTATAGAGGCTGTTCTAACATCAAGAAGATCTTTGGATACAGGTTTTGAAAATTTAAAAGATACTTGAGCAACAGTACCATCTCTGGTAGGATCTTTTAGCCCTGTTTCAACAGAGTATACAACAGTATTCTTATTATTTTCAGATCGGCCTGCAGTATCTAGCTGCTCTTTAATAATTTGTTTAGCTAGATCGGAAAGAGACATTATACTCTCCTATATACTTCAATAATAGTACGAATATGCTCTGGAATACCAGACTTAGTGCTATTGAAGGTTACTGTTTCACCACCAATTGTTTTAGCTTGGCGATAATCTTGTTTGTGCCAATGATCTACTAGCATACATGCTGCAAGTTTGAGATCTTCAGGTATTGGATTGAATCCACCTTGTGTATATGCTACGTCCATATAACCTTCTGGAGGATTAAATTTGAGAAGGATAATACCGTCAGAGTATAGCTTATACTGCTCTGGGTCAATCTCATTATCGTTAATCGTCACTTTAGTTACGGAGGTAGCAGATGGTGAGCTCAGAAAATATTTCCTACGTGTAGGTTTTGTATTGATTAACTGGTCTACCGCATCAGCATCATCCATGCCTAGAAGGCTCGTGATCAGCGCATTGGCAGCAGTAATCATCATTTCTACACCAGATTCTAATTCAGGTCGTTTTAAACCACCATATAATCTATAATCTTCGGCTGTGATGATTTGCATTTATTTTTCCCAATAAAAAAGGAGAGCCGAAGCTCTCCTTATCGGCTGAAAAGCCTGTATTAAGATGCAGCGTAAGCACCAGATACAACGCCATTATTAAAGTAACGTTGCAGGTTAACACGCTGAGTAACGTAGTACGCATCACGCTGTTTACCAGCTTGGCGCTCACGTTCAACAGTAACAGCACGCTGACGCGGCATTACGAAGTTATCTTTATAAACAATAACTGCGAACTCTGCAGAGTTAGCTTTAGCCGGGAAGAACTCAGAAACTACAACCGGCAAACCGTAAATACGACCAACCTGACCTTGCAGTTTAACAGCATCATTACCAACCTGGGCAACATCCTGCCATTCTTCATCTTCCAGCAAATCGTAATAAGCATCCATAGATACGATCAGTACCAGTTTGCTCAGTTTCAGACCATGACGGCCCAGTTTACGACGCAGTTTAGAGATAGTTTTAGCAGTTACCAGAACAGAACCATCAGCTTTAGCTTCAGTAATAACTTTAGCACTATCGCCTTCAGCCAGTTTCAGCAGACCCTTAGGCTTACCAGTACCGTCACCCGTCATAAACGCTTCTTCGATAGAAACAGCGTGTGCTTCAATCAGACGCTTACGCAGCAGAGGTAGCAGGGAGAAGATTGCATCTTCTTCAGTTTCATCAGTAATGAAGGACTTAGCAGCCAGTTTATAGGTTTTGAACTGAATTTCAGTCAGAGCACCTTTAACTTCGTCACCAGTAGTAGTGTCAGTACCATATGCACTAGCATCTACCCAAGTAGCTTTACCAGCATCTGGTTCAACCAACATAGTAAGAATTTTGCTAGACATTGGCAGTTCTTCAAACAGAGCACCAACTACTAGTTCTTTCTGCAGGTCACGAATAATACGCTGGGAGAAAATAGTTTCATAGCTTTCACTAGAAACTTCTACTGAAGAGGACTGGTTTACAGCTTTCAGGTGTCTCTGGCCATGTTCGGTATCAAATACACCTTTTTCCATCACATAAGACAGAAGAACCAGTTTTTCAACTTCATCTTCAAAGTTTTCCTGAGTACCGTACAGTGCTTTAGCTACGCTATCACCAACGAAGGAACGACCTTCACGAGCTGCTAGCAGAGATTTAATTTCATCCTGGAGACCAACAATAGTTTCCTGCTGTTTTTCTACAGTCTGTGCAAACAGTTCTGCGCTCTTTTTAGATTTTTCATCCAGGGACTTAACCAGTTCCAGAGCTTGTTCCAGTTTCTGACGATCTTCGCCAACTGCTTTAGAAACCAGATCATTCATACGAGCCAGTTCTTTTTCTTCCTGCTCTTTACGCATACGTTCAGCTTCAGCAGCTTTCTGAGCAGCGGTCAGACCTTCCAGAGATTTAGCCAGATCACCCAGACCAAGTTCTTCTTTCAGCTTATTAATATCAATAGTCATTTTTAAATAATTCTCCGTTATTCTTTAACGTAGCCTAAAGCTATCGCAAGTTTTTCTAGTTCAGAAAGATTACGTTCTTGAGCTGGGACAGCTTTAGAACTTATTGCAGTAAAAGATTTACGCCATTCAGTATAATCATGACCATTCATGCTCTTAGCGAGATTGAATGTCGAGTCCTGATTACAAGGTACAGAAACTACCGAAACTTCGTATAGTTCTAAATCTTTAATAATAAATATATCAGTAGCTTCATCCCACTCTGCATCTAGGCAGCGGAATCCGATACTAAAAGTTTTCAGTACACCGTTTTTAATTAGTGAAAAGATAGCCGGGTCAGAACTTTCATAGATCTCGCATTCGATTTCGAGACCCATTTCAGTAGGATTAAGATCAATACACTTGCCGATTGGACGACGATGGTCGTGTCCGAAAAGAATAATCGGGTTTTTCATGTAGTTAGCAAGTGCATTAGATGTTTTCCATGCCGAAGCAGGGATTACATCACCAGCGCGATCTTTACTAATTGTATTAGCGAATCCACGGATTTTTACAACACCCTCTTTGGATTCGCTATCAATAGATTTAATATAAGCATCTAAATGAACCGGTGCTGATTTTAACTTGTTATAGTCAATAGCAGCTTGTGTCATTTATTAGCCTCCAACACCGGAATTAACCGTTACTGTGCATGCAGTAGAATCCTTACTAACTTTCTTGCTATCTGTTACCGTTACTTTATAGACTCCAGAATCCTCAGTAGCTGCTGCCGGCTTAGTATAGGTAGCTCCTGAAGCCTCTGGAATAGGAGAACCATCTTTAGTCCATGCATAAGTATATGGACCAGTACCACCGGTTGCAGTAACAGAAAGTGTTAACGTTGCTCCCTCTTCAACAGACATGCTAGCAGCTAAATCCGTAGAAAGAGTTAAGGGCGGAGCAGGCGGAGCAGGAGGAACTGCTGCACCATAAGCCTCTACAAATTTCTTCCATACTTTACGGTTAGTATGCGCAGATGAAAGTCCTAGTTCTCTACGCAGAAAAGCATAGCTAGGAACATATTTATGCGCAGCAACCGTAGCAAAGAAGATATGAGATTCTGGCAGTTTTTCACCAAAAATGGTCTTTAGACCACTATAATCAATCATTCTTTATCTCCCTCGGTGGAACCTTGAGGTCTACCACCTTCTTGACCGGATACACCTGTTGCAGAACCAGCAACGTTAGCAGGAATACGAATCTTATTCATCTGCTCATCGTCTAAAGGTTCAAGGTTCAGCTCTAAACGAGCTTCGTTACCAGTTATAATACCATTATTAACCAATGAGGTTAAATGTTTAGCCTCAGATTCTTTATCTGGTGTTAATGCAGCTACTTCCTTAGTATTAGGAGTAATCTTATAACCAAAAAAGAAAGTAAGAGAACTAGTCAGCTTGTTCAGCATAGGGATGATAGTCATATAGTAGAACAATTCGATGTTTGGTCGAATGTTCGCATTATTACCACCATCAAGTAGCACTTGCGGAACACCAAAGGCTAGACAGATAGATTTATTAAATCCTTCAATGTCTTCCTTAAAGTCTAGATCTTTAAAAGAGGATATTTGGGAGTACGGTTTAGCTTTCATACCACCATCTAGAATCAGGACAGAGGACTGACCAGTACTAGGATTATAATCTAGTTGTAATTCTTCTTGTTTACGCTCACGCAATTTCTTGTTCAGGATTTCATCCGTCTCAAGAATAAGACCAATCACGGTTCCGTTATCAAGGAATTTCTCTTTAAAGTTAAGCATCTTAGAACGCTTCTCAAGAGAATCAATAACAGTAGCAACACGAGATTGTCCAGAAATTTGAGAATTTGTGCCACACACGTAACTGTTATCCTTTATAAAGATAATCTCATCTACGCGATAGTCTATCTGATTATTAAATATAAATTTTTTGATAAACTTATTGGCATCTGCCTCTACTTGCATTAGTGCAGCAGGGACATGGTAAAGTGCTGTGCCATCCCAATAGATGTATGCACAACCTTCAAAAAGTAGGTCAGTGACTACAAGTCTACGGAATGTGCTTATATCCATGAATGGATTAGGTCGTACATTTAAGAGAGTGTCTAGAGTCTTTGTCTTGATGCCATTGGCATACGTGACAATATTATATTTATCTCCGACAGTATAAGAACACTCCGCCGCACTATCTATAACCATATTAGCAGTTCTATTGAGAATCTCAATTTTACTGTAGGCTTGTCCAGTGGTAAAAGGCTTACGGTTAGTGCGATGACTAACTGGTTCCATGTCTCTTATAATACGTTGACCCGGATTTAGCTTTTCAGTAATCCAGCTTTTAAAACCCATTATAAGAACCTTGCGAATCCTGATTTTGTTTCAGTCTTGACTTGTGTCTTTTCTTGAGGATTCTGTAATTTGTCTTTCTGCTTTTGAACCCACACTTTTTGCTTATTAGCAGAAAATAAAGGAGGTTCTTTTGTGTAAACCTTATGTAATAATTGGTGGTGATGCTGGCAGAGTGTTACTACTTCTTCAATTAGCTCTCGCTCATATTGCTTATAGAATGCTTCCCTATTAGATAGGGTAATCTCCTCATCAGTGAAATCTAATTGATTTTCTTTAGCGAATTTTTTAACTAATTGAGAAATAGTAAAATAATGATGTAATTCTAGGTCATCATTACTACCACAAATTGCACAGCAATCACCCCTCCTATACCTAGATTTAATTCCGTCACGCATAATTGATATGGCGTCACGTTTGAATTTTACATTGGTGGCCATGTTCCTCCAATCCAAAGTTACTTAGAAAGACTACTATATCCTCTGGAGCAACATTAAAAAATTCTGTGCTTCCTGTAAATTTTGAAAACCCACAGTTTTTATTATAGTACTCTCTATGGACTTCTTTTTCTAAATCTAGAGCAGTTTCTCTATCAGGTAGATGATATGTGGTAAACAAGTATAAATCTGAAAATCCAGACTCTCTTTTAACCTCGTTCAACCGCTTCTCGGGGTATAAACTTATACCTACTTTAGTACCCATAGAGGAGGACATGATATAGAGAAATCCACCATTATCCCATTTAAGGGAGCAATAAGGACATCTTCTACCCTGCGTCAACCCATCTAAGGTAATATAGCATTCATGACCATTGTTACAGCGTAGATGCAGTTTTGTTTTTGCATTAGTATAGTTATTTAATAGTGTATACCCTATACTGGATACCCTATTATTAACTTCATCTAGCGATATATTATTAGGAGCGCAATGTGGGCAACTCCTTCCCATATGAAGTATAGAATGCGGCGTTGCTTCCCAAACGTGTGCTCTTTGGCACATAAATAATGTTTTTGTACGTTGGTTTACATATTCACCGACAATTCGGATTCCACGATCAGCTAATCTAGTATTTATATCTTTTATTGTTAGCTTTTGTCGACCCATAGAATCTCCTACACCCCATGTAGAGCACTAATTTTTCTTGTTTACGTTCTATTATGGGAGAAGTTCTCCCGATCAATGAATATAGTATACATAATCGTATCGAATTTGTAAAGGGAATTTTAAAATGCAGGAATGGGATACCAACTGAGTAGTATCCCATCCTATACTTATTTATTTACCACGGGAAATAGAGTAAATTCCATAGCGCAGCGCATCACAAAGGTGAGAGTTAGCATCATGACGTGGTTTTTCACGTGATAATTTTTCCTCACCTTCTTGGAAATCCCACTTATAGTTCTGCAATGCATGGATTAATGAGGAACATGAAGCATCTACAATAATCTTACCCTGCTGGAATAGCGCTTGCAAGCATGCTAGACCGTCTAGGACAGACTTTTTAGCAGGAGCAGAGGCAATCTCATGTTCATACGCTAAGTCCTGACGGAACTGAGCTGCGGCAGAGTCAACAAAAACACGATCAACTTTATAACGATCTATACAGTGCTGGATATACGCAGCATGTTGCGCTGTAGTTTTCTCCGCCTGCTGGTACTCTTCTAATACATAGTAAGTATCTGTATCATAGTGGTACTTAATAGTAAGAACTGCTGTAGGATCACGATAACCAACGTCAATACCAAGCAACGTTTCGAATGCTTCATCATCTTTAAAGAAGTGACGCATACCTTTAAGGTCTTTAACATGATCAATAGCATTAAAGGTATCGAAGATCTGACCTTCGAATACAGAGAAGTCAGCCTCATATTCCTGACGGAAGTAGTTTTTACTAACGGTACGACGTGCTTCTTCGATATCATTCAGATCAGCACGTGGGTTATCACGATATGTACCATGAATAGATACCCAGTTAGGCAACGTATCATCAAATCCATAGGCATAAAACTCTTTAAACCAGTTACCACCACGAGGAGTAGAGATAAATAGAGCCTTAGAGTTTGGTTTATCTAGGGTAGGGCGCAACTGAACTCTAAAGGCATCGCCACCAACATCGGAAATTGCCGCCTCATCGAAGATGATAAAGTCATATGAACGTCCAACTGCGGAGTCAGCCTGCGCCGCAGAAGCTAGTTTAAACAGTGAGCCGTTTGCCAGCTCAATTTCTTTATCTTTAGCATTCTCACGTTCAGTTTGTAGGCCATACTTCTTAATAAGACCACGAATCTGAGACCATCCGATGTTGGCTAGTGAGTAGTTAGGAGCAACTACTAGTACCTTTACATTAGGTTCCAGCAATTTTAGGAACCCAAGTGTATATGCTATAAAGGACTTGCCCACACGACGTGATACACACGCCGTTACAAAACGATGTCTAGGGTCTTCTAGAGCATTAATAATTGCTATTTGGGGGCCATTAGGTGTAATACCTTCTTGTGCTAGTATTCCTGAAACGGGTAGACGAAAGAAACGTTTATCTATTCCGAAATCAATAACATCTACTGTGTTAACGTAGGGTCTTGATACTTCCATTACTTCTTACCTCCAGTAGCTAGGGAAGTAATTAAGTCCATATAGTTTTGATCCCCAGCTCCAGCAATAATATTATTCTGGATATTGGTCTGATTAGCAGGAGCACGGACGGCAGCTTTAGCTTTTTCTAGCTCCACCATCATTTTCATCTCTTCCATTTTCATCTTGTGCGCCTTCCAGAGAATATCCATAATATCCTGGTCAGAACCCATGCCGGTTTCTTCTAGTTCCTCTAGTTTACGCTTAATAACTTCATCTAGAACACCAAACAAACGATCTCTGTTACGGAATCCACTTTCCATAAAAATATCGTTTAAGTAGTTCTTAACTTCACTACGATTCATAATATCTCGGAAAGCAATTTCTGACATTCCAAGGCTACGTGCGGCAGAAGGCACATCGCTACCGCACTGTAAATAAGCTTCAATTACATCCATCCCTTCAGGGGACATAAGATCTGGTACTAATACATCATTTGCCATATTTCCTCCTTTAGGTAAGGCGTTGAACTGTTACTCTTAATCTAGGTAGAAAAACTGCACTACCTAAACTTACGTGCATAACTACCCCTAACTCTACATTTCCGTTCCCCAGATTTTTAGCAGTGTATATAAAACTATTTCTACTTAGGGCATTGTTAGGTGTGTATCTAAAAGCAGATGTAGTATGAAAAGGTACTAAATACCCTACTGGTAGTGTTAAAATCTGGTGGAATATCGCATCTCCATTACCATAACTATATGCTCTTCTTCCTTGCACTTGAAACACGCCGTTATTCCATGTATTAGCAGGAACACCTGCACAGTTAAGATTACCTGATATAACTTCAGTGGTAAGAATTACAGTAGCATTGCCACCCGGTATACCTAGCCCAATAGTTGATAAACCAACGTATCTATCTCCAGTTCCTGGGTAGCTGGGAGTAATATCATCCCCCATGTAAGAACTACCAACATTTCCGCTAAAAAGTCGTAGTGGAACTGCTGAAGGCCCCCAAACAACCCCGTGTTCATTACCGATAGTATTATCATTAGAGTTTACGTACCATTGCTTACCAGCTCCGAATTTGTAAATACTAATTTGAGACTTAACCCCTCCATAGTCCACAGGAGACCATAAACTCCCGTTACTAGAACCTACAAGTTCACACCTTGCGGTGGTATCTCCAAAGGCCCCAGTGTACGCTGCATTATTTCCAACATATTCCATATCTGGTCTATAACCTAAGTTACCAAAAGCGTTCTGGTTAATAAACTTGTATCCAGTATTGGGAAGACTAACCCCTTTAATTATGAAATTAGAAGGAGATATAAGAATATCTGAACCAGTAAAAGGATTACCAGAGATACTCATACCACCATTTGAGTATCTTAAATTCAGAACATACCAAATAACTTTAGTAGGGGTTATGTTATACCAATCCTGTAATATTGTAGCGTTACCAGATTGGTTAGCTAAATTAGTTGTAGACCCCCTACAAACAAATCTGTTACCTCCATCATGATACATAGTATTTACATTACCAGGAAGACCTTGTCTTACCCCACCATACCCACGTATGTTAGAGTTACAAACATAAAACCAATCGTGCCCTCTGTGTGCTGATCCTAAAGGAGACATCCATCCTGGGTCCCAGTAATATTGGTTATTACCATCTATAGGTACTGTACTACTATTAGTAGGGAATCCTAACTGTGCAAAAGCTTCTGCAACAGTAATACCTACTGGAGCTCCTGCACCCGGCCTAACTATACCATGATACGTACTATGTAAGGTAGTACCCCCTGTACCATTCCTAGAAATAGATTCTTCATGCCCTATAGATGGATTATAGTTATATGTACCAGATGCCAGGCTATTACCAAATGCAAATCCACTAGTCTGGGAAACACTAGCAAAAGATCTAAAAGGATCTGCTTGAGTGGCAACTATAGTTTGACCCACCTTACTCTGAGTACCATTAAGAAAAGCTCTGTGAGTACCATTAATCTCAATAGCAGTTAATATAACTCTACCGGGGTCATTGGATTTAATATTTATTATGTCAGAGGGCATCTGACATACAAAAAACCCATTACCGGCATCACCTAACCCAGACTCATAAGTACCATCAACTAGGACAAATGGCATATCACTATGAAAAATACTATTGGTATTTGGACTATAGTGACGATTAATGTCACCACCAGATTCAGTATTTAAAGATAGTACGGTCTTACCATCGCTATATTTTCCAGCGAAAAAACCCATATAATCTCCTATTATAAAAATGTATTTGCTTTCATCTCTCTATTTTGCTATAATATATTCATAAATTAGAAATGGAGAGATAAATATGAAAAAGTTTGTGATTACACTAGTTGCCGCAGTTATGTTATCTGGTTGTGCACCTGCTCCCAAACCATTTTGTACTGGATTTGTAAAATCTTTTGGTGGTGCGGGAGAAGAACATTACGGCCTCAAGGTTCAAAAAGTTCGTATTAAGGGAGATCGATTCCCAGTAGTACAGCTCCGTACTAAGTTTGGGTGGTGGGATCTCAGTCAGTTTGACCTTAAATATGGTGATTGTAAATTTAAACTAGAGCAATCTAACTACCTGTAATTAGTATAAAGCAAAAAGACATCTAAGTAAACTAAATTTTTTATTTTTTGGACGGTATATTGGCAGAAACCACTATGTAAGAAAAGTAGAAGTCCTTCTAGGAAGTCACGAGCATGGTTGGTTATGCACAAATTATAAAATATTCCAAATACCAGACTCATAGGAGCATAAAAGATATGTCAAATAAAAGAAAGAACAGACGTGGAGAAGTGTACGAAGCGTGGATTAATATTTACGGATTTGGTTTTGTATTATTCCTAATCTTCGTAGGTTTTTGGTTAGCAGCTATGGCGGGGTGGATTTAATGGAATGGGTAATTATTGGCATATTCGTCTTATTGATACTTCTCTTTGTAGGCTTACGTGTAATAGATACCTCTGTAACCCAAACAGAAATTAGATTAATGCAGTTGAGTAATAGATTATCTAGAATTGAAACTTTATTAGAGGAGCGTAAATAATGGAATGGGTAATTATTGCACTACTGGGGATTGTGATTATTGGGCAATGTATTCTAGATAATCACTTAGCTAGAATTGAAACCTTACTATCGGAGAAACGTAAATGATGGAAGTGGGAATTACACTAATAGTAATATTAGTCTGGGTAATCCTCATTGTCTCTCGTATCGTGTATCTCCGCCTAAAAACTCTAGAAGCTCAGGTGAAACAACAACAAGTTATTCTAGAAAAGTTAGTACTACTGCAACGTTGTGATAGCACCCGTATTCTGCAAATTGAGAGGGAATTAGATGTTTAGTATTGTAATTGCTTTTATTATCGGGATACTTGCGGGAGTTTTCGGGGCAACTGCGGCTATTAACAAGCATCGCAAATATATTGCGGGAGTATCGCGGGAGATTGCGGAAAGGGAGCGGAAGTTTGACGAGAAACGTGCGGAGTTTGAACGAGAATGGTCGGATGGATCTCGGGCGTCGCGGAAGAGATTTCGCATGTCAGAATCAGGAGACAAGCCGGTAGACAGGAGAAGCTCATGATATTTAAGAAGATTCCAGATGAAATAGTTGGTAGCTTCTCATATGACCCAGATACAGGACAATTCTCCCCTATTGTAGGATATACAAAGGAAAGTGAAGGATATCTTGTATACCGTCACCCTAAATTTGGGGAGTTTAAGGTACATCGCCTAGCGTGGTGGTATACCTACGGAGAAGATCCTGGGGAGTCTCTAATAGACCATAAGAATTGTGATGGATTTGATAATAGAAAGAGTAATCTTCGTAAAGCATCCCACGAGCAGAACTTAGCAAATCAGCGATTATCAAAGAATAATACCTCAGGGGTTAAGGGTGTATATTGGGACAATACTCGTAAGAAGTGGAGAGCACGCGGGAGATATCAAGGAAAATATTTTATCTCGGCCTATTTCGAAAGTCTCGAGGAAGCTGAGAGTGCAATAAGGGAAGCACGTGAGAAAGTGTGTGGTGAGTTCACAAATCACGGTTAATAGCGCTAATTTGGAAATCTTGAAATTTCATAAGATTACACATACGGGTGTGCCCAGTGGGTTGGGGGAGAATACTTAGTCTGCTAACCGCCACCCCCGTTACTATTACCTTGCTAACTGTTTCACCCTGCAACCATTTTAATTGCAGGGTGAAACAGTTTCAACTTTAATTATTACGCAACTTTTAATTTCTCAATATATTGTTGCGGGCTGCAACTATATTCTGCGCGTTCTTCTTCGGTCATACTTTCCCAGCATAATTTCAAACGATCGGCTAGGAACTGATAATCATTATCATCCTCGAGCGATTCATCAATAAAGGTTCCGCCTATCAATGCCACGCCGATTGATAGAATATCATTAACGGCTTGCGCGTCCAACGTTTTAAATCCGTATGATGCCGCCGCTGATAATACACCTTTATGATCATCAATCATTGTAAAATCAGCGTTCGGGTATAATTGTTTAAATAATTCAAAATAATACGATTTATAAACTGCGTCCTTGCTGTAGTATATCTCGCTAACCTTATCAGCTTCAAAATATTTATGCAGTGTATCGCGGGAAAATACACGGATATTACTATCCCCACGCCCGCGCAATCCTTGCTTGCGCAAATAATAATAATCTGATTTGCTCATCAGGCGAGCGGTACAAATAATGTTTAAAGTATTTGCGTCATTCATGCATTGGCGCATATATTCCACCAAAGGCAATAAAGTATCTTGCATTATTAAATGATGTTTACACGCCTCATTTTTATACTTATTTAAATCTAGATTACCCTCACTATCGAAGCAAGGCGCTACGCGATGGAATGAATTAACGATAGTGCCATCAAGATCCCAGATCATGACGCGGGAAACATGCGGGAAATTATGGGTAATATTCGTTTTAACTTGACTCATTTTGTTACGTTCTCCATTAAAGGGATGTAGTTTATCTAGCATTGCCCGCTATTTATCAGCGGACAATAATAAATCAACTATTAAAGACCATAAGCCAACGCATCAGCGATATAACTAATATCTTCGCCGGATACGTGGGAACGAATACCCGCGCAAATGTAGACCTTTGCGCTCGATAGCTGATCATCAAAGCAAGCTGGACAAGGCGCGACAACTGCAAACGATAGGCCGGATTTCACGGCGTCGATGATAATCGTTTCCTGCTTCACCGTATCAACATAAACGCCTGCGGCCTTAATGTGACTACTTGCGCGGCCTTGCGTATAGGCGAAAGTCGTGATCTGTAGCGCCTCATTAAACTCGATTAAGTCATCAACAACGTGACCGGCCTCGACGTGGTAACGCTCACCATTTGAATAAACCAGAACGATTGAGGACTGAGCGCGATCGAATGGGATATTTTGCTTTTTCATATTTATAAAACTCCAATTAATTTAATAAGGGGCATAAGCGAGGTATATACCCCGCTTATAAATTTAATTATGCGAAAAATTTGCCGTTTTTAAAGTCAATCAAAGTGCGCTGGCCGTTTGCATAGGTAATTAAATGCGTTTGCGTCCAGCTTGACGCGCCAACGTTATAGCCCATATCGAGGGAACCAGCAACGCCCGCCGTATATACGCCGCCGTATATGCTGGCGGTGTGGGTGTGCCCCGTGTTTAATTTGCCCAATTTCTTAAATTGTTTTGGATTGCCACGGCTGCCGTTAATGCCGTTGTGACCGTGTACACCGCACTCAATGCCTGCAATCTTGAAAGATTGATCAGTCGTTAGGAAAATCGCGTTAAACTCGCAACCTGCAACCGTACGCAACGCATAATCTAACACGTTGAAAGTATCGTCATGATTACCGATTGCCGCGTAAATCGCAGCATTAAGGCGGTGATATAGTTCCGCATTGGCTGGATCGTCTTTAATGTTAGCATTGCGATCATCAAGCCAACGGGATAGCGCCAGATCGTGGTTTGATTCCACAATGATTGTTTGACTAAAATCACGTTCCATTGATTCCAGCACGCGCCCGGTGTCGATGAGATCATCCAGAACCTTATCACGTCCGGCTGCATACTGTTTCGCTAGAAATACACCAGAAGCGCGGTTGTGATGGTTGCGTGATGTAAAATCATGCACGTCATGCACAAATTGATATTTTGGCTTGAGAATATCCACTAGCCCATAAGTATCACCGTGCCCCCATGACGCTGCGGCGCACTCCTCATCTAATTTTTCGGCGTGAATATCGCCATATTGCAAGCCTAAAACATGCCCCGACGTTTCAAAGCATCCGGTGGGAGTAGCGCAAACGTTCAGATCGTAAAACATGCCGCTTTCGTCCATCGTTTCAAGCTGGCGAACAAAAAATTCCCCGTCCTCGTCGAACTCAACAATAAGCGCGCCGTAATTATGCAGCGCTTCCGCTTTTTGCCCTGCTTTCTGCTGAATGTAGTTTTTGAGCGTCGCCGTTCCGGTTGAGTACATGCGGCGCACTACTTCACCTTTGAGAGCTGGGACGCTTTCGGCGGTGATTTTAGCGTGACCAATTGCCAGACCTTCCAGATTAAGCGCGGTTGCAGTTTCTGCGAATCCAGACAGCGGATAGTCTGCGGTCGGTAGTACGTTAATTTCAGCCATGAAAGCGAAACGGCGGTTATTTAAAAACACGTTCTTATTGCAGATATATTTGTCAAAAGCGGAATCATATTTTACACCGTCTGCGCCTTCCCCATTCTGGAATCCGTTTTTGTTATAAATATACTTAGAAACAAGCAAATCAGCGCCGATAAATTGGGCGTATTGTTCAAGCGAGGACAAAAAGTTTTTATGCGGGAAAGTATTATTCTGAATCGATGTAATAATAAAGCGTTTACCTTGTTTTACTTCCCATTGCTCCACCGTGCTAGAAATAATTCCAGCCGCCTCGGGGCGCTCGTCGTTTTTAATGGCTTTTGCTACTTTCGCCGCTTTTGGCTTCGCTGGTTTATTTGCTTCCAACCAATCACAAATCGCGGTCGAGTGTTTCGTTGTATCGTAGACCGCTTTTGAAATATCGTCGCAGACTTCCAGCTTAGTAGCGCGCAGACGTTTACCATAGAAATTAAAGTCAGCGGCCAGCTTCAGGATAACGGTTTGCTTTTCTGCGGAAATAATCATAGTAATAAGCTCCATTAAAGGGATAAGGTTAATAACGGCAATATTGCCAAATATAACGCCTTGAACAATAGGCGTTATAATTTGCAACATTCAACTAATAGGCATCAGGCTAGAACTAACACCACAAACAACGGCGGCAATAAAACAAATCAGGCCCAAACGCTTCGCTAACTTAGATTTGCGTTTAAAATAATATGAATCTAAATCATTTTGAAAATAAGCGAACAATAACGAGGCCGCCACAATAAATAGGCCTAAAATTAAGGATTCAGTAGGAAAGAAAATCATTTTAATAACTCCAATTAAAGGGAAATTATAGTGGGGAATAATCCCCACTAATTAAATTTATTCACCTGCGGCCTGCTTTACCTCATCGGCAACGCCTAACAGTTGCGCCACGGCGTCCAGCGTTTCCAGCTTCGCGCTTTCAAGGCTTGCCAGATCATCGGCGTCCTTGATAATGCCGGAATCAATAGCGTGTTTTGCAATTACCCGCACGTAATGAGCTTTGCGGATTGAACTGCCGCCGCCCACTTTGCGCGGCTTGTCGCTTTTCTGATAGGCTTTCGCGCTGGTCAATTTTGAGCGAACTGACACGGGAGAAGTCGCGCCCACTGCCTTTGCAATCTCTTTCAGGCCGTCGCTATTTGCAAAATCTAAACCGTTTTCATTGATTAACTGCTGGTACATGGAAACAGCCTGCTGGGTGTTTTCTTCGTTCCAGGAAAATTTTGCGGCTTTAACGTTAGTCATGGTAAAAACTCCAATTAATTTAATTTAAGGGATTAAATGATTAACTAATGTTAATCGTTATATGCCCCGAACTACTGGGGCATATAAAGTTAACACTAATTTATAAAACGGCTTCCCATTTTTCGTTGCGTTGAACAACCTTTACAACGTCGCCGGATTTAACGCGAACGTTATAAACGGTTTTTCCGTTGTTACTGCGCTCATTTTCAGCGTATACCGCGTCAATTGTATCGAACGGCATGAGCGCCGCGCCTTTAATACGTTCGGCTTTTCCGGTCAATTCATCCGTTTTAGTAACGAAAGGGATGAAAACGGATTGACCAACTTTCGGCGCATTAATAACGTTTTTCATGGTATAAACTCCAAGTTATTTGTGGATTGTTCCGCATTATCTGCTACTTTCTAGCAGATAATAAGAAAAAATCCGCTCGCCATTATAAAATCAATTTAAGGAACTCCACGCGGGCCGCTATATCCCAGTTAGGGGGCGGGGCACATTATGGCAAGTACCGGCCGTCAAATTGTATCAAGTTATCGTTCTTATCGAACTGGGTACATCTTAAAGCCTATCGGCTAGGTTGTCAAACTATTTTTTGCAGTTTTTTATGATTTTCCTTCAGGTCAATCATAATATTTCGCCAGATCATTTCTAGTCCTTGCTGGCGGCCTTTCTTGTACTGCTCAAATCGATATTTTACCGATCTTTGCGCTACTGTCAATAAATTTTTTGTTTTGCTATCCAGTGCCTTGCTAGGTTTACCAGTGATCAATAAAGTTTGTTTCATATCGTCGATTCCTTATATAATAGATAAGTTTACCGCCGATAGGCTTTAAGATATACCCAATTTTTAAAGAGCGCGGCGGTAAACTTCCCGCCGTGTAGTTCGTCATTGCCGCCCTACGAGATAAATAATAACAAACAACGAAAAAGGCGCAACCTTATTTTTGTAAAGAAATGTAAAGACAAACGCCACCGGACACCATGCGGCGACCTGGGCGCGGCGCATTAAAATTAAAAGAAACGGGCGCGCGAATACCACAAAACATAGCAGATAGGCAAGTAAATTTTTCATTTTTATTTGCTTTGGGGGTATTGACAAAATCTAGAATCCTCCTGATGGCGATAAAGGCGTATAAGCGATGCACTTGCTTAGGTTAGTTTTTAAGGCGCTTAGAATGCGTTCTAGATGCCTTAAATTGGACTTAACAAATATTTAACAAAAGCAAAATTGAAATAAAGTTAGAAAAGGTCTTGACTTTTAAAAATCAAGATCAAATGACTTAATTTATTAAATTAATTAATTGACAATTCCAAATTCAGCTTTTTTAGTTTCAAGCCATAATAATAACTCTTGTAAATCATAACCAGACTTACTAACACGCTTGTTACTATTAGGCACTCGAAACATAGCCGTCATATATTTACGCCCGTTACTATCAACACGATTATTAGAATGATATGAAATATTTCTAGGTAAACCATTAGCACGCAAACTATCACCCTTGTTACTACAATTCTGCGAATGAGTAACAAGGCGTAAGTTTTTAATGTTATTATTAGCGCGGTTACGATCAATATGATCGATTGTTAGATTGCTATCTATTTCTTTATGAAATAATACCCATATGATACGATGTACTCGGTAACTAACGTTATTAATAGTTACGATATAATAACCACTGGAATTAATACAACCGGCAATATCACCTGCTGAAATATTATCCCGCGTTACTTTCCATCGTAGAAATGATGGCGACGATTCATCATAATATACGTGATCTTTTATATCATTATAATTAATTTCTTTATATTTACCCATTGTTATAGTTTCCTTATGTTATTACTTTAATCTCTATTATATTATATCAAAATGATTAGCAGACTAGCTAATGAGTTTTTCAGGTTTAATTAGCTGACTCATAATCACTCTAAAAACCTATTAGGCAACTAACTATATTTTACGATATAATAACTACATAAATTAATTAGTGAGAATCACTATCATTTAAGTTATCCACAGACTTATACATTTTGTAAAATAATTTGACACGATAGGCGGCGATATGGGGACTTTTGCACAGACTTATCCACAGCTTATCCTACTGTATAAATATACAGGGTAAAAAGGTAGTGTTAACGACTGCAATCAATTTTATGCGGCCTAAAACGCTTTCTAACGAGCTAAACGCTGCGGGGTAATATTAAAGTAAAGCCGTGACACGGCGGCCAGGCGGCGGCAATGCTGGAAATGGTAAAAGGTATCGATATTTCTACTTTTACCGTTAACACCGAAAACGAGTAATAACTAGCCTATTGTAAAGTTTTGTAAAGGTCGCCTTTTATGGTGGCCTTTTTTGTTATAATGCTTTTACACCAGAACGGTGGATTGAAAATTTTCCCAAAATTTTGGAGGCTTAAAATGGTTGCTTTTTCTTCTTCTGACGCTCTTTTCACTGGAAAAGGCTGGGTATCAAATCGCTGGATTATTCAGGAAATGGTCCAAGAATACGGCATTGCTAAAACTTACACCACCATCCAAGCGCTTTATGATAATGATCAAATCGATCAGCAAACGGCGGGCTTTTTGCTGGATACCCTGAAGACGGAACACTGTACCAAAAAACAAGCGGCCAAAATTATTTTAATGTAATCAATAACGGGGCGAAAGTATCGCCCCACTAACTAGGGGAGTATCACAAATGATTATTTTTCGAGCTTTTTTAGCGGGTATCTTGGGCGCTATTTTGACTCTTTTCGCCACCGCTTATGGTATTCAGGATTCCTATTGCGGTTTAGTAAATACTAAACCAATGGTTACTATTGGCGCTGGCATTGCTGTATTTTCTTATCTGCTGGGCTGCATGACTGGTAAAGGAGAATAAAAAATGATCCGCAACGTTTCTCTTGCACGTTCGAAAGGCTTTAAGCTGGTGGATGCTAACACGTTCGAGCGTCCAGATTGTAAAATCGAATATGTAGCACGTAATAAAAATGCCTTTCGTGTTACTGAAAAGAAATTCGATAAGCGCGGCAACGTGATCACTGAAACGGTTAGGCACTTTGCCACCTTTTACGCTGCGTTTCGTGGGGTACTATGAAAAGCGTTATTGTTATTCTCCTTGCAATAGCTGGCGGTTTTATTGCCACCTTATTTAAAAATGATCCCATTTCGTTGGGGATCTTTATGCTTTTATCAGGCTATCTGATCGGGAGGTTATGCAAATGATCATTTACGAGGGCAATCGTTTTGTTGCTAACTGCCGCCCGGCATTGTTAGCAAACTATTTAAACCAGCTTTCGCCAGCTTATAAGGGCGTTATTAATATTTATGAGGGCAAGGCGCATTATAAAATCAATGCGGTCGTTGCCCGTGAACTAGCGTTTCAATTTTTAACCTTTGCATCTTGCGACGTTCAGGTAATGGGTGAGGCATTAATTGCAGAAAGTGAAGATGATTTTATTAATATTTTCCGCAAAGTATGCACCGAGCGCCTGATAATGAAAGGCGCATATATTCAATCCACGGCTGATAGTATTGAAACAGCGTTTCGAAAAATAGGTAAATAATATGGCTGTTTATATTGCTTTGCTAGGGTATGCGCTATCCCTTATTATTGGTATGGTTACTTATAACATGATCGGCAATATTGTGTTATCCCTTGTTGTCTGCACTATATTAGGGCAGTTTTGCGGAATGTTCGTTATATATAAATTAATGCAAGGAAAATAATACTAATGAGATTATATACTTTCGTCGGTAATAGTAAGGCCGCTAATGATTCCGCTGGTGGCGATAACGTTCGCCACTATTGGCAAAAATATATTTACTAGGGCGTTATTATGAGCAATAAAATTGTTGTAACCAAAATCAGTACAATGGTTGATGTTTTTTACGTGCCTGATACGCCAGAAAACCGACAAGCGGTTGAGCGTGGGGAATATGATAAAGTGATCTATGATCACGATGGTTATTATCAGTATTTGGTGGATTCCTACGGGGAGGAGGAAAAGATCACGCATCAACTACCTGACTAATAATCACGGGGCGCAACTATCCGGGAGTGCCCCCAATTCTCAAATGAGAGTGATTCTCATTTGACCGCGCCCGCGATGGTTAGCCTGCTAATGGTTAGGGTGTTACGTGTCGCCTTATGTGATCGTTAGCTCGCTAACTAATTTTCAAGCCTCCTCCAATTTTGCCCTTGTTTTAGTATCCCCAACAAAATTAAACGCGTTAGAATGCGTTTGAGGGCGTTTTAGCGGTATATTAGAATTATTCACTGCGTAGGAATACTGTATATTTATACAGTAGGATAAGCTGTGGATAAGTCTGTTAATAACGCCTCAAAATGGCTAGAATTTTGTCAAGTCAAATCGTGCTGTTGATAAGTCTGGGGATAACTTAAATAACAGTGTTTCTCACTTCCATTCTTAAATGCGAATCATTATCATTCGCATTCCGCTTTTTAAATGAGAATTATTCCGCTTTTTAAATGAGAATCGTTCCACTTTTTAAATGATTCTCATCCCGCTTTTTAAATGATAATGATTATCATTCCGCTTTTTAAATGAGAATTATTATCATTCTCATTCCGCTTTTTAAATGAGAATGATTCTTATTATCATTCGTATTTAGCGCAGGGCAATTGCCCTGCGCTTTTGTGCAAATCCGACATTGCTCCACGGGTGTTACGTGCGGGCGTGTATGTGCGAATCCGACAATTTTTGGTAGTGTGCAAATCCGACCCGAAAAATTTTTATAGTGTGCAAATCCGACAATGAATTTTTCTAGAAACTCCAGCAATCCGATGCTGCGCATCAATCCTGTGGAATTAGCTAGAATATGTGCAAATCCGACATGAGTTTATTTGTGCGAATCCGACAAGATTTTTGTGACTTCGATTGGAGGGTGTGTGATTGTGCGGGTTTGTGGAGAAGATGAGAGAGCGAGAGAAAATTAGGGGAGAAGCTAGAGGGGCGCATGTTTGGTGCGGGCCACCTGATTTGCGGGGATTTTGGGGAAGAGTTGAGAAGATTTGGGTTAATTTGAGATTAGTGGAGATAAAGTAAAATTTTATTAGCAAAATGGGGCAAAATAGCTTGACAAGTGAAAATTTCTGTGGCTC